TACGGTAAGAGCGTTCATAATCGATAGGTGTTCATCAGAAAGTATATGGTAGGTCTCTATGCCAGTGTCAGCATATCTCGCAAATGCATTGCTAAACCACGTATTCCACGGTTCAAGCTCAACATACACCTATACCCCGCCGACTACAGTGTACTTGTCGCTACATACGGGCGACCCAGATGACGGCAACGAGATTAGTTCTTATACCCGCATTGCCCTCACATGCACCATTGCAACAGATGGATCACTAGCCAATAGTGGGACAGTTACTTTTACCGGCCTTCCATCCGTCCCTGCTGGTGTTTCTTGGATTGGCATATATGATGCGCTTGAGGGGGGTAACCTTCTCTTTAAAGAGGAAATCGCGACACAGGCTGTAGGCAATGGGGATAGTTGGCAGTGGATTGCTGGTGAATTGACGATTTCAACAGGGCTAACGTAATGACGGCTATCAATGGTTCGCCTACCCAGTTCAATCTAACCTTTAGCTTTTCTCTGGCAGGTACTGGCACCATTGATCGCGCCCAGGCTTGGTGGAACCACCTCTATCCGTATAGGAGGAGGATCAAGATAACTGCACCTCCATCTGGTTTAGAGGCTGGTCACCCTATAACCGTTTATCTGGACCGCGCAAGTATTGTGGGACAGAACAAAGTGCTTGGCAGCTTTGAAGATATGGAAGTCTTATACTTAGCTTCTAGCGCGCCAGAACACTGGAAGGCCGTCTCCCGCAATATCACGGAGACAGATACGCAAATTATCGTCAAGTTTGATACAGTCGCCGCACTTGCCGAAAATGCCGTCTCAGACGCAGCATACTATGTTTACTATGGGAACAAGAGCCTAAAGAATAAGCCACTTACAAGAACCTACACCCCTGCCACCAGAACCTACCCACTTACCGTTAACTGGAATGACCCGGGTATCACATTTACAAGGGCTGGGCAGTGGTGGTCAGATAATGTGTCGGATGTGCGTCACGCTAAAGCCTCTTTTAGTTTCTATGGTGACCAAATTAAACTTCACGCCGATAAGGGGCCAGCATACGGAATCGCAGAGGTTCAGATAGACGATGGAGCTTGGGAGCAGGTAGACCTCTATGCGAACTCCTCTAATGCGGTATCTGATACCGAGGTCTACAATCAGACGGGTTTATCGGAAGATCGACACACAATTAGGGTTCGTGTTTCGGGCAATAAGAACCCATCAGCTAGCAGTACACAGATCAACCTCACCAAGATTACGTATCGTAAGAACCCAACTGTTGTTGATGTTAAAGAGGAAACAGACGCCACCATGCTTTGGGGCAGTATCTTTGGAGGGGTTGAATAATGTCTTCTCAAGAAGTTAAGCAGACACTTAAGAACCTCGACCCGGATACGCGGTACATTATTCGTGTACGTACCGTTAACCCATTTGGTGTTGCATCTGAATGGTCTGAAGCCCTCGACTACACGACTGGCGGCGAGGCAGAATCAACCACAACCAGTACTGTCGTTGCTGGTCTAGGGACATTCTTAACCAACGAAACAGAAATCAATGTTGGTGAGGGGACTGGTATTCAGGTCAATGAAGATTCTGTTCAGATTTCACCCACCTATACCGGTCAAACAAGTATTACAACTCTCGGTACTATTACGTCAGGTACCTGGAATGGTGCCGCAGTGGCGATTAGCTACGGGGGTACGGGTTTAACGACTTATTCTACCGGAGACATACTATATGCCTCGTCACCTTCTGCGTTGGCCAGGCTAACAGCCGCCGTAAGTGGTAATGTATTGCTTTCTGGAACTACGCCAAGCTGGGGCAAGGTAGACTTGACAACACATATTACCGGGACGCTTCCCATCGCCAATGGTGGCACAGGCGCGACAACCGCCCCCACGGCCCTCGCGAATCTCGGCCTAAACCTACCAAGTACTGGATGGAGTGTTACTGGTGGCTATACGCCAGACAAGTCATTCGATCCTGAAGCTACTTCATTGACAGAAGTTTCCAGAGTTCTCGGCACCTTAGTGGACGCTTTAAAGACAGCAGGCATTTTAGGGAGTTAATGTGTCTAAATTTGGTGATACACCATCCAACTTATCCGTCAATGCATCTGCGCTGGTTCGCCGGAATAGTGACGATACGGGATTCGAGAATCTTGTAATTCAAGCCGGATCCAACATAACATTAAGTGGTTCCACAAATGGGTCAACCGCCACGATGTCTATTGTCGGCCCAACACAAAGCGTACAAACGGGCTCTATTGTCCAGGGTGTCATTATTAGCGGAAACACTTCTGGGGCTACAGCATCTGTTACCAGTGGGACTGTCGTGCTTGCCGGTGGGTCTAATGTTACGCTGAGCCAAAATGGGCAGAGTATTACGATTAGTGCAGGGGGAGGCACTCAGACCAATCAGACAATAGGTATTTATGCATCCTCGCAGACGGTGGGGCAATCGTCGTCATCTACACAGGACGCTCGATCCTTAACTGTGAGGGGTATGGGCATCGCGTCTGTTGGTATGTCAAATGGCGAGCTGTTGGTTTCAGTACCATCTGTGGCCGGTGGTAGTGGCAATATTCTCGCCGCTGGAAGCCAAACGGCCGATGCTACAGCGACAGTATCGTTTGCCAACAGCAACGGCATGTCTTTTGGGATGTCGAACTCATCGGTCATAACTGCTAGCTATACGGTTCCGACGCAGACAAATCAGTCGATCGGTCTTTACGGCCTTGGCAACACATCGGGTACCTCTACGGCAACCGTCGACGCCAGATCCCTGTCTGTGTCAGCCGCTGGTTCTATTAGTGTGGATATGAGCGGCGGCACACTTCGTCTCTCTGTGCCGAATGCAATCACCACCGCTATGGCCTCCAATCGCGGTTCTGACTTTGTTCAGGCAAGCGCCAACTTCAACGGAACTAATGCCTCTGGCACTATCGCATCAAACAATATTTCCGTATCTGTCGCGGCGCAGTCGGCTCAAACTGTTGGGCTGTACGGCATAGGTAACACCGCTGGCACATCCAGTGGCACCGCTGATGCTAGGTCGCTGTCGTTTGATGTGGCCGGATCGCTTACTGTCAATATGTCTAACGACGGCAAGATTCACCTCTCTGCCCCTAATGCTATTACGACAGCTATGGCATCTAATCGAGGGTCAGACTTCGTTAACGCCACCGCCGCTTTTGCTGGCACCAACGCCACTGGGACCATTGCTTCTAATGGCGTTTCTGTATCTGTGGCAGCTCAGTCAGTTCAGACTCAAGGCCTTGTACCGTCTATTGGCGTCTCCACTGTCGGTAATACGGCGGGTAATACGGGTCTTAGCTCGGGCGTTCCGTTGGTTCTTCAAGCGAGCAACGGCGCTAAATGGAGCCAGGCGACAGACGGTACCAATGTCACCGCAATTCTGCAGCCGTATTACTACGAGCTCGGTATGTCTAACTTAGGCAATACATCGGGTACTACTGGTACAGTTTACGCAGACGTCCTCCACGCTCGCCTTATGCTAGCTGGCGGCAATAACGTTACCCTGTCGCAGAGCATCGGTACGGGTATTGCAGCTCGCCAGGCTACTATTACGATTTCGGCCGCATCACAAACAAACCAATCCCTTGGCCTCTACGGTCTCGGCAACACAAGCGGAACATCTACAGCAACAGTAGATGCTAGGTCACACTCTTTCTCCGCTGCGGGTTCGCTGAGTATTGACGTGAGCGGTGGAACCGTAAGGTTCTCAGCCCCCAACGCTATCACAACTGCTATGGCGTCTAACCGTGGCTCCGACTTCGTCAATGCAACTGCTGCCTTTGCTGGCACAAATGCAACCGGCACCATTGCATCAAACGGCATATCTGTATCCGTAAGTAATCAGAGCAATCAATCCATTGGCCTTTATGGTCTTGGCAATACTTCAGGCACCTCTACAGCCACCGTTGACGCTCGTTCGCTTTCTGTTTCGGCTGCTGGGTCCATAACTGCAGACATGAGTGGCGGCACTCTTCGTCTCTCCGTTCCTAACGCCATTACAACTGCTATGGCCTCTAATAGGGGCTCGGACTTCGTTAATGCTACAGCTGCTTTCGCTGGAACTAACGCTAATGGGACAATCGCATCCAACGGTATTTCTGTGTCTGTGCCAGCCCAAACCAATCAAACTATCGGGATCTACGGGTCGGGCAATACATCTGGCACTTCAACCGGGACGCTTGATGCTCGGTCGTTCACTATCCAAGCCCAGGGCAGCCTTACCGTCGATATGACCAATGGCAAGATCAATCTTTCTGCCCCAAACGCATTAACAACGGCCATGGCATCAAACCGCGGCACCGATTTCGTCCAGGCAAACGCAAACTTCAACGGCACAAATGCCTCTGGAACAATCGCTTCAAACAATATCTCGGTATCTGTTGCTGCCCAGACGAATCAGTCAATCGGGATCTATGGTTCTTCTCAGACGACGGGACAGAGTTCATCTTCTACCTATGACGCAAGGTCGCTGACTTTCCGCGGTGCTGGTGGAATTTCCGTCGGCAACTCGGGTGGAGAAATCATCATCTCTGGCGGTGCTGGCGCTCAATCGAATCAGACAATTGGACTTTACGCTTCTGGCAATACATCAGGAACAAGCACCGGAACTGTTGATGCTCGTTCTTTGACAATTAATGTTGCCGGATCGATCACTGCCGATATGACAAACGGCATGATTAACCTCTCCGCGCCTAACGCCATAACAACTGCTATGGCTTCAAATCGCGGCACCGATTTCGTTCAGGCTAATGCCAATTTCAACGGGACAAATGCTTCGGGTACTATCGCCTCCAACAATATATCTGTCTCCGTTGCGGCGCAGTCGGCTCAGACGGTAGGCCTTTATGGTTCAGGTAATACCGCAGGAACCTCAAGTGGTACAGCCGACGCTAGGTCTCTATCGTTTGATGTGGCTGGCTCTCTTACGGTTAATATGAGTAACGATGGTAAGATCCACTTTAGCGCCCCCAATGCCATCACGACGGCAATGGCGTCGAACAGGGGGTCCGATTTTGTGGCTGCAACTGCGGCTTTTGCGGGGACCAACGCTAATGGTACTATCGCATCTAATGGCATCTCAGTCTCTGTCCCAGCCCAGACAAATCAGTCTATTGGTCTTTATGGGTTAGGTAATACTTCCGGTACTTCAACAGCCACAGTCGATGCCAGGTCTTTGTCTGTCTCAGCTGCCGGATCCATCACAGCGGACATGAGTGGTGGTACTATCCGTCTATCCGTGCCAAACGCTATCACAACTGCAATGGCGTCTGATGCTGGTACGCGATTTGTACAAGCCAGCGCCACCATTGCTGGAACAAATATCACAGGCACGATCGCCTCCAACGGCATGTCATTGAGTGGAGCGGCCCAGTCTGTACAAACGCAGGGCCTGATCCCCTCTGCTGGTGTGAGCAATGTTGGTAATACGGCTGGCAACACGGGCACATCGTCCGGGGTGCCCCTAGTGCTGCAAGCTAGTAATGGTGCGAAGTGGAGCCAGGCTACAGCTACGGATGGCTTCACCGCTATTCTACAGCCGTTCTTTGCAGAACTCGGCGTGTCCAATCTTGGCAATACCTCAGGTACGACAGGAACGGTCTACCCCGATGTGCTTAATGCTCGTTTCGTTCTGGCAGGTGGGAACAACGTCACGCTGAGCCAGTCAGTCGGAACAGGCATCGCCGCTCGCCAAGCGACGGTTACCATTTCAGCCGCATCCCAGACCAATCAATCTCTTGGCATTTACGCCTCATCACAGACGGTCGGCCAGTCCAGCAGCAGTACGTATGACGCAAGGTCGCTTACTATCGTTGGCTCTGGCGGTGGTGTGTCTGTGGGCTGGTCTAATGGTTCGCTTATCCTCAATGCTTCCACGGCGCTTAATGCAGCGCAGACTAACCAGTCTATTGGCCTGTACGGCTCAGGCAATACATCGGGGACGAGTAGTGGCACCGTTGACGCACGCTCCCTGACCTTTAATGCTCAGGGCGGCATTTCTGTCGATATGACCAACAATAAGGTCAATTTTTCGGTCCCTGTCGATGGTGTCGTCATTGGGGGCAATACTGCGGGTACGACCGCTTCATTGACGAGCGCAACATGGACTCTGGCGGGTGGCAGTAATGTCACGCTCTCACAGGCCAACGGTCAGGCAGTGTCGATCAATGCTGGTGGGGTATTAGACTTCTTCGAACCACTGCCAGTTATGCAGTCGGGCTCTACCTCATTTGCCCCTGGCATCTCGTCGTGGTATGTTCAGCCAACTTATATCCCCTCCCAGCTGCTTTCGGGCCGCTTCAATGTGATTCACATGCTCGGCGGTACATCCCAGAACATTCTTCAGGCGTCTACTGGTACAATTTTCGCGACAAACACGACCGGTGGTGCTTCACAATCGTATGTTCTCTCGCGTTGGTTTGGCGTTTACAGCCGAGGTGCAGGTACAAACAATACCCGTCTAGAGTCAGTCTCGACATTCTTATTCCCCGTTTCCATTTCACATTCAGTTGGTGTCAGCTTAAGTAACGCTACGCAAGTCACCGCATCGCGTCAGGTAGATGTGCGCTACCCGTCGCAGATTGATATCTCGGGCAATAGCACAATCGCGACAATCCAGGCTACACACGCTACATCATCAGCGGGTTCATCTGTTGGCACATCATTCTACACGTCGGCGTTGGCGTCCGTATACAATATTCTGACTGGCTCGGTTCTTATGCCGTTCAATATGAATACTTCATTGTCGGCTGGCAATTACTGGATTGTTCATGGCTGGATCAGCGCTCACACTACGGCTGGTTCGACGCTTCCCTCCCCGCTTCCTGCGCTGACTCAGGCGGGCCATTATGGGGCATCATCCTATTCTGCTCGCCAGTTTGGCCAGACGGCCTCCTCGACTGGCTCGCAGTACATGCCTGGCCTTGGCGTGTTCTCGGTGCAGTCGGCATCACAGCCGGCCACTATAGCGTTCACCGACGTCCGTTCATACGCTTCGAATGTGATACCGTATTGGAACTTCATGCGATCAAGCGTGTCCTAATTTCTTCCATGCTGTATAGCATTTGATTTGTTTTCGATGCTATAATGTAGACGTCATATTGTCTAATGGGAAATTGTATATGAAACCTCAGATTGTAGTAGAGAATCTGGAAGGCAGGCATAATACAGATCCGGCTTCATTAGAGCGCCTGGAGAGGGGTCAAGCATATAGGGATCTTTCCACTATTTGCCTTGTCCCGACCCGGGGCCACATTCACGCTAAGGTTGTCCAGTCTTGGATGGCCTTAATGACACCCATGAATAACCGCTTCACGCGTATATTCATGATTGGTATGGAAGTGGGCGCAGCTTACTCTAGTGCTATTGAGCAGATCATCAACACGCCTGGTCTTTCAGACTGGAAATATATCCTCACCCTGGAAGAGGATAACATGCCTCCACCGGATGGCCTTCTAAGGTTATATGAGAATATGGATCAGTTCGACGCCGTTGGTGGCATTTACTGGACTAAGGGCGAAGAGGGGCAGCCTATGATTTACGGCGATCCAAAAGCGATGCCCAAGAACTTCATGCCCCAGCTTCCTCAGCCCGATACGGTTCAAGAGTGTAATGGCCTGGGAATGGGCTTTACGTTGTTTAAGGTTGATATGTTTAAGGATGAGCGAATTCCTCGACCGTGGTTTAGGACCGAGCAGTCTTATCAGCCTGGTGTGGGTACGCGAGCGTATACTCAGGATCTTTATTTCTTTGAGAACGCAGCTAAGTTTGGTTATAGGTTTGCATGTGATACGAGAGTAAAGGTGGGTCATTATGACGCAGACAACGACATCGTCTGGTAATGAAGAGGCTGTAGAAGAGCAGCCAGTTAAGGTTTCGTTGGCTTGTGGTCAGAGAAAGCCGGAAGGATACATTGGCGTAGACATTGCCGATATTGAGGGCGTAGACGTTGTTCACGACCTTAATGTTTATCCGTGGCCATTTGAGGATGAGTCGGTTGATGAGCTTGAGACTTCTCACTACATCGAACACATTCCTCATGAGTCGGATACTCCCGGCAAAGATGGTCTCTCATGCTTTATGGATGAGTGCTTCCGTATTTTGAAGCCTGGCGGCAAGTTACTGGTTGTTGCGCCATACTACAACTCAATTAGAGCATGGCAGGACCCAACCCACAGAAGGGCTATATCGGAGGCTACGTTCCTTTACTACAACAAGGAATGGCGCGCAACGAATGGCCTTGACCACTATAAGATCGACTCCGACTATGATTTTGTGTACGGTTATGCTTTCGACCAGTTGTGGGCTTCTCGTAGCGAGGAATCGCGCAACTTTGCGGCAAAGCACTATACCAACGTCATTAGCGATATCTTTGTCACCCTTACCAAGAGGGCATAAGTATGGCGTCTTTGGCGCCTTAGGTTTTTGTGTACTGTAAATGGATTAACGAAAAGGTATATAAATGAGTGAAAGTTCAATTGGCGAGATTCATATCTACATCACCGATAACGAGGTAAAGTACGAGACTGAGATGTCACTACCAGAGATCGTTTTTTGGGCAGAGGCAATTAAGCAGATGGCAATCAGAAATGTTCTGATTGAGGGTACAGTAAATGTCGAATCTTAATGTGAGCTTGTCAGACGTGATCCCCGAGCTACAGGCGAGAATTGGGGCTTTAGTGTTTGAGAATGCTGTTTTAGCCACAGAGGTTGAAAGGCTCAGCAAGCTAAATGGCGAGCTTAGAAGGATCGCAGACCCAGGCGCTTTAGATCTATTGGATGAGATTAACACTCCTCCTGAAGCGAATTCCTAGTTTATATAGGCATCTAGGTTACTATCTTCTAGAGGAACGGTTCTAGATTTATATAGGTCGAGGCAAAGGTATATAAATGGGCATTCGCGATTACTTCCCTTCATTCAAAGAACAACCAATTGTCGAGAAGAAGGCTCAAGTCCTCGATACTCAGGACAAGAAGGCTTTAACTAAGGCCTTTAAGATTAGGGCTATCGCGCTCGGCTATGAAGGTCTTCCTACAGACCTAAGCAAGAGGGCCAACTTTGAAGATCCTCCTTACGACTTTGACCGCATTACTCAGGCCATCGACACAGACTCCTATGCCAAGAATGCTTTTGCTAAGTATCGTGAGCTTTTCTGGAAGGAAGGCTGGACGATTGTTGGCGAGAATCAGGAAGCTGTAGATTACCTATATCAGCGTATTGACTATATGGAAGTTGCAATGGGTCGCCCATTCCAAGACTTCCTAATTGATACGGCAGATCAGCTCTTCCGCTATCACAACGCCTTTGTCGTCAAGTCCCGTGCTGACCAGATTGCCGAGACCTTTCCTGGTGATGTCGAATCGGATCAACCAAAGGGTCCAATCATCGGCTATTACTTGATCCCAACCGAGAGCGTACAGATTCTGCGCGACAAGTACAACCGTCCAAGGTGGTACCGTCAGCGAATTTCTTCTAACCTCGGTTTCTTGCAGGCCAACACTGGTAACACCTCTGTTGTAGATCCTACTTGGAATGCAAGCGAGATTATTCACATGTATAGGGATCGTAAGCCTGGTAGAGCCTTCGGTACACCATTCATGACAGCGGCTCTTGATGACCTTATTGCACTCCGTCAGGTCGAGGAAGATTATCTTAACTTAATCCACAGGGAACTGTTCCCACTTTACAAGTACACCATCGGTACCGAGGAGCATCCTGCTGAGCCAGATGAGATTGATGAAGCGGTTCTTGAGCTTGAGTCTCTGAGAACAGAGGGCGGTCTCGTGCTGCCTTTCCGTCACAATGTCGAGATCATCGGCTCTGAGGGCAAGGTCCTAGAGATCAGCGGTTTCTTGAACCACATCAAGACTCGTACTGCTGTTGGTCTTGGGGTATTCCCTCATCATCTTGGTATGGTTGATTTCGCTGGCGCAAACCGCGACATGACCGATCGTCTTGATACTGCCCTTTACGACAGGATCAAGGAGTATCAGCGCTATTTCGCTGATTGTGTACGTATGTTCATCTTTGATGAGCTGCTCCGTGAGGGCGGCTTCGATCCCATGGCCAACCCTAAGCTTAGTGGGGTCTCAGATCGATGCATTATGAAGTTCAACGAGATCGATGTCGACACTCAGGTCAAGAAGGAAAACCACACCCTACAGAAGGTTACTTCCAACCTTGAGACAATTGGCGAGGGTCGTCAGGCAATTGGTCGTGCACCTCAGCTTCCAGAGCACGACACGATGATGGCCATGCAGGTACGCATGCAGCCAAACCAGATCGTTCCGGGCGAGAAGACGGCAACGGGTGGCCAGAAGCCGCCAAAGACAGTTGATACAACACCGGCCCCGGCACAACAGCCATCAACGGGTGGTAGACCAAACCTGAAGAATCTACGTAAGGCTTCAGGTAATGTGGTGCGTCCAGCAAATCAGCACGGCGCAAGAACATCCCCAGATATTCGTCGTTCAGATGACGATTGGATTACCGAGATGGTAGAATTGATTGGGGAAGACTATAGAGAGGACGATGTTTAATGTTTGAACCAAAGTTAAAGGAACAGCGACAGGGCAATTTCAAGCTAGAGCTTGATGTCCGCAAGGGTTTTGCTACCGCTGTTCGCAATAACCAGACTCGTCTAGCTTTTGAGTACGCAGTTGAATTGATTGACAATTTGATTGAGTACGTTGAGAGCCTAGAGGCGCGTTTGGCAGATAGCGAATCTAAGCAGCGACCGGCCACAAAGAAGGCAGCGGCCACCGCGGATTCCGCAGATGACCAGTAGAGTTGAGTTCATAGGCGGACCCAAAGATGGTGAGGTGGTCTACTCGCGTACCGAGTATCTTGCCGAAAGTTGGGTCCAGCCCGTTCTAAGCTTGCGCCTAAGCACAGAGCCCGAAGAGTACTATGTATACAGGCTCAAAATGGTGACACCCACGGCGCATAACTACATGTATGAAGGTGTATTGGTAAAAGACTAATGAAGATTCTTATCGGCTGTCCAGTATATAAGCGTGATTGGATTCTACCCTATTGGTTCGAGAGTATAGAGAACCAAACGATTCCATTGTCGGATTTAGGGTTTATCTTTGAGCTTGGCACTCCAGACGAGGAAACCCACGAGATGTTGTGGGAATGGCATTCACGACACCCAGAAGTAGAGGTGTTTGACGGAATCATTAGAGCAGACGAGACACACAAGACGCATCAAGAAGACAAGCGTCAATGGGCACGATCAGACTATTACAGAATGGTTAACTTCCGTAATAACCTTCTAGAGCGTGCAATCAATTACGCTCCAGAAAGGTACTTCTCTTTGGATTCCGATATCGTTCTAACCAACCAGAATACTTTACAGGAACTATACAATCTTACAGATTCAGGCTGCACCGCAGCCCCTTTATGCTACATGACGCCGGAAGGTGATAGATTTCCGAACATTATGAATTGGGCGGATTATCCTGGCGGTAAAGCTAAGCGTAAAGTGGAAGAGTATCCAATTGGTGAGGTTTTTGAAGTAGAGATTTCAATGGCTGCTGTCATGATGGCGCCAGAAGTCTATCGTGATGTTAGGTATCGATGGCACAGACAGGGTGAAGATCTTGGTTGGTCGGCGGAAGTAACCAGACACGGCTACAAGATGTATAGCGCATCAAACATTTATTCGTCGCACATTATGCACAGGTGGATGTTGAATGAGTTTATTGGTCGTGGCGATCCACGACAGCCAGCTTTTTCATAGTAAGCAAAATGAACTTCATCTTCTAGCAACATTACTAAACCTATAGAATTTCGATCAAGACCTGGAGTTTTAGATGGCTTTTGAATTTCACGAGACATTCACCGTTCCGCTACCAAATGTAGAGTATGACCTTTCAAGCTTCTCTGAAAGCGCATACAAGGATAAGCATGGGCTGATTGTAGAGATCGCCGCCATTCATGAGGGTGTGACTCAGAACTTCACACAGTACAGTTCAGCAGAGTTAGCAAACGCTCTTCATACCTGGTATACCCCATACCAGAAGCCAATCATCATGAACCACGACAAGATGAGCGAACCAGTTGGTCGCGTCATCGGCGCAAAGATGGATCAGGAAGAGGATGGCACCCCATACGTAAGACTGCAGGCGGCTATTGTCGACCCTACAGCAATTCAAAAGGTTCTTGATCGTAGGTATATTACTGGCTCCATTGGTGGTAAGACCGATGAGGCCATTTGTTCTGTTTGTGGCACTGACTGGGCCCACCCCAAGGAGGGCCTGCGCGGCATGCCGTGCCCGCACCAGAGGGGTCGCGTCTACAAGGGCAAGCTAGCTACACTCGAAATGCGCAACATCACATTCGTAGAGTATTCGTTTGTGAATGTACCCGCCGACGCACATTCCGGCGTTCGCGCAATCAACAAGGCAGAAGAATCAGATGGTTGGAATCATACAGCCAAGTTCTTTGTGCTAGACTTGAGTAGTGAGTCCATTGTGGAATGCCGTGAAGGCGTTGAGGGTGGAGTTGACATTCTTGGCGAAATGCGCAAGAAGGACGCATCCCCCCTTTACCATGAGATCAAAGGCGCTTTCATTCAAGCAAGAATGTCTAATAATATCGAGAATGAAGAAAGTGCAATTGCTTATATAGGCGATACTACAGATAATGTTGGTGGTATCGAAACCAGTTCTGAGGAGAAAGAATCAATGGCTAACGAAGAGCATGTCGATACAGCAGAGCAGGACGAGGATATCCTCGCCATTACAGAGGGTCTAAGCGATGACCTGAATGCTGCTGTGGAGACTGAGGAAGCCTCAGATGATTCGGCAGAAGCTACTGAGCAGAGTGAGGCCGAAGAAACTGACGCAGATACCACTACAGAGTCAGATGACCAGTCAGAAACCGAAGAGGCTGAGCAAGCTCAGGATACAACTGCTGAGGCCGAAGATTCAGATGACGCATCAGACACCCGTGAGTCCGAAGAGTCCGAGACAGTCGAAGAGGCTGTCGAGGAAGAGGGCGAAGCGGTAGCTGAGGGAGACCAGGCAAGTGAGCAGGCTGACGATACAGACCTCACCGAGACAAATGCTGTCGAGGCTGAGCACGATGTTGACGAGCTTCAGTCACGTGTCACGGCTCTTGAGGAAGAGAATGCTAGACTAAAGAAGGCCCTACATCGCACGCTCGCAGAGCGAGTAGTTGATGCAAAGATCACAGCTGGTCTTGAGGAGTCATCTCGTCGTGCAGAGGCAATTGAGGAGCATGCAGGTCGCACCGCATCTTCGCTGGCTGATTCACTTCGCGATCTAGCAGCAATGCCTAAGATGGTAGCAACTGAGCGCGAGATGCCTACTGGCGTCGTAGAGCCCAAGATTGCCGCTGTTGAGGGCGAGGAAAATGTCGACACCGTAGATGCAGAGGTTGAGGAAGAGGCGAAGGATCCTACTAAGGCTTTCGAGGATCTCCTAACCGACACTCTAATGGGTCGCAGGGCACTGTAATTCTACCTTAAAGGGGTAAGACTAAATGAGTACAGCAAAGTTTCGTAAGGTTTATGGCAAGAACGGTTCCGGTCGTTTCGTAGTATCTGAGGGTATTGCACCTTCGGCATACCTACTTCCTCACGAGGGTCTACCAACTCTCTACACAGACATTGAGGATGACCGTTTCGAGATTGTTATTCCTAAGGGCACCATCCTTTCGGTCGTTGAGATTGCAAATGGTGATTCCCGCATTGTTCCAGCAAACGGTACAACTTCCTCCCAGGCATGGGGCGACGCAGACACCGTTGACCTAGAGACGGGTGCAACCCCAACTAACGTTGGCGGCGACACAGATACCGTGACAGTCCCTGCACGTTCAGTGCCGATCGGCTGCGCACAGTATGACCTATATCGTCCATTCGATAAGGGTACTTCTCAGGGCGCAGGCTGGATTACGCACGGTTATGTTGAGTGGCCACTGGTTGCAGGTGTTAACGACACCCTAAGCCCAGGCGATCTTGTAACGTCCGACCACATGGGTCGTCCGGTCAAGGCTCCTACACTTGGCAACAACACCGAGGCAAGCAACTACCCATACCTGATCGTAGGTAAGGTTATTGAGGTTGAGTCATTTGCTTCAAACTTCGATGACGGCCTACTTTCCTATATGCAGCTGCCATCGGATCCAGGTGCTCTCAAGGAAGTTTACGAACTAACTAAGAGCGGTCCATACTCGGGCAAGCTTGGTATCCGGGCCAACCTAGATACAGCGAATGTGGTTGGCGCTGTTCGTGTTAATCTAACGCTGTAATCTAATTGTTAAGGTAACGACAGGAGGAAGAATCCTAAATGAGTAAGACCATCGAAGAACTTCTACAGAATGTCTCCACTTGGGAGTCAGTCCTTGCAGAAGACGGCAACATCGATGACGAGCATCGAGTAACCATCAAGGAGGCTTTTGCCTCTCCTGATGCTCCGATCCTGTTCCCCAAGGTGATTTCACGCACCCTGAAGGAAGCAGCTGAGCCACAGCTTCTAGTGACTCCTCTTCTTTCTGTCGTGCGCCTTGGCAAGGGTCGTTCACTCGAGTTCCCAGCCGTCAACGCAATCCAGGCTGCAGAGATCCCAGAGGGACAGGAATACCCAGAGCAGGCTCTAGCATTCGCGAAGCAGGTCGAGGGTAAGGTCAGCAAGAAGGGTGTGAAGGTTGTCTTCACAGAAGAGGTTATCTCTGACTCCCTTTGGGACATTGTTGGCCTTCACGTTCGCGCTGCAGGTCGTGCTATGGCACGCTATAAGGAGCAGCTAGCTCTATCCCGTTTCGCAGACGCCGCAACAATCGTTTTCGATAACGATGATGGCGCCTACGATTCCACAACGGGCCTAGGTTCAACCGGTGCCCAGAATGATACCCTTACATGGGACGACGTCATTGATATGGCTGCAGTTCTAATGGCAGAGAATCACACCCCTACTGACTTCATCATTCATCCACTTATGTGGGCGCTGTTTGCAAAGAATGCAGTTATGTACGGCAACGATTCAGTACCTTCGGGTCGTTGGGGTATGGGTGTTGGCTCTAAGGAAGGTGTTGCTAACGCAACAGCTCCAGCAGGCCTAAACGTGATTGTTTCACCATTCGTCAGCTTCACAGCACGCAGTGGTGCAACAGCAGCTAAGTCTGATGTGTTCCTGATTGACCGCAACGAGGTTGGCGTCCTTCTTGTTAAGGATGACCTATCCACAGATGAGTGGACAGACCAGACTCGTGACATCCGCGCAATGAAGATGAAGGAGCGTTACGACATCGTAATGGTGGGTGACGGCGAGGGCATCACAGTTGCAAAGAACGTGGATCTTGCACGCAGCTACGATGTGGAGCTTCACAGAACTGTAGCGTAATCAAGACTTACAATCTAATACTAATGGCAGGGACGGTCTTTATGGCCGTCCCTGTTACTATATAGACATAGGTTTGAACTCAGGAGTTTCATGTGGCTGTAGATCTAGTTGAGGCAATCGACATAACCGCTCATGAGGTAACGATTCAGTTCAACGTGTCGCTAAGAGCATCTTCGATTACTAATGACAAGTTCTTAGTTGCGACAGATGAGGCAACTCCGGTCTCCATTACTGACCCGTTTGATACGATCGACCTTAATGAGGATTACAATTCTGTTAGCAGAACACTGACACTGCATTGGGCCAACGATGTCCTAACCCCGGCTACTGATTACACTTTGACGATTTCGGGGCTTAAGAACATCCTGGGCCAAACGCTTAATGATTGGGTCGTACAGTTCACTACTGGCGATACCGTCAATACGGCCCTTGATGGTCTGCCTCCGGCACCAGAGGAAGTCAGCATTGTAGATTATTCTATCGTATCTACTGTGTTCGACACGTTTGCGATTCCGCTAGACACCGTGACATTTAGGTTTGTCGAGGCCGATCCACCCAATGGCGACTACTATCTACCTGCGGATTACCATTACGGGCGCATCAGGCTAACCTTTAGTCAAGCACCAGCCGTAACAAGTGTAAATTCGACCAACATCAAAGTGCAGAAGAAGGAGATCTCAAGGTCTCCAGCCCGCTGGGAAGACATAGATGCACGTCTAAGTCAGAATGGGATCTACGTATATGTAGACCTACCTTCTGTTGACCACTACCCAGAGGCCGCCACGCCCGCTGAGACAGTGGTATACTATACATCAGGTTATGAGTACTTTAGCGAGAACTACAAGTACCGCATTGTTATCTCTAAGAACTTAACTACGTAGTGAGGATTAAATGGCAATCAGCGCAAAGATGTATGGGTCCTTCTTAAAGAAGGCTCTTAACAAGGAAATCGACTGGGACTCTGATGATATCAGGGTTGCGCTAGTCACCTCATCATATACACCGGATCAGGACGCCCACGATTACTGGGATGACGTCGTTGCCAATGAGGCATCTGGAACTGGCTATACGGCTAATGGATCTTCATTGAGCACTAAGACCATTACATATACCGGTGCTAGCAATCTTATCACTATGGACGCCGATGATGTTTCTTGGACGACATCGACAGTGACTGCCCGTTATGCAGTAATTTATGACCGCACACCAGCGACCGATGCAACAAGACCGTTATTGGGCTATGTTGATTTTGGTACTGATATGTCGACGGTTTCTGGCACTTTCCAGATTACTTGGAATGCTAGTGGTATCTTCCAAATCACAGTTTCTTAGTACGGAGGTAGCGCATGGCTGCGCTTTATCCTGTTAGGGTTAATTTCCAGCAGGGCACTATCGCCTCCGCAATGGCGTCTAGTGCAACGGCGATCTCGTTCGGTGCCGTACCTGCTTTCCCTACGCTTACAGCAGATCAGTATATTGCCATTCAGCTAATTAACACCAACGCCGTTTCGGATAGCGAGGTCATTTACATGACCGGCTACACATCTGGAAATAGCACTGGTGCAGTTTTGCGCGCCCAAGAAGGCGCTTCTGCCGTTTCTTGGGCCGGTGGAGCAACATGGGACCACGCTCCTACCGTTAATGACTTCATCAACCTTACAGCCGCAGTGATTAGCGGTAATACGGCAGGCGCCACCGCAAATATCTCATCTGGTACGATGACGATCGCTGGTGGTAATAATGTGACCATTTCTCAGAATGGTAACGCTATCACGATTAGCGGTCCCACCACTGCAGCCCAGACGGTGCAGACGCAGAACATGGTCTCTGTTCAGGGTTCTACTGGAGACATCTCATTCGGCAACGCGAATGGTATTACGTTTGGCGGCAACAACTCGACACTTACGGCCAGCCACAACGCCCTGACAAGTCAGAGCAATCAGGCTCTTTCTGGATCTAATGGGTCATTTACTTTTCAGACGGCAACGTTCGGCAACCTTAACGGCATGTCGTTCTATACGAGCAACGGTTCTATGGTCGGTTCTTACACTGTGCCTAGCGTTCCGGCGCAGACCAACCAAACCGTAGGGCTCTACGCCGCAGGAAATACATCCGGCACCTCCTCTGGCACACTTGATGCTCGGTCGTTCACCGTAAGTGTCGCTGGTTCTATTACTGCAGATATCACAAATGGTCGCCTTAACTTATCTGTCCCCAACGCTATCACTACAGCCATGGCCTCGAATAGGGGATCAGATTTTGTTGCAGCCACAGCTGCTTTTGCTGGCACCAATGCTAATGGAACTATAGCTTCTAATGGTGTTTCCGTTTCCGTTCCAGCTCAAACCAATCAGTCTGTAGGCTTGTATGTTTCGGGTCAGACATCTGGAACAAGCACTGGTACAGCAGATGCTAGGTCGCTCTCATTTAATGTTGTTGGTGGATCGCTTACACTCGATGCAACAAATGGTAAGGTGAACATTTCCGCACCCAACGCCATAACGACGGCTATGGCCTCAAACCGGGGCTCTGACTTCGTTCAAGCTAATGCGGCTTTCGCCGGGACAAATGCGAATGGTACCATCGCATCGAGCGGCATTTCTGTCTCCGTTCCGGCTCAGACAAACCAGTCAGTAGGTCTCTATGGTTTAGGTAATACGTCTGGCACATCAACAGCGACGGTTGATGCAAGATCTCTATCGGTATCAGCTGCCGGGTCCATCACAGCAGACATGAGTGGCGGCACAATCCGTCTGTCTGTTCCTAATGCCATTACAACCGCGATGGCTTCTAATCGCGGAAGCGACTTTGTACAGGCTACAGCAGCTTTTGCGGGAACAAACGCATCAGGTACTATAGCCTCAAACGGCCTTTCTGTGTCCGTGAGCAATCAGAGTAATCAGAGTGTTGGCCTTTATGCGTCTGGCAATACCTCTGGCACGTCCACTGCTACGGCTGATGCTCGCTCATTAACGTTTAATGCCCAGGGTTCAATTACGGTCGATGTTACAAACGGTAAGGTAAATCTTTCCGTACCCAATGCCCTTACGACAGCCATGGCTTCAAACCGTGGTTCTGACTTTGTTCAGGCTACTGCAGCATTCGCGGGCACAAACGCTGCAGGCACCATTGCGTCTAACGGTATCTCGGTATCTGCAGCGGCTCAAACTAATCAGTCACTAGGTCTCTACGTCTCAGGGCAGACTTCTGGGACAAGTACGGGTACAGCCGATGCTCGGTCGCTTTCGTTCAATATAGTTGGCGGCTCCCTTACTCTAGACGCTACAAACGGTAAAGTGAACATCTCCGCCCCTAATGCGCTTACAACGGCCATGGCTTCTAATCGCGGTACGGACTTTGTTCAAGCCAACGCCAACTTCAACGGTACAAACGCTTCTGGCACTATCGCCTCAAACAACATCTCGGTATCCGTAGCGGCACAATCTGCACAGACGGTAGGATTATACGGAGCCGGGAATACTGCTGGTACATCTAGCGGCACCGCAGACGCTAGGTCCCTATCGTTTGACGTGGCTGGGTCCCTGACCGTTAATATGAGTAATGACGGTAAGATCCACCTCTCTGCACCCAACGCCATTACCACCGCCATGGCGTCCAACAGGGGCACTGACTTTGTGCAGGCCACAGCTGCATTTGCGGGAACAAACGCAAATGGCACCATCGCCTCTAATGGTATATCCGTCAGCGTTGCAGCTCAGAGTGTGCAGACGCAGGGTCTTGTACCTTCTGCTGGTGTAAGTACTGGCGGCAATACCTCCGGTAATACTGGTACCACTTCTGGAGTTCCAATCGTGTTCCAGGGTGGCAACGGCGTAAGACTCTCTCAGGCAACAGCCACAGATGGGGCAACGGTCGTTGTGTCGATGTTGTCTCAGGCTTATGGTGTCAGCAGTGGTGGTAATACGCTTGGAGATACTGGCGTTGTTCAGTCTCGTCTGGTGCTTGCTGGTGGCAACAACATTACACTTTCACAGTCTACCGCAGCAGGTCAGTTAGCTACCGTTACAATCTCGGGACCTAATACTGTCGCTCAGACTAATCAGACAATTGGTATTTATGGCTCATCACAGACAACAGGACAGTCATCTTCTTCAACGTATGATGCGCGCTCTCTTACTCTTCGAGGTGCTGGTGTTATCAGCATTGGCAATTCTGGTGGAGAGATCATCATTTCTGGTTCGCTTCCACCAGGATCAGGAGATGGATATAACATTCTAGCTGCCGGTACTCAAACTGCTGGTGCATCTACAAGTGTTAAGTTTGCGGATAGCAATGGTGTAACTTTTGGAATGAGCAATAGTAGCCAGATAACAGCTAGCGTCAATACTTCATATCTTGGAACTGATCAGGCAAGCAAATATGTCCAGTCGTGGGAACTGGAGGGGAATAATACTTCTGGAACAACAGGAAGTTTACAGGGAAGTGCCCTATATCTTTCGGGCGGCAACAACATAACCCTTTCAGGTAATAGCAATACCATTGTTCTCAGTGGTGTCTCATTCGCCAACGGTAACAACATCACCTTTGGCTTGAATGCCGGTACTCTTACGGCCTCTTTCAACCCAATTAACGTTGGTGTTTCAACTGGCGGCAATACTGCTGGAACGACCGGCACGCTAGATGGCGCCGGTGCTCAATATGTATTTGTTGGTGGGTCAAACGTTACATTAAGTCAATCAATCAACGGCTCTAATGGAACACTATCAATCCACGCCGGACCGGACTTCGACTTCTTCGAGCCGATCCCTCCGCTCCAGTCCGGCTCGACCACGTTCGCTATGGGCGTGTCGTCGTGGTACTTCCAGCCGATGCAGGTCCCCGCCTACGTCGGGCCGGGCCGCCTCAACGTCCTGCACACGATGGGCGGCACCTCGCAGACCGTCCTCCAGGGAAGCACCGGCACGGTGTACGCCTCCAACACCACTGGCGGGGCGAGTCAGTCCTTCATCATGTCTCGGATCATCGCCCTCTACTCCCGAGGCACTGGGACCAACAACACTCGGCTGGAGTCGATGTGGGCGGCCACCTTCCCCATCTCGGTCTCGCACTCGGTCGGGATCAGCCTCAGCAACGCCACGCAGGTCACCGCCTCGCGCCAGGTAGACCTCCGATACCCGAGTCAGGTGGACATCTCGGGCAACTCGACCATCGCCACCATCCAGGGGACCCACGCCACCAGTTCGGCCGGTTCGTCGGTCGGTACGTCGTTCTTCACGTCGGCCCTGGCGAGCATCTACAACATCCTCTCGGGTGCGGTGATGATGCCTATCCCGATCACGGCACAGATCACGCCGGGCAACTACTGGCTGGCGCACGCCTGGGTCACCGCTCACACGGCTGCGGGATCGACGTTGAACCCGGTGCTCCCCGCGCTCACGGCCTATGGCATCTACAACTCGTCGTCGTACAACCACCGCCCCTTCGGCGTGACGGCGGCATCCTCGGGCTCGCAATACAACCCGGGGCATGGCGTGTTCTCGGTGCAGTCGGCCGCCCCACCGAACAACGTGGACTTCCGAGACATCCGGTCCTACGCCTCCAACGCCATCCCCTACTACAACATCATGGCGTCGAGCATTTCATAGTGATATAATGTAGACGTTATATCGTCTAATGGGAAACTGTATATGAAACCTCAGATTGTAATTGAGAATCTAGAAGGCAGACATAACACGGATCCAGCCTCATTAGAGCGCCTAGAGAAGGGGCAGGCATATAGGGATCTTTCCACTATTTGTCTCGTCCCGACCAGAGGGCATATTCACGCCAAGGTCGTTCAGTCTTGGATGGCCCTAATGACACCCATGAATAACCGCTTTACTCGCATATTCATGATTGGCATGGAAGTGGGTTCAGCTTATTCTAGCGCTATTGAGCAGATCATCAACACGCCTGGCCTTTCAGATTGGAAGTACATCCTCACACTAGAGGAAGACAACATGCCTCCACCAGATGGCCTTTTAAGGCTGTACGAGAACATGGACCAATACGATGCTATTGGCGGAATTTATTGGACCAAGGGTGAGGAGGGTCAGCCAATGATTTATGGAGACCCAAAAGCCATGCCTAAGAACTTCATGCCACAGGTGCCTCAGGCAGACACAATTCAAGAGTGCAATGGGCTTGGAATGGGCTTTACGCTTTTCAAGCTTGATATGTTTAAGGATGAAAGAATTCCGCGACCGTGGTTTAGAACTGAGCAGTCATATAGTCCAGGGGTGGGAACGAGGGCGTATACCCAAGATCTCTATTTCTTCGAGAACGCCGCTAAGTTCGGTTACAGGTTCGCATGTGATACGAGAGTGAAGGTAGGTCATTATGACGCAGACAACGACATCGTCTGGTAGTGAAGAAGTCGTAGAAGAGCCAGTTAGAGTATCGTTGGCTTGTGGTCAGAGGAAGCCAGAAGGTTTTCTTGGTATAGACATATCTGAAATGGAGGGAGTAGATATAGTTCATGACTTGAACGTCTACCCATGGCCATTTGAAGATGATTCTGTTGATGAATTTGAGTGTTCGCACTTTATCGAACACGTAGCCGATCTTATGGCATTTATGGATGAGGTTCACAGAACTTTGAAGCCAGGTGGCAAGATGTCTGTGGTGGCCCCATATTACAGCTCGATCCGTGCTTGGCAAGATCCAACACATGTTAGGGCTATTTCGGAGGCTAGTTTCCTTTACTACAATAAGGAATGGCGCACTACGAATGGGCTCGACCACTATCCGATCAAGTCTGATTTCGATTTTGTTTATGGATATGCACTCGATCCGGCGTGGCAAAATAGGAGTGAAGAAGCTCGCTCCTTTGCTATTAAGCACTACATCAATGTAGTCACAGATATATATGTTACGCTAACAAAGAGGGGATAACCATCTATGCCATACGGACGGGGACCTTATGCAACCTTAACGTATGGTGATAGATATGTTGTCGACGCCATAGGTGGCGGTTCCGACATTACCGCTGCGTCTCCAGTAATGGTGGCAACGGCATTAGCTCTAGACCCTAACGTTACTTATACGTGGCAGCAGAATTTAGCTGCCGTTACAGCTACAGCTACTGGTGACGGGGTTAGTCCATCTTTGTCGATCGGGCTAACCCTTTTGCCGTCCTACATGCTAGCTACAGGCTCCGCAGCTGTGCCGAGTTTGTCAATTGGCATTGTGATAGCCAGCAACCTGTCCGATGCAACTGCTGGTGCATATGACCCATCAACTGCTTTGGGTATTGGGATCGATCCACTGTCTATGTCGGCTTCCGCCCAGGCGTTTGCAGTAGACCTGTCCATTTCTAAGATCTTGACCGCAGTGGTCGCAGACCTAAACGCCGAGTTCTCTACCCCATTGGTTGGTGCGGGTGCGGGTGTATTCCCGGGGCTTTTAAGCGCAGATGCATTAGCTTTTGCTCCCGATCTGGAAACATCGCTTAATCTTGAGGCTATTTTGGCCTCCGCACAAATGGTTCACAACGTCCCAGTTATACACCTAATTCACTATTCTGCAGCATTAGATAACGATATTAGGGCTGGTCGGATTACTATACTTACAAGAGAAGGGTCTACTGAGACGAACAAGCGCAGTGGCTCAATGTCTACATCACCTCGTCGCGGGCAGATTATCGTTGATCCCCTTCACATTTCTACTCTAGAAATCGAATAGTGGAGCTTTTATGTCGACAGCTTACGTGGGCGATACAATCAGAATTAGGGTTACATTCTACTCTTGGGATAGTGGTACTGGCACATCCTCTGTAGAGGATCCGGTAACGGTGACATTTCGTATTGTCGATATGGCCGCAAGCCCTACAACTGTAGCGTCTGGCACCCCAACAAAAGAATCTGATGGCGTATACTATTACGACTGGACACCAACAGCAGCGGGCGACTTTTTCGTTGAGTTCGTTGGCGTCTTCGGTGATGGTAGTAGTGATGTCGTTACGGACGACTTTACGGTCATTGACCCCAGTGTCGATTCGACCACAACAGCAGAAACTCTATTGGCCGATGAGACAGTATCAATGGCTGGCGTGATTACCCCACTGTGCGTTAACCCGGATGAGCTTGTAGCTATTTTCCCCGACGCCACAGAGCTTGACATCGCAGAGGCTATTTGGCGCGCATCATCCGAACTTAACACGATACTGAAGTTGGGTGACGGTGAATGCCCAACAGATCCAACAGCACTAGACTACATTAAGGCAGCAGCAGCGTGTGAGTTGAGCCGGGTCTTTGAGCTTGGGGACGGCAATGAGCAGTCTATTGCTCTTGGTGATTTCTCTGTCACATATCGTTCCTTCCCGAAGTCATCTACCAACCGCGGCAACGCTACAACCTGGTGCGAACTAGCAGCGGCGTTGAGGAAGGAAGTTATCTATAAGGCTTCTTCTTCAAGGGCTTTTGTTCATGGTTCAAACTACGACAACCCTATTCCTATCCGCAAGCTGCGTAGAGATGATGAATACGAGAAATACGAACCCCATAAGCAAGGACTGCTAGATGGCGAACCTTCGTAATAGCTTTGAGGCAACGCTTAGGAGATACGGTCACAACATCATCCTGCAGCGCCGCGAGAATGAGTACGCAAGCGCCACACCGTCATACACTCGTCGGCTGGAGCGCCACACCGTAAGGCATATGCACCCAAGTAGTCGTCTGCTCGCCAATCTTGCTATTGAAATGTCTGAAGGCATTGTTCACGATTCTGAGATGATCTACTTCTTTAAGTGGGATTCGAATCCGGCATCTGGTGACCGCATCTACGAGAACATTGACTTGTACCCAAACAGCATGTCTACCTTTTTGATCGACAAGTCTATCCCTATGAGGGGTCGTGGTGGGCGTATTGAGTTTTGGGTTTGTGGCGTATCCCAGGAAAGGCCTACGTAATGGAAGTACTTTACAATTCTGACACAGGTACATTCTATTCAACGTGGTATGACTATACTGGCACCCTATATGATCCAGATGAGGTGACAGTTAGAGTTACCCGAAACTTCAGCGATACCGTCTATGGACCGTATGTATATTCTGAAGGGGAAGTTACAAGGCTTGGTACTGGACAGTATTCAATCTCGATTACAATCGACGCTTTCTTGGTTCCCTCAAACTATACCGTGGTTTGGGACGCTACTGTTAGTGGCGACACCATTCAGCAGACAGAGGTGTTCCAGCTTGCAGAGCCAGACGTAGAGCCAAACTCGCTTATCGATCCTCCCCGTGTTTATGGCAAGATTCGTGAATCCCATCGTTACGATGTTATGGGTATTGGTCTTACCGACACGATCTTTCTTGTGGGGCATGGCGACGGTATCGGTATAAACTCTCCGTTCCAGGTCACGAACGTCAAGGAGGCAGTCAATGCCCTTGGTGGCGATGCGGCGTGTCCGCTGATTCGCGCCATGCTTGAAGCCTATAATGCGGGGGCCAGGGATATCTGGCTTGTGGCGGCAGCCCCGATGAGTGAGTACATCCCCTTTAACGGTACTGATCGAACAGCCAGATTAGAACAGCGCGATATTTGGGGCGGGCTTAACTGGTACGGTAGATACCGTGAACGCCTTAGGGTCACATATGATGCGCTTCTTGATTGGGAGAACATCGAACTCCTTGTTCTAGTAGAAGCCGCCTATCACGATACTGATGGTGTGGATTTCTTTGAGGATCTTATTTGGAATTGCTACGACCGCTTTGTTAACACCGGTTTTGTGTCCATTGGCCTTCTTGGCACACAGATGGGTCCATGGACAGAAGATGATTTAGAAGAGATGAAGAATACACCCCTAGTACTTAGCTTGGGCGGATTTACGAGGCAGGACTTCTTAGATCACGTCGCTGCTTTAACTGGAGACGCAGCAGCCTATGGCGATCCAATTGATTTCGATTCTCCTTGGACTACCTATGACGGATACGACACCAACTACCCAACAAGGGAAGACGAAGCCGCAGACAGCCTTCCATATAAGTTTGGAATGATCATATTTGGAGAGGCTACATTCACCCTCCCCCAGGCCCCGCTTACATACACCAACTCCGTAGTTTCGGCGGTTGCTGGCATCCTTTCCGCGCAGCAGCTTAACCGCGGCTTTACGTACTTGACAATCCCTAATGCGGTAAATCCGATCGGTAAGGACTTGTCATACGAACAGATTCAGGAGTTGGCCCAATGCCGAATCAATTCTGTCGTTCGCAGACAAAGGGGCAAGCGCGGCGAACCCTACAATACTGTCGTTGCAACAGATAACCTATTCAGCGCAGAAGGAAGTGATTTTTGGTCTGTAGTGTCTATGCGTATGGTTGGTAGGGTAATCCACGAAATCAAGCTACTTGGCAACAGTGTGATTGGCACTATTCAGTACGGCACATTTAAGCGGCAAGTAGAAGAGATGCTACAGCTTCTTGTGACGGGTGGACAGATTAGGGGATACCAGCTTGACATCTCCAGACGCCCACCACAGATCGATCCGGAGCAGACTGTGATCGTTACACTCTCCCTAACTCCATACTTTGGCGTTCGAGAGCTGTTCTTCACCGTTGAAGTAGGACCAGGAGCATAGCATGCCAGAGTATTACACGCAGCCCAAGAACGAGATTGCAGCACCTCTGCGCAACTGGGAGCATCTTAGGGCAAGTGGCAATCTAACATTTCGTGAGATGATCGCCCTCATCCAAGAACTATGGAATGAGGGGCAGCCAGACATTCCACTTCTGCCAACTCAGGGCAAGAATTTCGCCAAGTATCCATGTATCGTTTACGGCATTGAAAACAAGACGACGGCAAACAGTGACGATAAGCGCAGACATCGTGAATTCGTAAAGGATCAGACGACTGGTCAGATTTATAGAGTTGTTGGTCAGGTATTCAACCACATTATTTCGTTCACGGTCATTACAGAGAACGAACCAGATCTAGCCGAAGCTATCATGGAGCTTTTCGAAGACTTCATGGAGGAAATCACACCTGTCCTACAGAAGTTGGGCATTTCGAATATCTGGTATGGAAGACGTCTATCTGATAGCGACGAGAATCGTGACGCAGAAGATATATGCAAGAGAGCCGTAGTTTACCGAATCCATCTTGAGAGGGTTCGACAGATTCCGGTTGATAGATTTGATACCATCTTGGTTAGAGCCCGCACGTTCCTAGAATCTATTAGAGATGTCTTCACCGCCACATCTGGCACCGACTATATCGTAGTGCAGACACACGCTCTGACAGTTGGTGCAGAGGTCGTCGTGCATGAAGATTTAGACAACCCACTACCAGAGGGCCTACACCATGGTTGGCGCTACACGATTACGGCCATCGACGGAAACAAGCTTTACTTGCAAAGTGCCGCAGGAGATGCTATTAGCATCACAGCTGACGGAGTTGGAAGGCTCGCCGTTTGGTTAGGCCATGTTGAGGTTGACATTCAGGACGAATACGCCACGCCAAACACCTAAACATGGTAAAGAATCTGCCCTCCATCAAGAATTATATGACCTGAAACTACAATTGACCAGAGCTTTCGATTACTAAATAGCTAGATCGCATCTCTGCAAGTAACTATGGAGGAATCAAATTGGCACTCCCAGGCGTTAGTACTGTAATTAAGGACCGTTTCTATACGGTATCCAGAACAGATGTCCCACAGGGGCCAAGGGTTCTGATTCTCGGGCGTCGCACAACCGCCGATGGCACAGAAAATAGTTCTGGCCGTGCGATTTACGACCTTGACATCTACAATGTGTCAAGTGAGCAGGAACTTGGAACAGTATTTGGTGAAGAGTCTGACATCGTTCGTGGATATCTAGAGGCTGTAGCGGGTGGCGCAACACGCATTAGTGCTGTTGCCCTGCCATCTGACACAGTTTTTGATCACACTATGGGCACAATTAGCTCGGCCGCATATACTGGCCGTGGTGGTACAGACCTATGGGCCGATGCATGGTCTGCTGTAGAGGCAGCCCAGGCAGATATCGTTGTTCCATGGGGTCGTGGCTCAAGCTCAGATGACTGGGATGACCACTCTACACCAGCCACCCCTGGCACAACAGAGTTTGGCTTCTACGCAGACAATAGTGCGATCGTAGCTCGTAACTGGGCTTTCAAGGTAGCGACAGAATGCAAGACGATTACTCAGAACTCCCACCCATGCTTTGCCGTGATGGGCATCAAGCCATGGACTGGGCAGGCTGACACCTCCGGTGGTATGACGCCATCTGCAGTTTCGTCTCACATTGGCGGCGCAATCACAAACCTAGCAGATCGTAATGACGACAGCATGGGCGCAGTTGGTCCATATATCTCAATCGTTGGTGTAGAGGTCAAGCCACTAGGCTACGAGGATACCTACAGCTGGGGTTGGTCAAACGGTGCAGCTTTGTACGCAGGCTATATCACACAGCTAGATTCGTGGTCAGCACCCACAATGAAGCGTATCTTCAACGTCGCAGCTCTGCGTTATGTCCCAACAAAGACGCAGCAGCAGAACCTGATCGATGAGGGTGTTGTGCCTGTAGCGCTGAACTTCCAGCGCGAGGCTGTTTGGGTAGATGCCCTAACCTTCGCCAAGGATACTTCACAGTATCGTAGACTTACCACAGTCCGTATCGTGAACGACGCAGTACAGGTTGTTCGCAATGTTGCCCAGAACTTCATCGGTGAGGCAGCAACAATTGAGATCCGCAATGCTCTAGAGACAGGTATTACAAATGGCCTGATGGGCATGCAGAAGCTAGGGGCCCTGATCTCCAGCGACTTCACAGTCACCTACTTCCCACGGGACGCTAAGGCTGTGGTCGACCTGATCCTAACCCCAGCATTCGAACTTCGCAACATCGAAGTTCAGGTAAGCATTAACCTTTAATTTAACCTTAACCCAATGATGCGCCAATAAAGCGCGAGGAGGAGAGCAATGCCGGCAACACAGACACAGCCGCTAAGCAGATATACAGACACCTACACCACATTCTCCGGTGCAGATATTGTCTGCGTGTTTGGTGGCGTTACAGTTGGTACACTATCAGGTATTACCTGGTCGATCACACGTGAGAAGGCCCCCATTTACACGATGGGTTCCCCGAACCCCCGTTCGTTCTCTCGTGGTAAGCGTGGTATCGCAGGATCTATGATCTTCACCACATTCGACCGTCCAGCCCTATATGAGATGCTGTTGAAGCACGTGAACGACGATTCCGTGAAGTACTTCACTCGTTCGTCTAACGTTATGCCTGGTTTCGACACTAATGGCAACGTAACTCACCGCGGTATTACCCCGGTACAGTACCAGACACGTGACATCGCAAAGGCCTTCCCATACTACGCAGACCAGATTCCACCATTTGATGTGACCATCACGTTTGCTAACGAGTACGGCCAGGCAGCTATGCGTAGCATCTACGGCGTAGAGCTTCTAAACGAGGGCTCCGGCGCATCCATGGATGACGTCGTAATCGAAGAGACCATGACATACGTGGCTCGTGACGTAGGCCCAATGTTCGCAACTAAGCAGCCACGCGATGGTGGTATCGGCGATGCCTCTTTCTCGGGCTTCTCGGACGCTGATCCAGATCTACCTAGGATCGTCATCCCGTAATCTTAGCTAGTTACAACTTAACTTATTCAACAGCCCCCCGCTTGTCGGGGGGTTTGTTGGTTCTCCTGTTACTATATCAACTACAATCAATAAATCGAGGAGCACGATGCCAGAAATAGGTCGTGAAGATCTGAATCAGGAAATCGCGATACCCTACGATCCCAAGATTTGGCGCGATCTGCGTATAGCCGACATTGAAAACGACGTAACGCAGAATACTTACGCTGGATATCGCAAGTATTCAAATCTTTCCGCTGTCAACCAAGTCTTAATGGCCAACGAGAGAGTCGGCCCTAGAGAGAGCTTCCCAGTTCTGTACAACTCCTATGCTGGTACAGATATCGTAGCAACTATTCTGGTTCCGAACGAGAAGACAGATCTCACGCTTGGCGAGCTGCAGACAATCTCCTACTCAATCCACAGGGAGAACAGTCCAGTACGAGTCTTGGGTAATGTTAACCCCGCAGGGTTTGTCAGGGGGCCGCGCACAATCGCCGGAAGTCTTATCTTCACTCAGTTTGACGAATACACATTCTATCGCCTGCAGCAATTCAAGGAAATGATGAAGCACAATCTCTTTCCTCTTGCAGATATGCTGCCTCCATTTGACATTATCTTGACTTTCTCTAATGAACTTGGTCTTGTTTCTAAGCTCAAAATCTTCGGCGTAACAATTGTTGACGAAGGTGGTACAATGTCTGTTGATGACTTAATCACAGAGCAAACATACACCTATATGGCTAGGGGTATTCAGCCGCTTATCAATTATACGCCTCAGGATTTTGAGGAGTGGCGTAATCAGCCAACCTACTTAACGCTTAAGCCAACAACAAATACAATCTCATTCAGAGGTTAATATGGGTATCGCAGACGACAGAAGAGAACTAGATAAGTGGACAGCGAGTCCTACAAAGAGTGTTCTTGATCGTCAGTTTCAGCTAGCTATTGAGGCGGCGCGTAAGAAGCGTCAAGAAGTTAACATCTTCCAGGATCTTGACCCAGAACAGGACTTCATTTGGGGCAACTATTCTGGCGAGCGACATCCACTAACCTACTTCGATTACTACTTTACCGGTCAAGATGTTCGCATTATGATCGAGGGCGCAAAAAACATTTCGGTTAGTGATCCAGATCAGTCCCCATTTGTTGAGCTGTCTTTCTCGGTACAACAGGAGAAGACACCGGTGTACGGCTTCTGGAGCTACACCTACGACGCCATGATGAGGGGAACGCGTATTGTCACTGGTGTTTTCCGCCTTGTTACAACATACCCCAATAGACTGACAGACATGATTGCTGAAGCCGCTACTGCACGTAAGGAGAGTAGAACTGGACTACATCCAATTCGTGGTCTAGATACCGATGAGCAGAATGTTGCGCTATACTGGGACAGACACATTGAGCAGAAAGACCAGGAGCAGCAGAAGCGAATTTGGAGCATCCATCCCCCCTTTAACTTGTTGATCGAGTACGGCATTCAGCCGATGAGCTTGAAGCCAGATCCGTCAAACCGCTTTAACGAGGTTTATCAGCGATATCAGACAGATACGGCGGCATTCACGAACGTTAATGAGCGCCTTGTTCATAGTGGTGTGAATAACTCATCGACACAAATCATTCTCTCCAATGTGGAGTTGACAGGCCTACAGGCAGAGTATTCTCCAGATGGCACTGTATGTTCAGAGGTATATAGTTTTATCGCTCGCGATATTATGATTCCAAGATAGGTGGTAAGTAATGGCTAATGTGAAGATTAAGCTTGACGAGGTTCCCGAAGAAGAGGAGCCAGTTAAGGACGAGGAGCCCGAGGTTCCAGTAGAAGATGAACTAGAGGACGAGGAAGATATCGTTTCCGTTGAATCTCTTGACCCAGACGAGGAGCTTTGGCCTGGCGGGCCAACCGCTGGCGACGTAACCGACTGGAAAGAAGAGTACGGCGATATCTACGTAACCTCTATTACTGTTGACAAGCACGTGATTTGGCGACCGCTTACTCGACCCGAGTACAACGCTCACATTGAGCGTATGGAGGATCTTGTAGATTCCGGTCAGCTAAGTCCAGCCCGTGCGAATCTGTACAACGAGGAAGCAATTGCAGAGCTGTGCATGCTCTTCCCCAAGTATGATCGCAAGGAGAAGAAGTCAGGCCTAGCTGGTACCCCCTCACTAATCGCTCAGCAGGTGATGGAGGCCTCCGGTTTCACGGCTCTGGAAGTACGACAGCTGTAAATGCCTACTAAGGAGATTGTCTCCCGGTTAAAGGAGGCATATGGAGAAATCTATTCCGCCTCCTTTGGCACGCAGGAGTATGTGTTTCGCCCACTAACACTGGGCGAATACAACAAACTCTTAGTGTCTGGCATGTCTTCAGCAGAGGCTGAGGAATATGCTGTTAGCTGCGCCGTTGTGTGGCCCGACAATCCCAAGCTGCGTCCCGGTACAATTACGGCTCTAGCCAACGAGATTTTGGATGTTTCCTCCTTTACTAATCCAAAGAAGGCTAAAGCAATTTTTGAAGAAAAGAGGGATCACGCACAAGACGTGGTCAATGTTATGAAGTCTGTAGTTCTCGCATGCCACGCAGAACTTTGTCTTACGGTACAGGATTTGGATGATATGACTTTCTCGCAACTCGCAGAGAAGGTCGCCATCGCAGAACAGATTATCCAGATCAAGAAGAGTATCTATGATCCAAACATCGAACTTCAGCTTGAGATCATCGATCCAGAAGAGATGTCAGAAAAGGATAGGCAGATCCAGGAAGCGGAGTTCGAGAAGATGAGGCGCAAGCAGGCAGATCCCGATGCATCTAGCTCGTTCGGCGCAGCAAGAGTTGACGATCCAATTGCCGCTAAACTCCATCAGGCACTTGGAGGTCTGTAGGGGTAAGTAGGAGACTGAATGATCCAAGATAAGGGTCCAGCATATAACTTAGGCTTTGGGGTCAACAGTCGCAATCTAGGCGTAGACAAGGATGTCCAGCAAGGAGCTAACCCAAGTGGTGGTGTTATCTCCAACGCACTTAAGGACCATCCTGTTCTACGCTTTTTTGCTGTTACGGGCGCAACCCTTGCAGCTACTGCGGTAGCAAGCCAGACAGTACGTAAGGGTGGCGTTAAACTCTTCGTCAAGATGCAAGAGGAGGGTGTAGCTCCAGCCCTTATCAAGGACGCGAGACAGCTACGCGATCTGCTTGACGACTTCCAGGGTGTCGTACGAAACGCAGAAGCATATTCCCCCGAGAATGCCGGCAAGCTCTTCTGGGAAGACCCACAGGGCAATATTCGTTATGGTAAGCAGGTCCTTTCAGATGGTCGTGCACCAAACGATGAACTCATCACCGTTAAGGGCTGGTATCAGACCTACGAAGAAAAGAAGGCAGCCGCCCGGTACGGTAAAAAGGGTATTGACAGTGTTGCGGACTGGACCCTAAAAGATGAGCTGCGACAGAAGGCTGTCATGTCAGCTCGCCGCCTCCCCTACGAGCTACCAGCGGCATATGTAGCACAGCGCGGCGTCACAGATCGACTGTTCAACGGTCAGCCATCAGAAGACCAAAAGGTTAATTGGTTTAACCCCGTTGACGTTGTTTCCGACTTCGTAACCCAGAGCGTCAAGAACGCAGCCTTCATGTTTAGCCCGTTTGACGTGGGCCAGGCTGCGGCATCGCAGGGTCTTCGTCAAGTCTTGAGCTATGGCGACGACCTTGCTAGGTTGACTAAGTCGCAACGAATAGCCTATCAGCAGGTGACCGGCGTACGCGACCTGCTGCAGGAAGTTGGTCACGATCTTGGTACAGTGGCTAACAGTGCTATTAACTTCTCGCGTCGTTCTACTGGCGCTTTTGCCACCGCCGTTAAGGTGGCCAACGATAATCAGGTCGGCGTTGTAGACTTCCTAAACTGGTATCGACACGGTACAAGAGAGGCCATCGATAAGGCCCAGTTCAAGGGTATGAGTAAGGCGCGGATTTGGGGTGAGAAGGCTCGCATCTTCTTTAACCTAGGCGGTGCTCTGACGAAGATGCCGACATCACCATTTGACGCCCTGCCCGGTCCCTTCAAGGGTATGTATTCTGGTATACAGGCCGCGAGGGAGGCGAGCACAAGTATTGAGGCTCAGCAAAAAGCTCTTTCCTCAATGCTCGCAAAGGGTAGGTCTGCATTCATCCGTGATGCCAGCCCCGATGAAAAGAAAGCGCTTAACGAAGCGCTGTATGGCGGGGGCTCACCAATTGAAGAACTGCTTGGCTCGCTAGACAGGTTAAGTGGCGGTCAGCCAGTTCTACGAAATGGCAGGGTAAACCCTGCCTGGAAGAATGGTGAATTCTACCAAAACAGAGTTCACGACATCTACAACGCTAGGTTGAGGCAGGAGCTAAGTAAAGCTGGCCTAGACGAAGAAGCTATCGCTAGATTCCATCAGGTAGTAGGAGTTAACGCTCCAATAACCGGCACACACATCACAAGCCGATTTAAGGTGGGTGGTAAGTCACTACAGATGAATAGTGACCAGGAGATCTATGCATATCTCGCTGGCCAACTCAAGCTTAAAGATCCCCAAAACTTCATCAAGCACATGCCGGATGCGATTGAAAGGGTGGATCACCTCTTCAAAGATCGCGCTTTAAGAAAAGGTATTGACGACAGAATCGTTGGTGAGTGGAACCTATTCTATAACGAGACGGTTCCCCGTATGGGTGAATCAATTCTCGGCAAGGGCAAACTCCCCTATCAGATGTTTAGTGGTGGCCTCTCTACAGAGCGTCAGAAATTCCTAACACGTAAGACCGCAGAGCTTACCGGTCTGCGCATGCGTAATGATGTTGGCGATGTTGTTTCCGACGCTATGGTGGAAGATCACCTAAAGCGCATAGGTCTAGACCCCAGGAACTTCGGTGCACTCCGTGCCCAGCTTGTTACCAAGAAGGCAATTAGCAAACCCTGGAATAAGGGCGGTTACAACTTCCTTGGTTACAGGGCAGTTGGCGTGGAGGAGGCCCTAGATAAAGGCTATTTCCGTACAACCGATAAGAGAGAAAACGAGATTCGTGGCCTTATCAAGACGATGGGCGCACGAGACCCCGTATCCTCGATGGGTCGCTACAATGTTGGCGGCCTCTATCAGAGCGTCAATGGTGAGCTGCTAGATTTCAACTCTGTTCGAAGGGGAATCCGCAAGTTCAACGATAAGCTGGCAGACGAGTTCCAGATCCCCCTTATCCACCTCATGCCACTGAAGACACTTGGTTATTCTGGCTTCCGCAATATGCGTGAACGCTCGATGATTCAGTACGTCTCGGGTAACGTCAACCAGCCATTCTTGCAGGGCGCAGACAACCCAGACTTCTTGATGTGGACTCGCGCCACCGCTCGTGGCAGTAAGGGCAACGTAGCATCATTCAAGTGGGGTCAGGATGGCCTGCTTAGGGAACATGTGCTTCCTGGTAAGTACCGTCCAATCTCTACTGTAGCCAACACAATTGAAGCTCATCAGGTCAAGATTGCCGCGGGTGATCTAGGTCGTATTTCTGCGCCATTAGTAGACGCAAATGGAAACCCTCGTCAGCCTACAAGATGGGAGAGGTTTAAGTCTGCGTTTAACATTTCTGATCACCAGCCAGACTCTGTCTTTGGTTGGTTTGGTCGTTTCCGTAATCGTCACACGGATATCAATAACCCAATCGTCTTCTCCAGGCTCCTTTCTGGGGAGACCATTGAGGCTAAGGGAAAGCGTCTACGCTTAGACGTTAAGAGGGGTGTTGTCTACGATCTTGCTCAGCCCACGGGAAGTGCTGGCCGTGTCGCGTTTGACCAGCAGGCAGTGGCAAATGCATTTGACAGGTTCCCAGATCTATTTCGAGCTAGAGGTATTCCACGTAAGCTGGAGAATGAAGCCCCATTCAGAACAAAAGATGGAGATGGCGGAGTCTTCAACGTCAACTTAAGGAAAGGTGTTCCTGGCGGCATTATTGCTCCCGGAGTTCATAATCTGGCCGATATCAAGTCACAAGCGCAGCTTATTGAGTTTGCCAGGCTGACAGCAGAGCAGCACCTCGATGACGCCTCTATTATGTCTAGCGAGGTGCAGACATCTGTACGACGCGCACAGAAGCTCCTAGTATATCGACACATTAAGAACGAACCGGGCTCGACTTACTGGGATACTTCAGTTCCTGGTATTTCTGGAACAATTAGTACACGAGAGGATCAGTTCCGCGCTGACTTCCAGAAGTACCTAATCACGATGAAGGGTATTCTGGGCAATAATGAAAGAGGCGGATTCGAGCGCGCTATTGGCGATATGAGCCAGCAGCTAGAATCTATGAAACGTCGCGGTATGATCTCGCGAGTTCAGTATATTGAGGCTCGTGCAGCTCTTCTTGGTACTCAGTTAGATTACTCGAACTTCATCGGCTATAACCCGAAGTTCAGTACACTTCAGAATACTCAAGCTGCCATGCAACACTTTGTTAATGTGGGTGGAGCACTTAGCCACGACCTCATTGGGGATGTTGCTACTGGTAAGTATGAGGCGATGTCCGGTTCGGGTTGGCAGGGTCGATTTGGCAAGGTAATGCCATTTCTTAAGCGTCACTTCGGAACGGCCCCATATGAATATCATGGTCAGGAATACGATCCATTTAGTGGCAACATTGCGCTAGTCCCGACATTTGCCACCGCGTATGCTCGTAACCCAAAGGGGGCAGTGGCTAGCGTTCTGGGCATGAACACCTGGAGTAATAGACAGGCTTTCTCTGGCTCCTCAATTCTTAGTGGCCACCTTGTAGATCGTCTCAATAAGGGCTTTGGCTTTGTCGGCATGTCGCTGGACCCAACAAAGTACAAGAGTCCAATGGACATGTATGCGCGTGGTCTTGTTGGTCAGCGTATTCTACCGCTGGTCGCAGCCGGTACTACAGCAGTAGCGCTTGACAGAACTGTCGGTGGCTTTGCGAACCCCAAGGACGCAGAGGGGAACAGAGTTTACTCCCCCTACTTCCTTGGTGGCCTAGCAACTGGCGTCGCATATGGTCAGGCTGCTTTGGCCGGAGTTATGCCTGGTGGTCAGACGTTTGAGCAGAAACGCGATGAAATCTTCAAGGGTGAAGTACCAATTAGGTCTGGCCGTTGGTGGCCACTTGGTAACACACCTTGGAAGGGTGGCCGCATTGAGTATTTCAGGCCTAGTTGGTACCGCCGACTAAAGTCTGGTTATGCTTATACAGACCAGGCATATGGTTCACCTCTTGAGCGTCTAGCATTTGGTTATGACTTCTCACCATTAAGGCCTCTAGACCCATATAGGTTTGAGCGTGAGCACTATGCCGATAGGCCATATCCGGCATCGGGCGAATACTTCACCGGTCCTTGGGGTCCACTCCGCTCCGCATTGAACGCCACAGTAGGTCGCGTTCTAAAACCTCAAATCAAGATGCACAAGCAGGAGCTTGAAGGTGGGCTCTCGCAATACCTGCCAACAGGTGAACAGGGCGCATACTTTGCTCCTCCTGGTAGTCCAGGGGCTATGTCTGTTATCGGTGGAGCCGCTGGCGGTATGACTACGGTAGGCGCCACTAGTGGTAAGAGCGGAATCTTCCTGCCAGCGTCTGGATCCGTGAGTGCTGCTGGTGCGGGGATGGCCATTTCGCGCGCTAACGCAGGTATGTCAGCCGCAGGTCGAACACCTATGGCAACAGGCCGTAACATTAGCTTCGGCTCTATTAGCAGCACAAACGCGGGATATTCAGCAGCAGCATACTCTGGTGCCTATGGCCCAGTGCAGGCCCCTGGGGCAATGTCGCCAAGAGTTATCGGCGGCGCACCTCCAACATCAACGAGAAACCTTGGATATCAGTCACGTCAGCTGGGTTATGAGCTGCAGGAAATGGCCGGTATCTACGGCTTCGCGTTCGGTGCTGTTCGAGAGTCCTTGGGCTTTGGTAATCAGGATCTCACAACCGCCCGCCCAGTTCTCGACTCCGCTGGCAGGGCTTACGGGTCTACTCGCGGATTCTGGAGCCTTGGTCTTGGCGGTCTTGGCGACGTGCCTAGCCCTCTTGAAGGTAACTTCGCCAACATCGAGTTCTCTGAAATCATCCGCCGATTCATTCCTCGTGAGAGAAGCGGTACAGAGTTCATTAACCCGATTCGCAACCAGATGGGTCAGCAGTATCCCTGGCTACCAAACAGCAACTCTGGATATTACCTAGACTTCAGCACCGGCGATCCTTACACTAAGATCTCTGAAGGCGAAATGCGTCTTCCTGGTACTGGTTACGAAAGACTACATCAACTTCATTCTGACCGATACGGCAAGTATGGTATAGCTGATATCCACAAGATCTTGGGCGATGTAGCTCCATGGTCTCAAGAGTATAGGCGCATCGATAGGGTCGTTGGGAATCTTGAGGGATCGGCCGCAGAGCAGGTTCAGCTTACTCGTGACCAGGTTGCAGCAAAGGCACAAGAACACGAGTTCACGCCCTACCAACATAAGTACACCATTCCAACCAATACGGTTCAGGCTATTGAGCGAGGTTGGGAGGCATTTCAACACTTCGACACCCCGTTTAATACCAAGTTCATGCCAAATAGAACCGCGGTAGAGGATTGGGAGCGCTTCAACGTCTATGGTGCCACTTTCCCCCAGTGGCAAAATCCGATTAGGGACTTCTTTGAGCCGATGCTCTATAAGTCCACTCAGCGTGACCCGTTCCAGGCAGCCCTTGTCCTTGGTGGTACCGGTACCCTGTTTGGTAAGACGGCTCAAGGCAAGGTTATTGGCGCCGTTGCTGGCGCAGGCTTAGGTTTTGCCTCCAGTATGATTGGCAAGATTCAGGAAGCCGTAACTGGTCGCCGGTACATGCCGGAGTTCAGGCGCAAGGAAGTAGCTCTTGAGGAGTATACCGACATATTGAGCTACGTAAAGAACACACACCTCGCCAATATGGCTTCTACTATGGGTGACATGCAGGCAGCGTCAGAATATAAGCGCCGCGCTTCAAGCACCCTATATGGGGTAGACGTCTACAATGCTCCAGTGGACCAGATAGCCCAGGCCATTCCAAAGCGCAAGAGAGAGCATTTTATGGCAATGGCGCAAGCTCCAGAGCAGGAGAGGGACAGGATCCTTTCTACGGCAGGAAGGCTGGAGCGTCGGGCACTTGAAGCTGTGTGGGGTCGTCAAGTTGAGGCAAGGCCCGATCTAGATGAGTACTTCGAACACCACGAACTACCAGGTCCTGGTTCATCGCTGTGGCACCCGAACACAAACATGGATCAGGTTAAGGTGAAGATGGGCCAGAGTATGGGGTTGGATATGTCCCAAATGGGGTACTATCCACAGCAGGTACGTGAAGCGAACCTAGTTAATCCCGCCTACCCATCCTTCAACGCCGTTTCGAGAGGCGGGGATGTAAAAAGTAGATTGAGAGACCTAATGCATGGAAATGGCATTCATGGTGATGTGCAAATGATTAGGACGCCCTACCCTGGAACGCGTCTAGAAGTTAATGCAGGTGTTTACTAATGGCAACTTTCGATGAAATCAGAGCAAACCCGGTTCACGCCGCCTTACTTAAGGAAGCGCAATCTCAGGGTGGATATAAGGTGGAGCGTCGTGGCGGCCGTTGGGGTGTCGAATTTATGGGGACATTTTATACGGACATGTACGAATTAGAAACTGCTCGTAGTAAGCTGGGTGTAAAAACTCAGCATGTTATTACATCTGATTTTGTTGAGTCTCTTCCTGGATCTAGTTTCTGGAAGTATACACGCGAACAGAGCATAGCTCGCGGCTTTGCCAGTGGCTCCTATAAGGGTCATCGTATTGAAGTTGTGAGGACTTCGCTTGACTCCAGCAAAATTGATATAGATGCATTGGCAAAACTCATCGCTAATGGTGGAAAGCAAATCGGTATTCTTACTGGCGATAAAGAAACAACCGTACTTACCCAGGTATACAAGATTAACCTGGCTACAGGAAAAAGAGAGCAGCTTTTCAGCGAAGATATTGAGGCAGAAGCTCGTCGTTTGGGTTTGTTTGATTTGACTTCCGGTGTCAATGCCATAGAAGCAAGGGCTGAAGCTGGAGCTAAAACCCCAGCTGAAGCGGTAAGGGCCGCACAAATGGCTAAGGATCGGGCTTTTGTAAAGCTCCAAAAGAGAAAGAAAGTCATCAGCAATCTTGATGAATTTGCTATGGACAATAGCGATAAGATTAAGGCCCTAGTCTTTACAAACTACGCAGAAATGTATGGCATGATGACTGGCCAGTCAATGGACGGCATTACCAGAGAAGTCGCAGAGAGGATGGTTGAAGGTAAGAGTGTTCTTAATCCTCGCGTCATCGCAAACATGCAAAAGGCGATGGAGGACGACCTCCTTCAGATGGAGATATTCTTAGGCAGAACAGATATTACCGAAGCTGCGAGAAGGCAGACCGAAAGAGATCTTCGTAAGCTAGATGAAGCCATTGGGAGACTTAAAAGCCTGCGCAAGAATGGGGGCGTGTTAGAAGGATTTCGTATGGGTGGCTTTGACTGGGAGTGGGCGCAAAGGGCTGGCCTAGACGAAGAGACGTTTGAGATGATCCGAAACGGCATTATCAAGGGCGACGTACACGTCATCGGTGAAAAGCAGTGGAAGGCCACCGCATCTCATATGGCTGGCATTTTGGGCAATACTGTTGACGAGGTATTGGGGGCAGACATTATTGCGCCAGCAGCCTCTTTTGCTAAAGAGGCTTCGATTAGGGGTGTCTCATTCCATATAACCCATATGAAGGCAGGGGTTCCTATTGACCAGCAGCTCCTTGCTGTGGCTGGCGACGAAGTATTCGACGCAGCTCATGGCTTCGGGGCCTTCACCCAATACAACCTTGAAGCATTCAAGGGCTCTATGAAGACGCTACTCGAAACGGGTGAACTACCCAAAGCCTATAAGGCACACATGCGGCGAATCCTGGATGTAGATTCGAATGATCCAACGATGATTAGGTCGATTATTGGTTCGGAGAGCATACCCGAACTACGCAAGCAGCAGGAAAGGGCGCGACGAATTCTAACTAGCCTTGAGATGGGTATCAACCCGGCTAACGACGAAGCAATGCTACGTGATGTAGCTGGCGGTATGATCGATTTCCTCCGAAAGTCTACAGTAGGTTCTAAAGCTGACGACCTATTTGGCCTTATCCCATACTCTATTCAGGGTCACGCGACTACAGACTTCTTTACTAGACTCATAGGGGGACGCGGTGTCGCCAAAGGCAGCTTTGGCATAAGTCAAGAATACGGTACCATATATAATGCTCTTGACTGGGCCAATGGTTTGGCTGCGACTCACGGCGGTGCCGACTTGGACGACTTGATGGCCTCTCTGCTTTATAGGGATGGCGATAATCTTGTATCCTTAACCAAGCGCTCTCCTCTTGGTGTTGGCGAGTTGAGCCTTAGCACGCTGGATGATAAAAGCTATTGGGATGTGGCAGATCTCCTTACTTCCGGGGACGAAATCGTCGCACAAAATCAAGGACTAAGAGCTGCACTGGAGGCAGCTACATTCGTAGGGGATGATGGTAGACCGGTGCTCGGTTTTGCCAAGGCAAGTAGAACATCAGCTCTAAATCTAAGCGTAATAGGCTCAATACTGAGAGAGCACGCACCAGAGATGACACCAGCTCTAAAGCAAAGGCTCCAAACAATAGCTAGACTTGGTGATCACCCGGCACAGGTTCCATTTGCAATCCAGGTTCTCAATTCTGAGACCTACTCAGATGTTCTTCAGCGGGCACGAGCCTTAATGCCGTATTTGCCAGAACCGCAAGATATCGACGTCACAGAGATTCTCGCCAAGTATCCCAATTTGTCTGAAGAGATGCAGGCATCGATTGCCTATACGGCACGTCAGGGCGGTCATACCCTTGAGCGTTATTCGCTTGTCCGTGAAATGTCTGACCAAATGGCAATCTTATTGGAAAACCTCGGCGCTCCAGTTCCGAAGGGCATATTGACACCGTTCGAAATGGAGCCCATCATCGACCTCATTGCCCAGGGTCAGGCTAAGGGGTATGAGGCGCTGCTTCCAAAGGATGTTGAGCTTGCCACCCAGGCGCTTGAGCGAGGGATGGTAAGGGCGGCACTAATAGTGCGTCAAACTATGGGAATTAACATCCTAGATCCCGGAAGACTAACAGGAGATGGTCGCAATTCGGCATCCATTGCCAACATGGAGCGCCACCTTAAGGCTATGCAGGGAGAGTTTAGTTTGGCCGGTGTCGGAGGCATAGACGAACTACTTATGAGTCCAGAAGATCCACGATCCATTAACGCACAGTCGAAGCTCGCACAAGAAAGAATGCTCTTCGAAGCTCAGAAATATGTTGACGAAGCTGCTGCTGGTATGGAGAAGTCTGATCCGTTTAGGAGAACCTTTTTTGACGACCAAGCCATAGAAGACGCCGACATGATGAAGCAGGCTTTCGATGACGCTATGGCTATGGCTAACGCCGAGAGAACCGGCATATTGCCAAATCATATGCAGAAGGAACTATTTGGTAAAACTGTTGTCGATGTAGAAGATGATTTGTTTAAACGTTCATTTGCTCGTGATGAAATGCGCCGTGCATTTGTAAGTACATTTGAAGACGGCAAGATGACGCGCCGAGCGCTTCACGCCATGGGCGCATTTATGCAGAGGTATGGTGACGAATTTGCGGCGTCAGATCTCGGTAATACGGCAGCATATTGGAAAGCCCGAGCTTATTTTGAGCTGAGAACACCATCTCCATCCGGCAAGCGATCCAGCCTTAGGCGTTTAGCGGGTCAGAAGATTACAAGTGATGACATATTGGGGGACATTAGCCCAGGCTTCGTTACCGAAGGCATGCAAAGTAGGGGCGCAAGGGCTGCAGCATACGATGTGGCCAAGGATGTCGCCGCCGGTATTCGTGGCCGCGGGCCGCAAGGTAGGACCATTAGTGATTTGGTCACTAAGATGTGGGACGTACCCAGCTTCAGAAAAGGTAGTATCGCCGCTGCGGGATTGATCGGTGCATCATTACTATATAGGAAGACCAAGGATAGATCTGTTGATGACTTCCAGGGACCACCTCTTCTGCCTGGTGGCAGCTTCTATGAAGACATGCCAAGTCCAGATATGCCACAGCAAGATCCTCATAGCGTAGTCAACAATGGTGGCGGCGTTATATACAAGGTAAATGCTAGAGGTGGGTTCTCAAGTGACAGATTCCGCGCCGCTGCAGAGACCATTACTGGTACTAGAGCTAGTGGATCCGTATACAGTGCCCTTCCGCGTAAGAGGCAAGATCCCCGTGAAGCCTTTGGGAGATAGATATGGCTGGTAACCCAAACAGAAACGTAGGAGCCGATGCAAGCTCACGTCAGAAATGGGACGCCATATCAACCTCAATCGGGGCAAGGGGCAAGCTTAGCACTGTACGCAAGCAATCGAGGGCCTTCTCTACATCTGGGCCAAAGGCGTCTACCGAAGGTCTTGACAGCGCCAAATCAACCTGGCTTAAGATGAATGGCAACGGCTACCCAACACAGCACGTTCGTGGTCCCAAGGTACCAACAGACCTAAGGTCATTGAAGCCAGGCTCTTTCTCCGCACGCAAAAATCATGTAGGCCCTATGGTAGACTATACTATGGGTAAGTCTGGAACCAACTCTATTGCTCGCATGCACTCTATGACAAAGTTAAACAGGATGTTCTAATGTCGTACGATCCGTCTAAGTATTACGATAAGAAAACCACACCGGAAGAGGTAGCAGGCCGCATATTTATCCACGATCATCCAGTAATCGTTGATGGGTACCCACTAGAGCCAGCTGATGGTGACTATAGTTGGACCAAACCATCCAAGCAGTTTACTAGATTGTCGGCAGAGGTCCAGGCCCGTGTTCTTAACGAGCTGAACAAGTTAGGGTTTCCAAATCTTGTAGAGAATTGGCAGAGCCTCGAAGATTACTTCGACAACAGGGACAACATCCAGTCGGATCATGCGTTTAATCCTCAGTATAACAACCTGCTAGTTAGGCTATCCCAGGATCCCGAACTACTCAGCTATGCTATTAGGTACTTCCCACGTCTGAGGTTTATCTACGATAAGTGGCAGAGGTTCCTGAAGGATGTGCAGAATGCGCAAGTAATTGACGCCGCACAGGCTAAAGATCCAAAGCAGACCATTGAACAGTACCTAGAATTATTCAGTAATGGCAAGAGTGGTAAGTTTGTTTGGGCTGGCGACTTCATCGATACCCAGTCAAAGGTTGCGCAATGGCTTAGCGAGCACGAGCGCGATGAAACTCCTCCCCCACTTACTCTTCCTTACCAGATCAGGATTGGCGGTTCTCGTTTCTTTGTTCCACCGATTAACATTCAGGTAAATCAGAGCTACCGTGCCGGTAGTATGACCGGTGGGGCTATCAGACAGCAGAATAGTCCAAAGTTCAATACCGGCCATACAGATACCACAATCTCTCTTACGCTGTATTTCCCAAACCAGGAATCCATTTGGGGCTATCCTGGTCTTGACGAGGATATTGATTTCGATAGAGATTCGGATGAGAAGATTGATAGGTTTATCTCCTCCCTTCGCGGTCTGATAGCACAGTTCAAGTATTCGCCCATTCTCCCGATCAGGAACGAATACCTAAACAGAACTTACGACATTACCGCAGTGGCACTGCAGTCTATAAGCATACAGACCATGCCGAACTACCCATTCTGTTTGGCGGTGAACCTTGAGCTTCTTAGCTTCAACCATAAGGTATTCCTACCTATGGTTAAGGATTTCAACCAGGCTATTAAGTGGGGTAGATTCCGCCAGTATATGGGGCGCGCTGCGAATAAGCTGAACTCATATGTGAATCAAGGCTTCCTTGTCGAGAAAGAAAACCCAGACCCTAAAGCTCCACGCGATGCAAAGATTCTTGATAGTACTGGATCTTCACAGAGTTCGTTCTCTAAGCTGGCAGATCTTGGAATAGATTCCGGTAATGACAATCCAAACAAATTCGATATTTACTACCCATCCAACACGCCCGTAAAGGTATACGCTCCAGATACTTATGCTTGGCGTCAGCCGGGTGAAGATAATCAGTTGGAGGTAAGCCGGGATTTGTGGGCCCAGTTTTTAACAACGCTTGGCTACAACCCATTAGCTCACCCCGAGTCGCTATACGACTACCTAGATCACTTCGACCAGGCCGCATCATCTGGTCCTCATGGCGGTATTAGTGAATACGATATACTTACCGAATACCTAAAGCGCCAGGGCCTTGCCTTAACCAATATGGATGAAGACAAGATGAACGCCTACATTAGAGAGCGCGTCAATCAGCGTAGGACACAGCTGGGTTCCGGCTATACTGATCGCATGGAAGAGGCAGACACCAAGCTTGTTAAAGAGCTATGGTTCTACTACATGTTCAAGGGGCACTTGAATTCCCCGCTCTTCAAGCAGTACATGGATCAGGAAAACGCAAAGCGACAAATGCGTATCGCTGAGTGGGATGTTCCAATGACCAAGCTATCCCTTGACTGGAGTAAGGTTCTGGTTCAGGGCGTCTCAGTTTCGCTTGGCAACAACTTCGCAAGACTGCAGCTTCAAATGCAGGCCGAGCCAACACTTCAGCACATTGGCGGCAAGGACGCCGTAGTTAGCGTTAACATGATTGTGCTTGGTGAAGATGACCTTATCAAACTTCGCCGCGCATTCGATCACATTAGTGGTCTAGCAAGGCTGGAACATGCACATGGCATGTTGGGATTCCTAGGCATTAAGAACGTCATTACAACACTCTGTGGTGTCAAATATGTCGTGCCGTTGAACTTTTCCATCGACACCATCCCCAATCAACCCCACGCTTACAACGTACGGCTTGATATGGTGGACTTCGATATCTTCCAGCAGAAGAGAGAAATGCTCTCTAACGAGCAGCAAAAAGAATTCATTGAGATGTTTGGTAAGCGTAACCCGTTCCTGCGGGTTAAGCAGCTATGGAGTTCCTTTAACGCCTATCCAGATTTTCCTCTGGGTGTATATGAAGAGGTCGACATATTCCATTTTCGTGGCAAGAAAAGAAGGCTTATTGGACATCTAGACCCCGACTTTTACTTTAAGTCGTTCCAGACTTTTGATGACGACCTGGTGCAGCAGAATTTGCGGAACCGTCCAAGTAAGACTTGGGAAAACACCGCCTACGATCCAAACACGAAGAATATTGAAGACCCTGTACACAACGCCGATTCGTTTAATGAGCCACAGGCAAGCCAGGGTAGGAAGAAGCCTATTCAGCCAAGTGCGGTCGATCAGCAGTTAGCGGATCAAAACAATAACCCAGATGGTACGCCATACACCGGCATCGATCCCAACTTGGCAGATCAAGCATATGGTGCACAGAACATTCAGATGAATGTTCATTTCCCACCATTTGGTGATGGCAAGCCACAAATGAGCGGTATTGCGATTAAGCAAGGCGATGCTGCTCTCGCCAATGTTGATATGTCTACTGGCAAATTTGACATCGTAAGTCCAGATCCAACAAAGCCAGCGGCGGGATTTGGCTCAGTTAGGGAAGACCATGCCGGACAGTCGCTGAACAAGGCGCTAGCTGACGGAGTCACAACACCATTTGGTGGCGATAAAGGCTATGGTCAGCCTACAGCTCAGAAGCCAGGTGAATCGCTTGGCCGCAACGACCCAATGTACCAGGTGCAGCAGATGATCGAAGACGTTCAGTATCGTAGTCGTTCTGGTCGTATGGTCCGCGCCTTCCCAACGTACATGCTATGGCTAATCGATGAGGGCGGCAACTTTGCTGGTACCAAGTTGTTCGACAACTTCTATGGGCTACAGTCGGTTATCGACTTCTCCGTACATTCGTCTGAGGACGTCCTTGGCGACGTCATGACGCTTCGTTTGTCCAACATGTACTCAAAGCTTGATACTCCTTCTAGTCGAATGGTCAGAGTTAATGAAGATGGCACATCTCTTGATCTTAATCCTAATAATCCTTCATTGGCAGAAATCCTAAATGATCCGAACACCATTGATCAACAACTTGATAAGCAGATCATAACAAAACTTGACCAAGGCGCCGACAATATACTATCTGGTACCCAAAACAATTACATTAGAGATCTGGCCGGCATTCGTCTAAAGCCAGGTGTTCGTGTTCATCTTCGCGCTGGGTACAGCGCCAACCCAAATTCGCTACAGACGATCTTCAACGGAACGATTACACAGGTAACGCAGGGTGACATTGTTGAGGTTGTTGCTCAGGGCGATGGTATCGAGTTGTCTCCATACATTAACACCACCGATAAGGACGGTGACTCTGGAGGTATTGACGGCGGTATAAACACCGGTCTTTGGTTGTCTGAGCCACGAGATCTTATGGTTCGCCTCCTTAGTATGGGGTCAAGCACGTTCCGAGAGACTTTCGCCAATGCTCACAATGGCAAGATCTTCTCCGAGAATAAGTTTGGTATTCGCCACTTCGGTCAGATTCTTTACGAGGAGATGACTAGTGGTGAGGGTGAGAGGGTTCTCTATGTAACAGAGGCCATTAAGGCAGCAAAGCCAGATACGGGCAGTGACGACCCATTTGCCCCTGGAGCGTCTAAGTCTGGTGGGTGGGATAACCTTGTCGGTAATGACTCTAGTACAAGAACTGGCGTAGCTGCCATTATGACACAGCTTTGGGCAAACTCGTTTAGGCATAGGGACTACGAGATCTTCAAGCGTAACATTTATCCTGGTAACGGTACCGGTATTGCGCAGTATCTTGGTGGTGATTTCCCAGAAGCCGGTATCATGATCGCTGAGGCCGCGGGTGCAGATGGTGGACAGGCACCCATCTTTAAGTCTCCAGAAGTCAAGCGTAAAGCAGATATCGAGCGAGCTAAGAGGGGCCAAACTGGGACGCAAGACACCCAGAAAGACGAGCAGAAGAAAGAAGACCAGACACAAGACTCTGGACCAAGTTTAGGGGGGTTTGTTGAAGCGAATGTCAACGGTGTAACGTTTGGTACTTATGGGTTAGCTAAGTCTGGTTGGGATCTCTTCAACAAGGTAATGGATGGAGATCTTGATGATAACCCACTACTCAACGCTCTTGGTATTACAAACCACCACGACGATGACCTTAAGGGTTTTGATGAGGTGTCGTTCCGCGCCCAGACATACATGAAGTCAGTATGGGATCTATTCCAGGTTTGTGCAGCACTACTACCAAACTATGTTGTTGCGGTTCGACCATTTGAGGATCGATCTACAGTCTTCTACGGTAAGCCACATTGGCTATATACTTCTGGTGTCATTCCGGTAACAACCGGTATTGCGAAGGACGATAAGAGCGTAAAGCCAATCGCTCCAGACGAAGAGCAGCGTAGGCTCCTAGAGAAAATGCGCAACATGGCCAACCCATTGGCGGACTTTGAGGCCCAGCAGAAGCTTTTCCAGTCTCTAAATGAGGTTACTGCGGTGAACCCGGCTAAGACTAATGTTGGAATGCCGTACACTGGCGCCGATGTAGAGGGGCTACCACAATTCCTTGACGGTAGCGGAAAGCCAATAACAGAAGAATCAAATTCTAAGGTAAAGCTCCCATTCCGCCAGGGCCCGACAGTCATGGAAATGCATCTACCGACAGACCCAGATCTTCAGGCCGATGTTAGTAAGCACCTACAGAGTTCGAACCTTCCAGATAAGCATAAGCATCCGCGGTATATGGATAGGGTGGGCGGTCTTCGTGGCGGCGATCCAGGTTTCGATCCAGATGCGCAGGACCCTAACCTTCCTGGTCAGAACGGTGCTTTTATGTACTTCAATCAGCCCGGTTTTGGACCAGAAGAAGAGCAGTGGTATTTCAACATGCGCTGGCCATACGTTGAGTCGACTGAACAGGGCAACCCAAAGATACCGGGCCACAATCAGGAAGATTATAGGGGTAAGCGTGTAGCCATTAAGAGTAGGAAAACCGGCAAGATAGTTATCGCTGCCATAGGTGATTATGGCCCTGGTGGCGATTTAAAGATTGTGGCCGGTATGTCCCCAGATTGCTGGTATGCCCTTGGCCTTGATGGTGTTGGCACTGGCACCGATGATTCTGTCTGCTTTTTTGGTTTTGTTCCCCAAAACACAAAGCTCGGACCAACTGACGGTAGCTCGTCCAGCGGAACTTCGGGTACGGCGTCAGCATCTGAAAACCCGGATAGTAAGAGTGGTTCAGGTGGAGAGGTCAATACCGCCAACGTCATACTTTCAACGGCAACGAAAGCATACGCAAACGTACTTGCTCCCGGCGCCGACCCTAAGGCGTTTAGTTCTTATACGAGAGGCTATTTAAGTTCAAACATCAATGTTTGGAGTGTTGTAGAACACTATGAAGACGAAAAGAAGGATCCAATTGAGTCCGTAAAGCGAGCAGCGGATATTGACCCAGTAGGTCATTACGCCAGACTGCTTTATGATCGGGAGTACGCCCAGCGAATTCACACACTGGTCAAGAAAGGTGTTCTAGGCAAAGAGGCCCTTTTGGGGTCAACCGAACTTGATTTCGGTAGTGCGTTTACCGATCTTGGTCAGCTAGACCAGAAGCAGGATCCAAATGACCCTACCGCCAAAGATGATGTTAAGCCTGGCGATGTTGTTCAATTGGCTGAGATGATTTGGGATCAGTTCCGGCAGAGCTGGGGTATTGGCAGTAAAGGGGACAAGTATGGGGTGATAGCGGAGATTAAGGAAAGTCCCTGGAAGACTCGTAGAGATTACCTTTTCGATGCTGACCCAGAGACAAAGAAAGAATTCGCTCCAGCAGAAGGCGACGACAAGTACGACCCACTCGTAGATAATGCTGGACGTTATACCCTCGAAGAGGAAGCCTATTGGCAGGCGGCATCAAAGAACCCGCCTGGGGCCAGGGTTAGCATTTGGGCTGACGGATCCATTGACGAATATGATCCCGATCGCGCTGATGATAAGTATGACTATCTACCAACTCTTCTTGTTGGTACGTTCAAGAAGTTCCTGTGGCAGCACCCGTATGCTAGGGCTTGGCTTGTGGTCACGACGGATTTCAACACCTCTATCCTGCCAACGGATTCAATGCTGGCTACTGGTGTCGAGTTTATCACCGGTAACTGGTTTGGTCAGGGACTAGCAAAGGCGGGAGCGACAGCCGTTCTTGGTCCAGTAGCGTTCATTATTCCTCCGGGCAAGATAGAAGAACTTACCGACGCCGTAAATGCCAATGAATTGTGCGATTTTGGGAATAGCCGTGTGCGTCTGGCTTGGAAGGAATTCCTGAGGATTACAGCTCGCGATGCATTCCACGGCTCAGACCCACTATCAAATACGGAGGTTAAGGGTCCAATTACCGATTGGACAAAGAAGTGGGATAGGGGGCCAAATGGCGAACTATCAGATAGTGCAACGGAGTTACTAAAGTGGTTGCAAGATTACTCAGATCCAGGCAAGAAGTCTCAGAACCCATTAGCTCGACGGCTTGAAGACCTCTCTAACTCATACAACAATACAATTGGCAGACTGCTTTCGGTCTCCGCTAACTCACTGCAGGGTCTCATTGCTCTCTTCCGCGGCCAGATCCAGCAGCTGGGCTATGGCCTTGATATGGTCGGCAACATGCAGCGTCAGGCTCGAGTCCTTAATCGAGTGCTAAACGACTCCATCTACTACGCCGAGGGCTCTTACCTACCCGATGGCAGGCCCGACCTACTGAAGATGGTGGACAATCCATTCACCCGTGAGTATGGTGAACCAGTTATCGAGATTCGCGAACCGTTCCAGAGGCTGCATTATATCGATTCATTCCAACACATCCTTGGCAACGGTATTCAGGAAAATCTAAATGGTGTATCTACAGTCGTTACGGCAAGTTCTGATGGTAAGTATCCAGTAACCGTGTACTTTGACAAGGGTATTCAGTCTAACCTTCAGAACGAGAAGGCCGTTGAGACTGGTATCTATTGGGATAACGCAAATGGTGAGGGCTTCTTTTCGTTCCTTCACCCACTAATGAATCCAATCGAAACGCTGAGAGGCTATAGTAAGGCAGCTCAAGGATCTTCAGATGAGCTACTGTCTAAGCGTATTGCGTTGTGGCATTTGAAGGAGAGCCTGAAAGATATCTACCAGGGTGAGATCTTCGTGCTGGGAGATCCAGACATTAGGGCTCACGACTTGGTTTATATCGCAGACGTTTACGAGCGCATGTATGGTCTTGTTGAGGTTGAGGCTGTTACACACCACTTCACTCCGGAAGAGGGATTCATAACCGCCATCACACCAAATGCGCTTGTTACAATCAACGACCCAGCTCGATGGACGTTTACGAAGTGGATTACGGCATTGTTTGGTGCGAAGAACATTCGCGACGATACACGGCACCACATGGGCGTTTTTGCAGACGATACAAGCATCCTTAGAACTCGTGATTGGATCACAACAGCAGACCTTGCACAAATGCTCTCGGTCCCAATGATTGGGCACACCGTGTATGATGGTGGCGCAAATGCAATTGTTAAGGATTTCGTTGCGGCAAAGGCGACAGGTCTATATCAGACAGAAGCAGATCGTATGAAGCTTCTTGAAGAAGTTAAGAGCCAGGGCGAAGCAGCGGATCAGCAGAAGGGTGGATTGCCCCTCGGGCCTCAGGGTGGTAATCCGAACAATACGGATCTTCTAGCTTTACAGGCTGGCAATATTCCTGGTATTGGACTTCTCAAGGATCTTGGTTGGGATATTTGGAGCTGGGTAAAGGACAACCTCCTAGATCAACACGGCTGCTATATCCAGTACCTTACAAAGGATGGTCAGCCCATGGACGCCGGACTATCATATGCTCAAGGTGTTGCGGTTGGTCGCTTCCATACAATAGAGCTGCTCCCCAACATCTTAGGTATTCGCGTCGATACTGACGGCCGCATTACGGTTAATGAACTGCTAAGCAATCTAGGCTGGAATGAGGTAGATACTGCTCTAGCATATAAGCAGACGAGTTGGTGGGTTGCACAAACTCAGGGTCATATCCTAGATATCGCAGGTCTATCCCCTGACGGCCCAATGCTTGATGAGCAGTATATTGTTTCTCTTATGCGTGTAACAAAGGTAGAAGACGGCGATACCCTTAACGGCATTGTTGTTGGTGGCGATCTAGCCGCCAATGGGGCAAATGTCGAATTGAGCTTCCGTCTTTCTGGTGTTCGAGCCCCCGAGCTTGCGAATCACCAGAACCCAGAATATGTCCCAGAAGACGACATTGGCCTTAGAGCCAAAGAATACCTGGAGTCTATCATACCGGTGGGTACTGTTGTGGTGGTGCGCCAACTGAAGTCGAGGCCGCAAGAGCACTGGGGTCGTGAGCTGGCCGTGGTATTCCACAACGCCCCCGATGCCCCCGACGTATCAAGGGAAGAAGTTCTGATGGCTCAGGCGGGGCGTATACCAGACGGTAATGGTGGCTGGAAGCCATCTCCAGTTCCGGCTGCAGCTTGGGATGGATATCTCGACAACGGCCTGCCATACACCGCTAACTGGCAGATGATTATGGCCGGCTACGCAGATGTCGACACCACAAAGTTAACTCTAAACGATCTCGATAGAGGCGCAATCCTTGGACCGAAATAATGGGCGACGTAAATTTCAAGTTTGGAGACATAAAAGACAGCAAAACCTTTGTTAAGGCCCAGGTCGAACAACAGGGGGTCATGAAAGGTCTCCACACCACCCAATCTAAGAGTGATGAGCCAGTCTTGGCTATGACCACCTATGGCATCTCTGATGCCATGCAGGGCATGGCTCTTTACAAGCATCCCGCCGTAACCTATGACGCGTTTAATCAGGAGTTAAGTAAGGAACTTGGTGATATGGGGCTTGAGGCTCGGTGGGAACTTAGAGACAACAAGCTTACTCCTTATGATGTTTTCGTGAGAGATCCAGATCCATCTACGCTTGGCAGCATCACCCTACAGGATGGAAGCTCCTCAATGCCACCCGGATCAAGTGGTCCTGCAGCTCCATCAGTTGAGGGGGGTGGCGCCGGTACTAGCATTAACCCGAATCCCGGTCCCGGCACAGAGGTCTTTACTCCGCCACCTGGCAAGTCCTGGCCAGCCGGTCAACTAACAATGGAGCAGAGAGCTGATCTGGTTTTGTCCGTTGGCATTACTGATCCGAACAGAGCTGCCTTGTTTGTTGCGATTTCTCAGCGTGAGTCCTCAGGTAACTCTCAAGCGCATAATGGTAATGCCTCAACAGGGGATAATTCTTGGGGTCTTTGGCAGTTCAATGTCATTGATGGCGCCATGCTACCGCAGTATCTGACAGAATGGCGTGCTAGGGACCTTACCGATCCTTGGACTAACGCCAAAGCTATGTATTTCTTGTCTAAAGGCGGCACAAACTTAAGACCTTGGGCAACCAATCCCGATGGCACTTCTGCGGACGGTAGCAGACCAGATTTGGACGTACGGAAATACCTACCCGCTGCAATAGATGCGGTGAACAAAGTTAGAGGGGGTACTTCATAATGGGTTTCAATTATTCTTTGGGCGACTTCAAAGACGCAAAGACTTTTGCAAAAGCGCAGGTAGAAAATCAGGGAGGTAGAACTCCACTGAAGACCACACAATCACAGAGCAGTGAGCCTATTCTAGCCATGACTACATATAGCATCTCCGATGCTCTCCAGGGTGTCGCCCTATATAAGCCCACCGGTGCCACATATGACGCATTTAATCAGGAGCTCAGCAAGGAGCTCGGGGCAATGGGGCAGGAAACCTTGTTCACGAGGCGAGACGACAAGCTTAATCCATATGATGTCGTTTATGCCGACCCTGATCCATCCAAGGCTGGGAATATCGCATCAACAGCATATACTTCGGCTTCGTCTACCCAACCTACCGGAACGTATGTAGGTGGAACAGGAAAGTTCGTTTCTGGTAAGGTTCAGGACCTTGCTCAGAAGATTATCACCCATCCCAACATTACGTTTGACCCAGGTAATCCACGTGGCCAATTCGAAACACTCGCTAATGGTGGTTCAGTCCCCCTCAGTATGGGTAAGACCGAAGTAGATGTTCGCCTTCTCGGATTAGTTGTTGGTGCAGCAGATCAGTTCCCAATTCAGATCAGTTCCTTTATCCGTCCAGAGAGTCCAACATCTCATGGCGCGGGATTCTGTATCGACATCGATTACATTGACCATAAGCAGACGAATGGCAGTGACGAACTAGCAAACAAACTAGTTTCTGCCGTTATTGATATGATGGACACATCCTGGAGTATTGGCTTTGGGCGAGGAACCAGAAGCACTCCACTACCGCCAGCAAACGGTAAGAATGTCTACGACTTTCCAGACAATCCTAACCACGTGCATATACAGATTAAGTAGGTACTATATAGATGGCAAACTATCCTAAGTTCGACAAGTATATTGACGACAAGGCCGCCCAGCGGCATATGGGGTCGCCGGTTCCGCGTTATGGTATCATTAGTTCCTATGATCCCAATAACAATACCGCCACTGTTATCTTGTCTGCCCCAGATTCTGATGGTATTCAACAGATTCTAGATAAGGTCCCCTGCCCGACATATATGGGGCTACAAATGGCGGCACCGGAGCCAGGCAGACCCTGTTTTGTCACTTTTCTAAGCTCAAGGAATGAGTCGCGACCCGTCATCACGCACTTCTTTAATCATCTGTACCAGAAGAGAGACTACTATCGTCACACAGATGCAAGAAGCGGCGTATCCCAGTTTTACCTCAATATGTAGGATGTGTAATGGACAGGATTGAAAGACCTACATTCAAGATCGCAGAGCATGAGCGGTATAGTCCCACGGAGGTGGGCATTACGCATCAGTTCACAAACGCTTTTGTTAGGTTGACGGACTCTGGTGACGTTGAGATTGTAGCTGGTGAGGGTTTGGCTATCATCCTGCACCCACAAAACCGCAGCATCACATTTGTTGCTGATAAGATCAAGTTCCTAACCAAGGATCATGGTGGACTGGTTTGGAACAAGCGAACCTTCAACGATCGTGCTACTAAGTTTACTGAGCCTGCTTTCTACGAATACGACCCCGAAGAGGGCGTTGGCATCTTTAGAGGCTTTGATGACTTCCTGGAGGAAGAGGTATAATGGATTGGTATTTCTCTGAAGATGGGGACATTAAGGTGAGCCCTTCTGGCGATATTGCGATAACGGAATCACCGTGGCGAGACGACGCACAGCAGGCTTATATACGCGTGAAGACAGAGCCCGCTGACTTTGTACTATATCCCACACTGGGTACGGAGCTTTCGCAGCTCTTCGGCATGCCCCAAACAGAGGCTACAGGACAGTATGGGGCGGCATTGATAGAGGAGGCTCTCAATAGGGAGGGACGATTTATTGGTAAGCCGATCAGGATCAACGCAGTGCCGACCGGTCCACAAACGATTAGATTTGATATCTTCATTGAAAGTGGATCACGCAGTCAGCTGATCCTATCCGTAGAGCAAGACTTAGGGGTTCAGTAATGGCAATTTATGCTAGAAAGAGACGAGCAGAGATCTTGAGAGAGGCCCTTTGGCGGCTTGAGAAGGATACTCCCATCACTTCTACTAGTCCAGGTTCTGTAGCACGGGCATTTACCGAGGCCATTAGTGAGCAGTTGGGCGACATGTATGATGCCTTAGAGTACAACCTTGCTCAGTCTGTTATTTCTACCGCTACAGGTAGATCATTAGATCTTTTGGGGGAACTCTATGGCATTAGACGCCGTACTTTATCGGATATGGCTGCCGTTAATGCGCAGCTTGGAGCGTTTTATTTCTACATTGATACGCCTTATGGTTCCGATATTGTCATTCCTTCAGGAACTCGGGTATATACGGGAATAGATTCGTTCATTGGTAGGCAGCTCGCGTTCGATACAACGGCCGAGGCGATCATTCAGGCGGGCCGTACAAAGGTCTTTGCTTCGATTCGTCCAAGTTTCAGCGACGGGATGTTCAGCGCCGCCGCTAATACGCTGACTACCCATAACTTTACCTCTCCTCCAGGTACTACGGTAAACTGTACAAACCCTAAGGCTATTGCTCCACAGCCTGGATATGAGAGCGATCAAAACTTCCGAGTACGACTAGTTAAGGCTATCCGTGTAGCAAGTTCCGGAACTTCAGATGCAGTTAGGTTCGCCGCCCTAAATGTCAATGGTGTACGCGATGTGAAGATTCGCCAGGCTCCTTATGGTATGGGAACCTTTGAAGCTCTTGTAATCGCGGAGAACCCGACCTCATCGGTGGGTGTCTACGCCTCGGCTAAAGTTGCGATGGACCAAGTACGGCCAGTTGGCGTACGAATGATTGTTAAGGAACCGAGCACGATCCTGGTTGATATCTCAGTATCGATTGTGCTAGGATCTTCGGTTGTTGAAGACAACCTAGCAGACATGGTCAGAGTTTCAGTGATGCGTTACATCAATTCGCTTCTTCCGGGCGATACTTTGGTGTATAATAGACTCATCCAGGCGATCATGGACACATCATCCGCTATCCAGGACGTGCGTATCAATAGATTCGCACCGCGCGGCGTTGAGACAATTCGTAGGAACTACGTAGTCAAAGACGACGAGCAGGTAATCCCTGGTAGCATCACAATACAGATAGCCTCATAAAGAAGAAGGTTTATGGATAGAGAATGCGCTGGACCAGATTGCAGCAACACTTTTGAGCCGGTAGTACACAATCAAAAGTATTGCGGTCCTAGATGTAAGCGAAACGCGGAGAATGAAGCGAAGCGTAGAGCTTGGACTCAAGATGTTGCTGAAGCTGTCGCTAAAAGCGTGGCCCCAGCATATAGTCTAGACGACCTAGATCTTGAAGAGGAAGTCATCTTCCTTCGTAAAGAGGTAGTTCGTCTCGCCCGATTGGCAGACAAGCACAAGATCATCAAGCATCACGCTGTTGACGCCGTGTACGATGCTATGAAGGAGGCTGTAGAGAAGATCCGCCCGCCTCAGGTTGATCCGCCAAAGATTCGCTATTCTGGTGGAGACGAGGAAACAGCAGTAGCCGTTTGCGCTGACTGGCAGCTAGGCAAGGTTACCCCTACCTACAACTCAGAAGTATGCCGCGAGAGAATTGCTAAGTATACAGAGAGAATTATTGAGGTAACAAATGTTCAGAGGGCAGATCATCCCGTAAGAGATATCCACCTTTGGTTTATTGGTGACATTGTTGAGGGTGAGGATATCTTCTCTGGTCAGTCACACCTAATCGATTCAAGCCTGTATAAGCAGGTGGGTGTAAATGGTCCGGAGATTATCCGAGACATGATTCTCAGACTTCTACAGGAGTTTGAGCACGTTCACTTTGTTGGCGTAATTGGCAACCATGGATCAATTGGTGGCCGCAGTAGGAGAGAGTACAACTCTGAGACAAATATGGACAGACTGCTCTACAAGATTGTGGAGCACATGTTTGCAAATGAGCCAAGAGTAACCTTTGATATCCCAGATGGTCATGGCGAAAGCAATTTCTACGCTGTTGATACCATTGGCGAGTATGGCACGTTACTAATACACGGAGACCAGCTACCTCCTCCTACGTCTAGCCACACCTACTACAAGAAGGTAATGGGTTGGAAGGATGGCGCAGTGCCCGAACCTTTCGGTGACGTATTCATGGGGCATTATCACCAGAACTGCAAGATGACTCTTGGTAGCTCAATCCTCAGGATCAGTGGGTCGCCCGAAAGTTACAACACTTATGCGCAAGAGACCCTTGCCGTTATGGGCAGACCATCTCAGCACTTGCAGTTCGTCCATCCAGTTCACGGAGTAACTTCGGAGCACACGATCTACTTAGACAACTAAAGGGTAGAAGTTGAAGACCTATTACCTAAGACTTGTTACAGAAGACTTTACAAAAAGTGATAACACTTGGACTTCTGGTATCATCGATTTCTACGATAACCAGAGTGCCGCATCCGAGATGGCGACGCCATCTTACCGCAACTACTCTACAATTAAGTCTAATTACGGTCTTGACAGCTTAGGTAATAACACATATGTCGGCTATGACCAGCTCTCCGCCACAGAGACAGAGATTGGTATCATCGACAATGACAGGTTTATTGACCAATCTGGTCGTATTGATGTTGTAGACTATGACATTACTTTTTCCACACTGAACGGTGTAGCGGATGTTAACTGCGCTCTTGACCTGTATACGATAGATGATGCTACGGCGCAGTTTCCCGATGAGTGGGCATTTAAGGCTGGCGTTACAAACCTTGATTACATTGGTGAGGTATCCTCATATCGTTATGGTAGGGTAGTTCTTCGCCTTAGTAGTGATCAGGACTTTTCGTCAGCGGATGTCGAACTTATCATTAGGGTCAGGATTGGCGAACCGCTTCAGGGCAAGCCTTCCTACAAGTCTGTTCGTGATATTCAGAACAAGTTTCCTGAGTGGATGGCCGTTCGCGAGATTGAGAACGAAGATCCCGCAACACCTGAACTGGCCACCCCAACCTCGCTATCCGGCATGCTGCTTAGTGCAGTTGCTGGCGAGTGGTTAGATGACCTTCGAGATGATATAGCTTACGTCTACGCTCAGCAGTTTATCAACACGGCAGACGTAAACCAGAAGGCTTGGATCTACATCATTGCAGACGTGCCAAATGCCGTTTACCAGATTAGTGGTGATGGTGTTGAACTGTCTCGTTGTTCTAATTTGGAAGACTTCTACGATCTTACAGATGACGAATATGGTTTTTGGCATGACGATGTTGAGGACGTCATCTTCCTCAACAAGAACTATGATGAAATCCTCATCAACTACAGTGCCTATACTGCATCGCCACACCATATCTGGAACTGGTTTGACGAGTTTGGCCTAAAGGTAGACCTTAGTAGACTCCATCTTGAGACAAACGAATACTTCAAGGGTCGTATTCTTGATGTGTTTATCAACAAGCCAGGTGTTGGTGTAGAGGCGTTCAAGTTGGCCCTTAGGCGAGAGCTTAGTTTGTGGCAGTACTTCCAGGATCCTGTAGACTCCACACCGGATTCTTACTTCCCAGGGGCAACTCCTGAGGTGTATGAGATTGATGACCTGGAGAATCATACAGACTTTGTTGGCCTTGACGGCGTGCCGACACAGAAGTTCATCAACTTAATTCAATCCTTGGCCAAAGAGTATCCAAGTACGTGGGGCAACTTTGTTTGGGGCAACATTACATGGGATGCTGGTGGACAGGAAGGCGAAGGTTATTCCGAACTAGCGCGCAGATATGATGCTACTCCACTTGATGATGATGATACGCAGTCTGGTATTGGTGACGGTAACGATCTATATGTCTATCGCCCAGATGAGGTAACAGGTGCTAGAGAGTTTACGGGACACGTAAAGCTGCGTGGTCGCAGGAAGCAGACACGCGACGAGTTTCGTAAGATCACCTTTGACGTTAATATTTGGGGTGAAGTACCTTACACTAAGTACGAGAACCCGGATACAACCGCATACTTTACCATCGAGCTTGCTGTTACTGGCAAGGGAACTCTTCGTCACATTTTCTCGCTCACAACAAATAACGGTGAGCAGTCCGCAACACCTACTACAAATAGCGTAGTTGAGCACTTCTTCATGACTCAGGACGGACAGAGTGTCCCTGGGATGATTTGGGTTGACTCTACCGGTGGCGAACATACGGTAAGCTCAAGCTATAGTTTTACTTGGGCGGACATCACAAGCTGCAAGATCTATAATGGCAACTGGCACTACAACGGCGGCTCGCCATACTATGCGTATATGCCATCGAGCGATACCTACACCGCTTGGTTTAGTGGCGATACAACATCCCTGCTAGAATACGCAGACGGCGCCACACCAATTACGATTGATGGTGGTTCTACCCCCCTTATCTCTGCATTCCACCCGGTGTCGATTTCAATGGAGAGCAAGGAAACGGCTTCTTCCACTGATACGTGGGTCTCAGATAAGCACCGCTATACCGTATCTATCAATGGGGCACTTCCGGACCAAGGACTACAAAGCTTTACCATTCCTGTACCAGCAATAATTTGGCACCCATACGAGACCGGACTCCGTACCTATAAGGTTCAGATTGTTACAACAGACGCAGACGATAACAATAGCTATGGTGGCTACACAACAGATGTAGACGGTTCAGGCCTGTTCATCCCCGCAGAGTATGTTCGTTGTAATGGGTCTTCGACTTGGACTAACGGACAAAAGACATTTACGGCAGATACTGCAGAGTTTGTGTTTGAGGCTGTTGACGAAAACGCCACACCAGTTGGTGCTCTTTACCCCGTAGCCAACTGCCCGTACTGGGAGCTATTTGAGTATGACTGCCTAAACACCTTTAGTGGTGTCGTTGACGAGAATGGCCCATGGCGTAATGGAATTGCTCCACAACCAGGGAACTCAAACTATAATCTAGAGACGATGACGGTTAGTAGGGATGACTTCGGCATTCCAAATACGGAAGATTACGTTGTAACTTGGATTGGCGTGGAGTCAATTGACAATGGTCGGGTAATTGTATGGCTCGACTCTAACACAGTGCAACCATCATTCGATGACGGCACCGCAGTTACGTACCCCGCTAACGCCGTAGATGAAACACTAGATGGGGGCGTATATTCGTATGGACCATTTGTGGTTCGCGCAAGATTGAACCCAAATATCCCAGAGCAGTGGTATCCGCAGGTTCATTCTGGGTGGTTCTACGATCGTAACGACGAATACTACTTCTATGCTACGCCATCCGAAGAGACAGCGACAATTACATCAGACGCGAAGATCCTTTCAAGGGTTGCTCGCCAGGGTGCCCCAATCATCGTTAAGACAAACGAGCTGACACCTAGGGAGTATAGGCAGGTCGCCTTTTGGGACGAGGCGACACCAGGATTTACCCAATACACCACTCAAACGGTCTATGGTACAGGTTCAACGGTCCTATATGCTGCTTATGAAGATATTTACGACATATCAGTAACCAACCTTAATACTGGCGAAACAGTAGCAGCAGCCACCTTTACGGAAACTAACGCAATTACTACATCAGACAATACAAACGTTGATCATGAATATGAGTTGACTTACAAGGTCAGTCGCTCGTTCTACGCAGATCACGAATATGTGGATGTAGATAACCAAAATAAGACTCGATTGGTGTTTGATCAGGAACTGCCCGCTGAGGTTTCGATTAACTACGAGATCTCAAAGTTCGATCCAGCTACACCGGTCCAGCTTCCGTTGAGCACCTTCTATACAGTACTTGATGAGGGCTTTATCTATATCTCCCACAATGAGTATGATTTGGATAAGGTTGAGGTAAGGATTAGCCCATCAAGCATTATCGCTGATGGTCAAGACTACTTGATAGTTACGCTTCTGTCGTTAGATATTCATGGCAATCCAAAGCCCAACGCCACATTCAATCTCGGCACCACATTTGGTACGCTTGATTATACAACCGTAACAACAAATGATGACGGTTTTGCTGTGGTTAAGCTTCTATCGGCCAGCACAAACACGGACCTCTCCGGTATGGTGACAGTATCGGGTGATGCGTCGGCAACTGTGAACTACCACATTACTCCAAAGGCGACGCCAACCTATACACTTGCAGCAGTGCCAAATGTTCAGCAGATTCCCGCTGACGGCAATTCTAGTGTTGAGCTATATGGTCGAGTTGAAGATGATTCACATACACCAGTACCTTATGCCGTAGTTTATTGGCGTAAGGGCCGCTATATGAAGGATGTTTGGACGACCCAGTACGAAACTGCCGCGGCGTCTCCCGGTTGGGACAATGAGGCTGGTCGAGTTGTGGCCGATGAAAACGGTGTCTTCAACGTAGGACCATTTATGGCCGCTACGCCATGGTCTCCAGGTTATTGGATGGTGGCCCTAGAGAGTGAGACAGCATCACCAAACATGTCGTATCATTCTCCCGTTTTGATTGATACTTTCACCGACATCAACAATAAAGATCTCCAGAACCACAACGCCGAGCTTGGTGGACCGTGGAGTGGTTTTGGTCCCTCAATTTTTAGGGTGTACAACAACAAGGTGGAGACCTTCCCAGCATCGGGTGGAGGTCAGGCATTTGCCACCTGTGAGGCTGATGGTTCGGTAGAATCAACTTGGACATTCTCTGGCGGTACTGTAGGCGGTAGCGGCGATCTCATGTATGTCCGTTACCTGAATTCCAATCAGTATCTCGGTATTGGTGTAGCTAGTGGATACGGTGCCAACTGGCAAGTATTCGAGGTAGACGGTGGCGGTCCGGTTGTATTTAACGATACAGGAGTCCCATATGCGGACGGGGATACTGTTAGGGCAGTGTTTGAGGGCACGTCAATAGAGTGGTATATCAATGGTGTATTGGTGGATTCTTGGACGGTGCAAGCAGGAAATGTATCGGCTTCTGATCACGGGTTTGCTATAACCGATGATGGGATTACTATAGACAATGTCAGGGCTTATGGCAGTATTGATGGGTATGGCGCCACTCCGGGTGGCTGGAATGACCCGGCAACACCAGACTGGAGCTTGACTGGCGATGTTGTGTTCTGGGTTGAGTATATCGATTCGATTCATGGAGTCGAAAACCTTAATGGTCTACCCCGCAACGCCGTTCAGTTCAGTGAGAGAACAGAGACCATTCCAGATTTGGCCCCCAACGGTACCTACGCTTGGCCAACCTTCTACGATGAGGCTACACCACTCGCGCCAGCGACACCAGTAACATGGGAAGTTAACCCATCTGATTGGTATGCGGTCGATAGATATCGCCAGTATCAGCTCGGCGCACTGGGACCATTGAGAACGCCCACATCAGTGAACGACCTAACAGAAGCACGCCCCGATTATAGGGAGTTTTAGTACATGGACAGATTTCGCAACCAATCTACTGCGGGTAACGAAAAGGCCATTCGTAGGGGTGTCCGTGTTCCTGATGGTGATGTAAATCTGTCTTGGGTTAAGGCCCCCGCTCTTAACCCGGAGAACAATCTGATCATCATCGATACATCGAATATTACGCCCGAAAACACAACTGGTACGCTTGGCGCATGTAAGCTCATGTACGCAGACGAACTCGGTATTCTGCAGGATGAGTTTGGTAATCAGGCCATCTTTGACGAATATCCATCCGTCGCTGATGTGTTCAGTATCAATGAGGATTTTGAACTTCGTCCCGGTAACGAATACACGGCTGAGTCAATCCTTCCCTACGTGCACGTAAGCCGGTACTTCCACATAGACATTAAGGGTTACTCGTCTTTTGATACGGTCCACCCTCTCACCATTCCTAACGTAAAGGTTGTTGACAACAACGGCAAGGAATACACAGACGAGACTGGTAAGCCAAAGTATAGAATCGCTGTGGCGAGAGCGGTTGAAGAGGCAGAAGAAGCCCAGACCGCCTACAGGGTCTACGCCTACGTTGATACGGATACGGCTGAGAATTTATACCTTCAGTACAATAAGGTAGAGATTGATACAAATGGGCAGTTTAAGAACCAGAACATCAATCATAGAGAAGTACTAAATCCGCTACACTACTACCAGTATGTGCCAGAAGAGAGCGATGTCTTCGACCCGGCCAATAGATTCAAGCGAATTTACAGTACAAAGCCGACCAATCAAAAAGAGCAACTCCTTGGCATCAAGACGGCCGCCGCCGATGGCTACAAGGTATATGTGCCCAAGAAAGCGGTTAACGATCCTAGATTGTTCCAGCTCTTTAGGTGGCGCGTAACGTGCGATTTTACCGAGAAGGTTAGAATCGACCCTACAAGATCAAAGCAGGTTATTCGCTGCGGTACCGTTAGCACAAACTGGACAAACCCAAATTGGACCGCTGGAACTAGAGCCATTGCTCCGTACGTCTTCTACAACATGAGTGTCAGTGATTACAACGCCGGCAATTTACAGTTCATCAATCCAGTTACAGAGAAGCTCAACAAAGCAAACCCATCTGGTGCAATCGAAAAGACAAGCGCAACATATTGGAATGTCAACTTCGACACAATCACCATGTCGCAACTGCAGGAGTTCGACATCCTTGTCTGGCATCCTGAGACATATGAGTTTGATTTCACACCCTACCTAAATAAGATTGATTACTTTACGCGTCAGCTTGGCGGCACTCTCATTATCGAGTGCGGAACACGTTCACTTCCACAGGGTTTGGGCTGCACTTTTACAAGCTTCGTAGACCCATATGACGGATCTATTGTCAATTACCCTGGGGCAAATGACGACTATGCGGCTCTTGGCACACTTACTGTTTCGAATACGACAGACATCTTTTTCGATGCCGACACACAGCTTGGCGGTTGGGACTTCAATGATGGCTCTGGTGACGAGTACAATTCTCTTCATCCGGCGCTAGTTAATGTGATGGCCGTTTGGTCCAGCAATGGAGATAGGGCATCTCACTACATCTACAGCAATCCAACATACTACGAGACAATTCTGAAGGCTAGAAGCTCCGCAGACACCACATACAAGCCTGTAATGATTCGTCGGGAATTCAGTTCCGGTGGTTCGGTCATTATTGACACCGTCGATATCGCCACAAACTATTTGGCACATCCAACTACTGGGCAGCTCGTTAGTTTAAACCTTGGTGATACAGCGTACGACGCCGGTACCCCAGAGGATTATGCTGAAATGGCGAGTGCCTGGGCGCAAGAGGGCGCATACAAGCTCCTGTACAACATCTGCCTATACGCTATGAAGGGCCGTGCCCTTGATGATAGTGATGAGTTTACGCTAAGCAGTAGTTGGTCGTTCTCATCTCCATGGCGTCCATCCTGGGTTATCAACAACAACACCGCAGATGGCGCTAACGATATCCTCTCTCAGAGTGAGATTGAACGTAATCAGTTTGTTGAGCGTATTAAGAGCCGATCAGATCCAACAGTTGTATGGCAGCGTAGGCTAGAGGTACCCGGAGACAACGGTAAGACCGTAGCCAAGACTGTTAAGCAGCTTATTGAAGAGAGTATGAGTGAAGAGGATTTGCGTAAGGTCGTGAACTCAAGCCGCGTCTACTCTATTGAGGTTACAAACTCTAGCGTAGAGCATGTAGATTCGGCCGAGCTTGACGAGAATGAGCCACCGTATGTTTGGACCGAGGAATATACGCCCAAGTTTACAGTGCCGAGAGAGATTGGTCCACATGTTGTTAGGGAGCGCCTGACTCCGGGTAACTACGTAAACGGACAGTATATATCAAGAACATACCCACCCAAACCATATGGTATGCGCGTTGACGTAAAGTATGCTGACACCGCACAGGACTTAGACACCAAAACGGTTACATGGACCGCCACTGGAACGGCCGTCGAAACAATCAATATTGTAGATAGGCGTACCGAAACTTGGGCTAGCAGTGGTTCTGGCACAACCTTTACAAGCTACATGCCATTCGACTTTGGCGTAAGGCATCCATACGGAATTGATACATTCGCTGCAGCGAACTACTACAACGCACACTCAAACCATAACTACCCTAGCTACGCAGCCTTCTTCAGGCTAAATCGAGGAGATTGGGGTAAGGTGGTCTATTGGATGCAGACCGCTCTTAACTACTTTATCTTCTGGGGTTATATGTCGGGCCCATATGTGCCAACAGATGGTTACTGGGGCAACGTAACGCACGATGCGGTTCTTAGATTTCAGTCTACGTTTGGCGCACTTGAACAAGACGGCGCGCTAGACGCCGAGATGCTCTCGATGATGGGTAGTCAGATCCTACGTCTACAGAGTGACTATTATGGAGCGTTCGGGTCCTATATTGAAGATTGGGTTTACCCAGACGCTATCCCAGACAACGCGCTTGCCAGTCCAAATACAACTTTCTTCCAGAGTCCCCTGTTTCAGATGAGCCGTTCCGGTATTTCTGACGGAAACTCAACATTCACCTGGTCGAAGCGATCCAACTATGGTGGCGCAAATACGCCAAACTACATTTGGGACATCATTCAGATATCTCTTAACAGAAGCGCCAAAATCTGGGGCGTAACCCTCATCCCTCATGTCGAAGGCGCTCAAGGGTCTCTTGGTGGGAGCATGCTTTTCGAAGCCCTCAGCGTGCATACGGCATCTAACCTCCCGGGCTATAACGGTTTTGTGGGTAGTGGGTTGGCGAATTTCCCAACAGGCTACGTCAATGTACCGGTTAACGCAAGGGTGGCGCATGGGGAGCCCTATTTCGTGCCATTCAATCCCGTTTACGGTGATACTGTAATGGTTCGTCTTGGGCAGGATACTCCAACTGGTATTGGCCGTATTCTGCAGTTTGGTGTATCTGATATTCAAATCCACACAGACCAGTCATACTATTCACAGACTAACATCGCTTTAGAGCGCAGTGGTTCAGCCGTAGTAACAACCGGTAGGGACGTGGTTATTGCGTTGACGCCAAACTACACGGGCAACGGAACACTAAGTAACGTCAATTGGTCTAACGTTACCACAAACTTACCAAGCGACATCGTCGCCTCGATTAGTCATAGCGGTATTTTGACGCTGCGTAATCTACGTGTACACAATCAAAGCGGCACCAACTATAAGTCGGGTCCGTATATTGGTAGGACAACGTCAAACCCAGCAGTATCAACTACACCAACAGCCGACGTATATCGAGTAGCGGGTTACACGTACTACTCCAAGGACGAGCATGGGCGTATTAACCCCGTCAAAGAAAGTGGTTGGATTACCAAGGTAGATGGTTTGAAGTTGTTCTGCAATGCCAGTGGAAAACCATTTGGATTCCCAGAGATGCCTACCGCCGTAGGTCCACGAGAGGCGCAGCGTCATTACGCAACCATTTCTCTTTCTGCTCTTGATGTGGATCCAGAGGTTATGGTTGGGTTCTATGATATCAAGAATCAGGAGTTCATCCTGAGTCAAGAAGGTAAACCAGAGATGACTTACCTAGAATGGATCTCAAGGGGTCCAGAAAACGTTTTTGTTGCAGCTATTACAGACTACGAGGTGGACAAGAAAGCGGACCTTCCAGCAGATGGCGGCCCGCTGCTCCCCTATAGGTTGGCAATGCCTGTCTACGGCATCTGCACAAGTCCAGGGTCCCAAATCAAGGTGGAGCCACTTTCGGCCAATCTTGGGCCACACGATATGTGGGGTCTTCCAGTTAAGACTGGATCGTTCATTCGGCCAATAGCAGTCCCTGCCGTTAATGATTTGCCAACAACAAATGCGTGGCTTGAGGGCTACGCCGGAACCATCGTGAAGGCATTCTATGCTGTACCGGAGGCTAAGTCTGGATCTTGGTCAATTATCTATGGTCGCCCATTTATCGACGTAAAAGATGAATCCCCCGTTATCGTAACGGACACAAAGATTCAGGTTCGTCAAGCCCCAATACATATGGTGACCGTCCCTACGGTGGTGTCTTCTTATGGGACGGCAGCGGATCCGCGACGCCCCGTCTTCACGGTCTCAACGAGAGCATCCATCAACGATAGCTGGACAGCCTTGACTTGGGAAGATATTGCAGACTATAACATCTCTACTGGTGAGATCGAACTGGTGAGCCCACTAGATTCAACCGACCCTGCACTCGTTAAGGTCGATTACACAACCGCGAGACTTAACTACTACTTGACATACGCAGACGGCAATCAGCTTAATCTAAACCCGTATCCGGGACACAATAGGGACCTAGTAGGTAAGCCCATCTATGTCTACGCATTGCCACAGTTCGTTAAGGATGAAGAAAACAGGATTATCTCGGATTCGGTTCGTACTACAACACTTAGCTGGACCCTTGACCCATCTATCTTCAATAGGCTGGACCCAGATTACAATCCGCTAGCAGTTCAACTTGCTGTGGTTTATATCACCTCTACTTTAGACATCAACGATCTCGTCATGCTCGACACGAGGCGTAGGGGTGGTGGCGCAAAGGACACCGCAACACTGCAGGAGATAGAGCAGTTGATTTCGGAAAGTAACGCCTATTGGGACGTTACTAATGCAACTGGTATGACATACCAGAAGGGCGGCTTCATCCTTATCCGCCTACCCGCGGAACTCAAGGATCAGTTCCCCAACAAGCAGGATGTCATTGACACCATTCGACGCAACATTACTGTCGGTGTTCAGTTCAGGATTGAAGACCTTGAAGGCAAGGAGTGGTAATTGAGGTATTTCCTTGACGACTTTGTGAGAAGCCTATCCCCAGAAGGGGCCCGCAAGGCTACATTCATGTTGTCCAATGCCAAAATTGAGAAGGAACAGTTTGCTGCCATTAAGGAGAAGCTGGACAAGAACATTGCACTTGGAAAACTGCAACTCGCCCCAGTAAAGAGTACTGACATCGTATCTGGTTCATCTATAACCGAAAGATTCAGGGAGATGGACCTGCTCGTAAGCGATATCTTTGGTCGCTCCAACGCAATCTCGCTTCTATTAGACAACTATGTGGATGTGTTGTCCGCAGACATTAAGGCACTTGAGGATGAACTTGCCGCCCTTGAGAAGGCTGTACAGAACTATGCGTTTCTGATCTCTGATAATGGCGCATACGACTACGCATTCTTGGAACCATTCAGCGATGAGCGCGGCCGTGAAATTGAGATGAACCGCATTCCCGACAGGAACGGTAAGGTATTCGAGGTTGATGATTTCGCCAATATTGATGTAAATACGGGCGTACTCGATATGTCGAGTTCTAATTACAGGCATTTACCAATCGCCAATGTGACTCTACTTAAGTCAAACATCACTTCAATGCTATCGTCGGCGGACTTTGCGTCACTAAAAAACATTGTGCAACCACGCGTAGACAACGGTTGGAAGGTATCAGTAAAGAGCCAAGCCCTTATTCGCGGTCAAATGGAGGGGTACGAAGAGAACTCTACCGGAGATATCAACGGGGCTCAGTTTATACTTGAATTCACGCTCGCATCTCCGATTCCAATTGACACCATTACCGTAGTGCCATTCTCCGACTGGGGTTTGATGCTAAGTGAGGTTCGCACATACAAGGATAGTGACGACTCAACGTATGAGAAAGTATGGGATCAGCCAACCAATATCACCGGACCCACAAACGTAAACTTCAAGACTTCGGTTGTATCGCGATTCCGGCTTTATGTTCGCCAGCCCACATATAGGCGCGTATTGGATCGCGCATACGCAGCAGAGGCGCAGAATAAGATCATCTTTGATGAGCTGATCAGCAAGAACACCGTTCCGGACGATAAGGCACGAGCTTCGCAAATCAAGCCATTGACTGGATCAAAGTCCTCTAGGGGTTGGTGGGATCAACGCATGCTTATGTATCTTGAGGACAAGAATAAGCTTGGTCGCAAGAATTCTCCCTTCGCAACAAGTCTTCCTCGTTCAGATTACAGGAAGAATTGGGGTTCTTTCTCGTTCAGGCAATCGGCGCTCGATCGTTCGTCTTATCAGGACAACGTTAAGGCATGGAAGAACGTAGACTGGGCTACAACCCTAATGAACGACGTGCTTAAAGATATCTCTAATTCAGAGGTGATTTGGGCAAACATTCTCAACACACAGCAGATGGTTAAGGCCGCAGGTGCTGGGTCAACGGCCAACATTAGGACGTCTCGCGATCATACTGACCCAATTATGGCGCCGACAACAGAAGCCACTCAGGCTGTTGGTGAGGGCTCCTCATCCATGCCGTACGTATATAAACTGGGTATTAGGAATGTCTTCGTTGGCATTTCCCAAATGAGGGATAGGGCGGTCTTTGTTTCTAAGCGTTTTGAGGCCCCCGGCGATATTGGTGCGGTGCGCATCAAGTCTGACTACACAAACGTCAAACTCACAGACACGGATAAGGATACAGATCGTATTACGTCGATTGAATATTCTGTGAGCAATGTATCGAAGCCCATTCGTGAAGATGACTGGATGCCCATCTTACCGATTGATACGACAGAGATTGTAGGCGAGCGCCTATTTCCGGACACTGACGGCTTATGCAAGCTGCGGTTTACAGCTAAGATTGACGCCCCAATCAAGGTGTATATCAACGGCTACCATAAGAAGGAGTACGAGATCAACAAGATAGCGAGGCGTAAGGATTCGCAAAAGGGTCTTTCTTTCGACGCTCTAATGATCCCGGTGCACGATTATGGTTCATCAGACATTATCACCGTTGACTACACACCTTCACGTGACTTTACCACTTTAGAGTTTACTCCACTTGATCCATCGAAAGCTCCACCACTCGTCTCCTCATTTGACGCAGACGGTGCTGGAGAAGGCTATGAAGATTCTGGTAACCAACTTATTGTGGCGCTTAAGCACAGCCCATACATCGATTACACGCAAGTGGATGCGGCTACATACAGCTCCACCACAGGATTAAGCGGCTATAGCCCAATCGTTGTCAGGTTTGAGGATGGCACTGTAGCATACAACTTGACAAACTATAAGGACGGTACACAAGCGGTTCTGGATTCCGGTAACGCAAACTACCAGTTTATCCATTCTGGCAAGAATCTGATGTTCAACAAAATCGTTTCAAGCCCATTTAGAGTGTTCTATCAGTTCCAGCCTAGCGACGTGCGTGTCAGAGTCGTGCTAAGATGTAATAGCACGGAATACGCTACCCCCCGTGTTGACTATTACCAGATTAAGGCCAAGACAAAGAAGGCTGACGCAAAGAGGAATCTATAATGACGCAGTTAGCTCCAACAACACTAATTCAGTCCCAGGCCGTATCCCTTATTCGCGATCTACAGAACAAGTATCTTAGTAAGGAATTCAAGTCTCCAGACGATGTCGCACGCGAACTCAAGTCTGCTCTTACCACATTCTTGAACGGACTTGGACAGCCGCTATTTGAGTTTGACCCATTTGTAGAGGGTGAACCTGTACTGGCAGAGAAGATGAATCGCATGTTCAAGCAGATGCAGGATGACATCAACATTCTGACCGAGCAGACAGACTATGCTAGAGCCGGCGCTATTTTCTTGTTCAACTATGTGAACACTGAGATCTTAAAGGCGCAGCGACAAAATGCCCAGGCGTCAAACAAACTAAAGACCCTACAGCTTTACTCTAGCGCGCAGGATAATGATGTCATCATATTTGGTGACTATTTCCTAAACGAAGACCAAGTTGACAATGCAAAGACGCCGGTGGATACAAAGGCAATTATTCAGTATCCCGGCTTTTTAACCTTAAGCAAGGCGACCAGCGACGCAGAGAAGATTCTGAGTAAAGCTAAGGTGACTATTCTTGATTCGTCAAACGGTTTTCTTGGTAACAATCAGGAAATTGATCCTCGCAGCTTTAACTCCGCCGCCGCATATTATGACGACAAAGAAGCGCAGCAGGATCTCACATTCCTTGGTCAGGATGATCGTCATGCGAGACTAGATTCGACTATTGATCAAGATCCGACTACTTGGATCGAGTACGAATACTATATGGTGGATCCAGAAGATCGCATTAAAGCTGAAGGCTTTAACTTCACCTACAGGAAGCCAGACCCCGCCGATCCATCTAAGGAGGTCCAGGTTGACTGGGCGACTGGACCAGGCTTTAGTCTCGAGCAGAGCGTTAAACTCGGGGCTCCCGGCGGCAAGAAACCTGTTTTCAAGGAGTTTGGTGGTCAACCGGTTGATATCGCTTCGAATCCAGGGCCTAAAGCCCTCCTTACGCTTTTCGGCGGGAATTATCGCTACATTCCTGGCAATGACGCCGGTGTTTTGAAGCTTGATTTTCAGGTTGAACTTCAAGAGCTGCGAAAGATCAACACCATTACGCTAGTACCATATGCTCTTACCGACAACAAGAATTATCCAATTCTCGTTGAAAAGGTAGAAACGTCAGAAGACGGTAGCACTTGGATACAGTTGAACCCTACGAATATGTGGATCGCAAATGAGAAGAACCTAGAAACCGCACGTATCGCAGACAATTCTGTGGTTGGTAGTGGGGTGTGGGTATTCTCCGAACGTACCGTGAAGTATATTCGATTCCAGATTCGTCAGAAGTACCCAGTAGATTGTGTTGTCGGGCACGTTTACTGGGAAACGAAGAAGAGGATTCAAAGAAAGTTCCGCGGCGACAATGTCAATGTCGAAATTGGCCTTGGTGGTGGCAGTGGTGGTGGCGGCATTACGGAGATAGAGGTTGGCGGCGAGCGTAAAGAGGGCCCAATCCCGACCGTGGTCAATCCCGCTCAATACAATGACCCGCGATACTCTTCAAACGGCGATCTTGTTAAGAAGGTTGAAGCATTCCAGGGTAAAAGATGGGCTATTGGAGTGCGCGATGTGACCATTGACGAGGTACTATATAAGCCAGTTGGTGTTATTGTCTCAAAACCGTTCAAGATTAATGGCATTGTTGATCGCGTTTCTCTTGAAGCAGACATCGACATTCCATCCTCGTTCCCAACGTCTGATGGGCAGCTCTGGGTCAAATTCTTTGTTTCCCCAGACGATGGGATTAACTGGTTCCCAATCTCCAGAATCCAGGATGACTTCTTGGGAATTCCAGAGATCGTTGCTTTCAACGATCCTCTGCCAGAGGAGTTTCACGAAACTGGGGTCGGGTACTACAACGTTAATAGCACCGTAAATTCGGTGAGGCTCAAGATTGAGCTGTCTCGTCCAGCATCCACAACGACCGACGCAAACACGGCATCTACAGGTTCGGACCTCAACGCCTCGTCCACCCCAGTTGTTAAGTGGTACAAACTTAAAGTGAGAAAGCGCTAATGAGCATTTCAGGTATTCAGCGTCGCAGACTGTTTGAGGAAGTTACCAGGTCATTCTATGCCTCTGGTGAGAAACCGCGATTGTCGGATATTTTGACTGAGGTATCCAGATACTTTTCCAAGTATCCCCCGGGCACACCACTTAAGCCGCTTCAAGGTTTTGCGTCAGACGGACAGAGATCAAATGTAGACTACATGAACGCCGCACTATTCGGCATGCAGCACAATCTATCTGTAGCGTATGAAGCCGCCCTTGAGCAGATTCGCGATATCATGATGACCACATCGGTTTTGCAGAGTAGCTTAGAGAGATTGCGCCTTCGTAGACGGGCGCTTATGTCTCAGATTGACGACTACCTATTCACACTCTTCAATGCTGATGGCTACTTTATGGCGTTGTCGGATACTTTTGACAACCTAGAGAATATAGACTTGTCCCTGACTACAGCTCTTGTAGATACCGCTGCTGGAAAGGTGACAATCCCGGCTAATAGCCACCTTACGAGACCGGTCCCAATTAACCAGATCGGCAATAACATCAATTTGACGGCATCCATAAATGGCAGCAGGGCCCAGTACAAGGTTCTTTCCCCATTCGAGAATGCTCTCGACGGCTTGGACAACACTATATGGGGGGTAGAAGTAGAGTCTAACACCCAGGCGGAAGTTATTGTGGTCTTTACCGTGCCAGTTGGTACGCAGGACACACCCGCCTATATCTCTAGAATCGAGTTTGATCCCTGGGGCGTTGAACCTGTGCAAACGATGGTTCGAACATACGATACAAGGTTATCGACTACAAAGGACTTATCTGCTGGGGAGCCTGAGGGTCGTACCATTAGTCAGAGAACCATTTCGATCCCTCCCGAATTCAACGACGCCTCTTTAGCGGCTATGGGCTTTAAGGGTGACGACTTTGACAATAAGATCGTCACTTCCGCCAGCAAGATGGTCTTTGCGGACAATCTCAGAAAATCAACACATGTATCGTTCTTCCTGCGCAAGAATACGCCCGACTATTCAATTCGTACCGCTTCCGGTACAACGGTTTATCGTTACATCTTTGGCGCCAAAGACATCGTCTTTACTCAGCACGTGTATGATCAAGAGGCTATCCTCGTTTCAAAGGCTCTCTCCCTGCCGACGGAGGTTGACGGAGAACACGTCATCGACGCGGTTAGTTTGTTAGCGAACGCAACAGTGCCCACCGATACGTCAATTACGTATTGGGTGGCGGCAGATATAGACAGCGCCGATCCCGGTATTGGCGACTTTGAATGGAAGAAGATTAAGCCCATCGAAAAGGTGGATAGGTCTCCAGATTCCATTGTGCGCTTTGGTGGCGCCAGAACATCAGTAGTTAGCATCACATCCAGTCCTCAGAATGGGGAACTTCAGCTCATCCTTCCCCAGAATGCTGAGGGGACAGAGCCATCGCAGTTAAATCCAAACCCGAATATCATTCAGGGTACGGATATTTGGCGTCTAGCCGAATTCAGCGATGATATCATTCCTTCATCCGCAGTCCTAGAGGAGGGTGTGAATACAGCGCGCATTCTCCACGTCGCATCCTCCTCTACTGCAGACAATGATCTAACTTTTTGGACCGACTACATCAGTGGTGCCTCAACAGCATCCGAAATCTACATGCGTATAGATGAAGGCAAGGGCATCCTTGATGGTAGCGTTATTGGTGAGAGCGATCGCTATGTTTATGTAGAGACATACCTAGAGACGGGCGCAGCCACTGAGTTATTCATTCGAAACTTCCGCAAAGCAGACGCCAACGCAAAAGATTGGGACGTTAAGGTTTATCTCAATGGTCGTGAGATCGGTGTACTAGATGTTGGGACTGACTTTCTTGCTATTCCGTGGAAGTTTGTAGAGGGATTGAACCATATTGTACTGCTGGTCACTATTCCTGAAGCCACAGATGATGTACCTCAGGTTTACGACGGCAAACTACTGTTAATGGAAGATAGCAATCTTGACGATTTCGGCACAGTTAAGCTCGCTACCTGGACTTATGTCGACTTTTTCCATATGCAATACAATGAAGTAAACACGCCTTTCTCGTTTACTATACGAGAAGTAGGGGAGAACAAGAAGGAGATCATCTCAAGGAGACAGCCCACGGATAACTTTAGGTTCAAGTACGCTAAGTCCACGAACGCTGGCCCTTCAGCGATTAGGGTGAAAGCAGACCTTCAGAGATCCGTCGAGAATCCCCACGTCACCCCCTCTCTTGATCTCTATAGAGTGAGATTCCTGTACGCCCAATAGCTGGAGAAGACCGTAGTGGCCACTAATTACCCCGAGGATTTTGATACACTCTACAATCCGCTAAGTTCACAGACACAAGATAGCCCCAGCCATGCGCAGATCCACGCCGACGCAAACGATGCAATTGAGGCGATTGAGCTTGAACTGGGCGCGACACCCAGTGGTGGTCACGCTAGTGTCTCGTCGCGCCTCGATGCGGAAGCGGCAAAAACCCACCTGAATCCCGTTGGTACTTGGGCCGCAGGGACCGAGTATGCCCTAAACGATCTCGTTAGGTATCGTGGCTACACCTATCAGGTAACAACCGCTCATACGAGCGGTACCTCATTCAATAGCGCAAACTTCGAGCAGATTACAAGCCAGGGGCCAACTCCTCCACAGGTATCATCTCTTAAAATTGCGGGCCATTCTTATATGGACCCAAACGGTATCGGTGTAGCAGCCAATCAGTGCACCGGTGCGCGTATCAAGGCTATGCTAGGCCTTCTTCCCACACAGGTGCAGAATATTGCTATTTCTGGTGGTGTGATTCGTTGGCACGACGGCACATGTACTTATCAAACAGTTCTTCAGAACGTTAACCCCGGTATTGTAGATGCTCCACGTGTGGCGGACGCGGGCATTGTCTTCACCATGTGGGGCACAAATGACGCAACAGTGTTTTATCGCACGGATAACTGGGATGAATGGACCTTTAAAGAGGCCTATAAGACCGTCATTGCTAGGTATAGGGCGGCTTCTGTCTACGAGAACACAGACACAACAACGATAGCGTACACCGGAAGCTGGACCGCTAGGACATATGAAAGTATTGGCGGCGATCCCTGGGGTTCGGGTACGGGGTTCCATTACACCAACTCTCCAGGTGCAAAGGTAACCATTACCACCCCAAGCGATATGGGTCGCTACCAGGATGGTGTATGGGTAGATCTTGGTTTCATTGGTGGGTACGAAGGCGCCACCGCCGATATCTACCTTGACGGCGTTTATCACGGCACGCTGAACAATGGCCGCGGCGCGGCATACGGTACAGCGTTTGGCACAAACTATTCAACCAGTTCTGGTCAGACCTATCATCAGAAAACGGGAATGATTTACCGTATGTGGATTCCTACCGTTCCAACCACGAGTGGGACAAGCGGCAGGGATTCATCCTTAACGACAACAAGCTTGGTCGAGCAGCACGAGATTGAAATTCGCTATACTGGAGCCGTTGTTGGCACCGTACCACAGGGTGATGCAACGCTGAAGTTTGATTATTGGCAGATTGAAGCGGACGAACCACCGCTTGTTTTGGTCTCCAATATGATTCAGCCACCAAACGGTTCATGGGTCTGGGCCGCCCTACAAGATCCCGACGTACACGACATCATTAACGATTGGATTCAGACTGTTGTTGACTGGTTTAATGATCCAACAGTACGTTTGGTTGACAACGATACGCCTCTTGGCGGTACTACGGCTACTTGGACAGTAAACAGCAACGCTAAGTGGTTCTCTAAGGATGGTTTGCACCCTAACGCAGAGGGCGCAAAGGTTATTGCTGAGACAACGTTAGAGGAAATTGTAGCCGCCCTCAATGAGGGTGTCTCAAGTCGCAACCTGCTTGGCTTTTGGTCAGACGAGGTTACCCCAAAGGTTGACCTGCCCGTATGGGACTCTGGCGCTGGCGATCCTCTAATTATCACAGACGATTTTGAAAGAGCCGCCGACGCCACAGATATTGGCGGTACTGGATGGACACCAGTAACCGGTGGTTGGGGTATTGACGATTATGGTCAGGCATATCTTGTAAGCACGAAGTTTACAAACCCAGACTTTGTTGATGAGTTTGATCGCGATGATTCGACCAGTGTAGTAGATAACGGTTGGACACAGACGTCTGGTACTTGGGGTATTAACGGCGAGCAGCTTTACCTAACAGCAAATGGCGCTAGCAACAAGAACATGCTTATTCGTGATGCTAACTCCACAACTCACTGCGCTCAGATATTGTTCGCCGCCCACACTTCGTCTCTCGCCGCCGATCTTGGCATTATTGTTCGCTGCCAAGACGCAAACAACTGGCTTATGGTGGTTCCAAATACAACCTTTGGCGGCTATGCTGTATACAAGTGTGTTGGTGGCGTAATTACCCGAGTAAGCGCAGCCGCTGAGACAGACGTACTTACTGGTGCTGGTTACGGCATTCGTGTTGAAGTCGGGGACGACGATGTTATGCGCTTCTATCAAGTGCATGACGGCACAAAGATTGTGGCATATGGCCTCCGTGCTACCTATACATACACCATTGTGGATGCTGTACTGCAGCACACCAACGCCAATGCAAAGTATATAGGTATTGGTGGCCCAAACCAGACCATCACCACAACAACGAGACTCGATAATTTCAAGTACGGTACCACAATTTCGCCCAATATTGCTACGTATAACTGTAAGCAGAATCTTGTTGTCCGTAACCTAGGTTCCCCAGATGTTGCGGTTGGTACAAAGTTTGGCGACGATGGTAGTGGCGTAGCCGAGAATTGGCAGGGTCTTGTTTTGAGGTATCAAGACCCAGACAACTTCTATGCACTTCTTGCTTCCGTCAGTTATGGTGCTTGGGCTTTTTCTAAGTGTGTGAACGGAACCTTTACAACCTTAAAGACTTTCCTGGGTACCAACGCTGTGGGTACGGTAGTGTCTGTTTCAATGGACGGTCCAAGTTTCAGCTTCTATTTGAACGGCAGTCTAATGACGACGGCGACCGACGCCACATATCTAACCGGCAATTCACACGGCATTGCTCTACATACTCAGATCAACGACGACTACAACGGCGCGCGTTGGGCCGATTTCAGGGATGGGGCATTCCAACTTGACAGTGAGTACGGAAACTATTATGTCGACAACGGTTTGGATCCAAGCACGGTCACGCTTTTCGGTCCATACAATAAGGATGGGGATGGATGGGGAACTGGTGTCGATATCTCTACCAGGGCTCTTCGCAACCCCATCACAACTGTAACCGCAGACGCCGCAACACCTTCTGAGTATGTTGTAGATATCTCTGAGTCTATCATTCTAGTCGATACGACATCTACGGGTAAGAGCATTATTCTTCCAGACCCTTCACTATATGAGGGTAGGATGTACACGGTTAAGAAGATCACCGCAGACGCCAATTCTGTTATTGTTGACTGCTATAGTGGCAATATCGACAACGCCGCCACCCCTTCGCAGAAGACCTGGTCAACACCATACGCAGCGTTCTCGTTTGTGTCTGACGGTACTAACTGGTGGATTGTGTAATGATTCTGTACACTGATACAACTAAGATCTATCAACCAAACTTTGTTAGGTGGCGTCATCGTTACAAGGGTGTGCGCGAAAGTCTAAAGATCAACCAGGAAATAGGTCAGTACTATTTCGATATCAAGAACAGCGATTACAAGCTAGACAATATGGACGAGCTTTTAGACGAGGTATCTGATACCATTGTTAATGGTGGAGCGGTGGATGGTGTTCAGTATGAGACCGACGCTGGTGATCAAGATCTTGTACTCCTTGGCCTTGACGAGATCGCCGCTCAGGTTGAGCGTATGCGAATCAGAGTTAAGAGACTTGAGGACCTAGCTATCTAAAGGATGTAATATGAGTGAGGCTTTGTATTCAAAGCAGGAGTACGCACAGTGGCGCGGCCCTACAACAAGTGACAAGTACAACGAGCGTATCGAGAACCTCTATAAGGATCTAATGACCCTTGTCAACAGGTTGGGTATTACAGATGAGGAGCTTCGCCTGCTTCGTCAGCGCATTTTCAAGGAAGAGTTGTCTATTGCCAAGGTCCTAGACGATCTCACGAGCCGCATCGCCGCTCTTGAAGCTGGCGACACAATTCTAACGTTTGGCGATCCAGATCAGATTGATGTAGATCGTTTTTCAACGACAGATTTTGCGGTATCAACTGACGCAGAGTGCAGCTGGGATGGGCAGTACAGCATCATTACGCTTCCTAAGAACGCCTCTTCATCGTTCTCTAAGCTGAAGATGCAAAATGCTGACGGAACGTATGTAATCCCGTCAACATTCGAAGCTCTCGCCCAGGGTGTATCTAATACCGCTGATTCGGTTGCGGCAAGACTGAACACCTCAGATGTTTACAATGCTGTGCTGCAGCAGGTTGGCACCGTATGGGAGCGTAACGTGGTGGTCGATGCGCCTAACGTTAACGGCGCTGAAGTGATTTTGCATGTGCGATTCCCAACCGATATGACCGTTAACGACAATACAAACTGCATCATTCTACACCCATTCCCAACCATGGGCTGCGACATTGTTGATGTAGAGTACACCACAAACTTTGATGTGGCACTTAACACAACCGATTCGTATATTCCACTAAACAACGACGCCATGTATGACGGTAATACAAGGGCGATTGGGTGGGTTCCACCTGGTGGTTGGACCGGTGATGAGATCAACAACTCCGGGCCTAAGATCTTCTACTTTAATCCAACAGCTATTACGGGTATCAAGATCAAGCTTCGTCAGCAGACATATATGTTGGAAGATAACAAGTATGTTTATTCGTATGGCCTATCTAAGCTGGATGCTCGGTACGATAAGTTTGCTGATACTGGTAGGACGATCATTCGTTTCGACGCCCCTGATGGACAGACAATCTCTAGCGTAACCAATGTTACCCCTGAGATTTGGAACATTCTAGAGGGTGAGCTTCCAGATGTCTTCTCATATAGGGTTATATGGGAAGTGGCGGAAGATATCGGCATTTATACAACTACTGCAGTTCCGAACTCAAAGAAGGTTTGGATTGAAGTCACTCTATCTAAGAGCGATGGTGGAGCAACGCCAGTTCTATCTGGCCTAAATATCGAGTACACCAACTAGCTATAGCCGTAATCGCTCGTTACTAGTTATACAGAGGGTACAGAAGGGCCGAAAGGCCCACCTTAGGACCTAGTTACGTTGTACCCTCACCTCATTTATTGAAGGGGAGATCATTCATGGCACTATTCTACAGTGGCAAGAGACCAGTTCTGAAGGGCCGCGACGCCGATCAGAACATCAACACATACACTAACGAGGTTGAAGAGTACTCTAACTGGTCACTCATGAACCCAAGTCATGTGCTCGACGGTATTCCGGCCACCCCACACACACCAGGCGACGGCTATCATCCACATGGCCTTAATCTGACACGTTATTACAATGGCGACGATAGCGAGAGCAGGATTCGTAGCCTGCGCGACGCCGGTAGTGGCGTCCGTATCGACGGCATGCGTTATCGCCCACTAGAAAACAAGGCAGCGGGCAACAACCTAGTATTTGGATCGAGCTACGGCCACGAGCCTCGTGCGACGGATTACTCGCTCATCGACCCATACGACGATACAGATCGTCAGCGTAGATTGGACGATCCAGGTCACGCAATTCGCGCAATTGATGCGACTGGTACAGCCGCCTCCTTTGGCTACTTCGATCCATATGTATACAAGGGTGTCACAACTGTAAGCCTGGGCGAGACAACACAGGCATACCCAACCGACTTCGATCACGAGTATGGCAAGAACAGGGTCAACGAGTGGCGTGGCGTAACATCCGCTAAGGCACTCGACGTATAGGAAATACGGTGGCTAAGGATTCGCCCCGGAGAATTGAGCCAGCAGTTATTGCCTGGGCGGGCTTAGCAGGTTATGTGTTTGTAGTTGACATAGCTCTTCTTTTGAAGGGTAACAAACCGATGACAGAGGTTTGGAGAGAGGCCCTACGCCACCCGGTTCATAGATGGACCGTGATTGCGGCGTGGGGCTTCACTACGAAGCACCTCTTTGCAGGCAATTTCCTTCCTTGGTTGGACCCCTTCAACATCATTGCTGCAGGGGCGGTAGCGGTACAGAAAATAACAGGAGTTAATGATGCAGATAGACATGGGACTACTTAATCTTCTGGTGGCAACAGTTCTACCATTTTTGGTAGCATTGGTGACGCGTAAGGAGACCGATTCTTCAAAGAAGGGTATCCTGCTAGCAGTGCTAGCTGGTGCCACAGCAATGGTAACACAGGCAGTTAACCAGCTGGGCGTTTTCGACGTTCAGACTTTGTACTTGGGTGTACAGAACTTCATCGTATCAATCGGCCTATACACTGGCCTATGGAAGCCCACAGGCGCAGCCGATAAGGTTGCAGACAAGACCGATAACGTAGGTTTTAGGCTGTAAAACTTCCAATACGATTAGACACATACTCCGCGTCGTGCTATAGTGTACGACACACACGGCTCGGAGGCTTAAAAAACGAATGGTTCGATGCGGCTCTATCTCATGCGGGTAGGGCCGCATCTTACTCTCTGGGCATCGGATATATAGGTTTAGAGATGAAGACGAAAGACGCAGCAAGATATCTGAGTTTATATGTCGGTGAATCCGACTGGGAGAGACACATTACTGAGAGGTACAAGCAGCTAGCAAAGAACGCTTCACCAGAACAAGCCAAGGAAGACCTTCGTAGGTCGGTCGCATGCGCTACACTACTACCACTATACGATCGGTATAAGGTACCGGATCCACCAGAGAATTTGCTTTTCTGGTGTAAGTCGTTTCGACAGTATGGTGAGCGAGATTGGGAAGCGCTACTCGATGAAACAATGGAGCGAGACCTGCAGATCGCTAAGTGGAGAAATCAATGTCAAAGCCTGGGTATCATAGACCCAATCGATTATTCCCCTATTACTAGACAGGCATTCAATTGGCTCTTCAGTGAAGCAGAGCGCAGTGGCGATATAACGGAGGAAAACAAGCAGCGAATCGAGCAGTCGTTTAAGCGCCTTGTATACACCTATGGTGGCGCCGTTATTTGTTCTATCTTCCAGAAGCACGAGTCCTCTGTAGGCAAGAAAGTGCTAAACTGGAGGTCGAACTACTTTTTCGAGCGATTGATCTTTGACATCTACTCCGTAGATCAAGTAGTGAAGATCAAGCGACAAGAACTTAAGAAGACCAATCCTAAACTTGTGAAGCAAATTAGAAAGGTGTAGGAGAAACCACACAATGCCAGAGAATTATCTATCCTTTAATCTGCCAGAAGACTTCATCGACACATACAAGACAAGGCAAGTGCCTTGGGGATTTCCGATTGGAGGGGGCAACTATCTAGGGGAGCTAACATTCCTCACCAAGTACAGCAGACGCAAGGAGGACGGCAGTAAAGAGCGTTGGTGGGAGACATGCCGCCGCGTTATTGAGGGCATGTTCTCCATCCAGAAGGATTGGTGTAAGAGTAATCGCCTGCCATGGAACGAGAACAAGGCGCAGGCAACAGCAAAGGACGCTTATGAGCGCCTGTTCGTTGGTAAGTGGACACCACCTGGTCGTGGCCTATGGATGATGGGCACCGAGTTCGTTAATGGGCAGAAGAACTCAGCTGCCCTACAGAACTGCGCGTTTATTTCTACCGAGCACCTGTCGTCACGCAGCATCAACGAGGCCACCCTTCCATTTGTGCGCCTCATGGAGATGTCGATGCTTGGTGTTGGCGTTGGTTTCGACACTAAGGGCTCCGGTAAGTTGCAGCTTCATCAGCCAACAGATGAGGTTGAGGTATTCACAATTGACGATTCTCGCGAGGGATGGTGTCAGTCTCTGGCCCTTCTATTGGAGAGCTACTTCTTTGCCGGTCGTCCCACTTACGAGTTCGACTACTCCCTTATCCGCAAGGCTGGAGAGCCGATTAAGGGTTTCGGAGGCATTGCAGCAGGCTATGCCCCGTTAAAGGATCTGCACGAAAAGCTTCGTGAAATCTTGGGTGGCCGTGCGGGAGATTTCATTACGTCGACAGATATTGTTGATGTGATGAACCTTGTCGGCAAGTGTGTTGTTGCTGGTAATGTACGTCGTTCTGCGGAGATTGCCCTCGGCGCGGCAGATGATAAGGACTTTCTTGATCTCAAGAATTGGGAGGTCAACCCTGAGCGTATGGGTCCCAATGGTTGGGGCTTTACATCAAACAACTCTGTTTTCGCAGAGGTAGGCGGCAACTATGACCACCTTGCTGAGCGTATCGCCGCCAATGGTGAACCAGGGTTGATCTATCTGGACCTATGCCGTAAGTATGGTCGCCTAATTGATCCCCCGAATAACCGCGATTACCGTGCTGCTGGCACAAATCCATGCGGTGAGCAGACACTAGAGTCCTTTGAATGCTGCACTCTGGTTGAGACCTTCCCCATTAAGCACGAGACGCTCGATGACTACAAGAGGACCATCAAGGTCGCTTATCTGTATGCCAAGTCTGTTACGCTACTGCCGACTCATTGGCCAGAGACAAACTCCATCATGCAGCGTAACCGTCGTATCGGTTGCTCTGTCTCGGGTGTCGCACAATTCACTGAGCGCCACGGTCAAACAGACCTACGCACATGGCTAAACAGCGGCTATGATGAGGTTCAACGTTATGACCGCGTATACTCTGATTGGCTTGGTGTGCGCGAGTCTATCAAGACAACCTCTGTTAAGCCATCTGGGACCGTTTCACTACTGTTTGGGGTAACCCCAGGCGTACACTGGCCTACGGCAGATGTTTATATTCGCCGTATGAGACTGGCAGTCAACGATCCACTGCTGAGTGCGCTTGAGATGGCTGGATACCACGTCGAACCCGACGTTATGGATCCCAAGAACACGATGGTGGTTGAGCTACCAACGAGAGGTCCGCAGGTTCGTACAGAGCGCGAGGTTTCTATGTGGGAAAAGGCAAACCTTGCTGTTCTAGCACAGCGTTATTGGGCAGACAACCAGGTTTCCGTTACCATCACATTCCAGGATGATGAGAAGGACCAGATTGGTGCGCTTCTACGCACCTTTGATGGGCAGCTAAAGTCCATCAGCATGCTTCCACTGCTGGAAGAGGGTGGGGCTTACGCACAGATGCCTTACGAGCGCATTCCAGAGGATGTGTGGGAAACCAAGACCGGCAACGTACTTGGTATCCTGTGGGACGATCTATACAACGGCGCAGCGCTAGACGCCGAGGGTGAGAAGTTCTGCGCTAATGATGTATGTGAGATTCCTCTAAAGGCGTAAGATGAACGAAGACGAGCAGTTTGAATCTATCATGAATCAGAATGATATGGGCGAGCAGGAACAGCCAACCTTAGAAGAGTTGGTCCTTACTATGTCTCTTATCACCAGTGCCCTAGATGAAATTGCAAGGTACGCCGCAAACATGGTAGAATGCCCTCTCGTTGAAGACGAAGATGAAGATGAAGTAGTAGAAGAAAGTGGCTATCTATCCCCCGCAAGCATCATGTTGATGCGTCAGATGTGTGATATAGCGGGGGACTTGATACATGTGTTTGAAGATGATTTCGAAAAGAGCATTGTCATCGAAGATGACGAGGACGACGAAGAAGAGTAGAAATGTTAACTGGATTTGACAAGAGAGAATCACATATCCCGGTACTTGATAAGGGGTATGTTCGTCTTATAGATGTGATGGGTTCGGACCTTAGTGTTGTGAATGCCGCCCGTGCATCCTTTGCAAAGGAGAGTGATGAGTTTGGCCCAAATGATGCTAGGCTTCTGTCTTTTCTGATTCGTGAAGGCCACATGAGCCCTTTCCGCCACGCCTTTATGACTTTCGAGTTTAAGGCACCATTACTAGTTGCTCGCCAGCATTGGAAGTACATTGTTGGATCGGACCACACTATGGATGGCTGGAACGAGGCTTCTCGTCGCTATGTGACAATGGAGCCAGAGTTCTATGAGCCAGCCTCAGATGAGTGGAGAAGCGCGCCAGACAATCGTAAGCAGGGTTCTGGGGGACCAATTGGCCCTTGGGAGGGCACACAGGTTACAACTGCTTTACAGGAGCACATTGTAAAGTCCGCCAACCTATACGCATGGGCTATGGAGCTTGGTGTGGCGCCGGAGATGGCCCGCCTATTTCTCCCCGCCTATGCGCTATACACCAACTATCGTTGGTCCGCAAGTCTACAGTCTGTATGCTTCTTCTTGGCTCAGCGCCTAGAAGATGACGCACAGAAGGAGATTCAGGACTACGCACGGGCTATCTATAGACTTGTACAGCCACGATTCCCAGTGACAATCAACGAGCTTATGAAGGGTAAGACATGGTAATAGCCGCTATCACAGCATGGTGGCAGCCTGTCCTCGCTGTGGTTATTGCGTACATTTTCCTTTGGGTAATCACCTTGATTGCCAGAGCCCATGATGAGCGCAGAGTACAGTTTATCTACATCGCACTCGTACTTTTACCATTGGCGGTGATCAGCCTTGTCGCTATCTCTTAACAAGAGACTCCAGTATATGGAGTTCTGTATCGCTGGAGCGAAGATCTTCTCGACGTGTGGTAAGCGTAGGTATATGGCGGTTCTCTTAGATGGCCGTCATCGCGTTGTTGGTGTGGGATACAACGGTGGTCCTAGTGGTATGGAGCATTGTGAGGATGGTGGGTGTCCTAGGTTCCTAGAGAACTCACCATCGGGCTCTAACTATGATAATTGCATTGCAATTCACGCAGAACAAAACGCATTCCTGAATTGCGTAGCTGATCCCAAGATCCTGTTTGTCAACGGACCACCATGCTATACTTGCGCTAAGTTGATAGTGAACAGCACGGTTGAGGAAGTACACTATGTTGTCGATCCCAGCTATAAGGACTGGGAAAGAGTAGAAAAGTTCATGAAGGATAACGGTATAACTCTATGCCAGCAGGTAAGGTAAACTACTTGATTGTATACGAGCACGACCCACAAGTATATGGTTGTGCAAGCAAGGATATCGCCCTCAGTACTCCGCCTCCTGAGGGGTTCACGCTAGCAGACAAGCGCGTCTACTACGTGACGGTAGAGCCAGACAACAAGATGCTTGTTTGGCGAAGGCTTCCACAGGAAGAAGTAGAGGCAGCGGAATTAAAGGCTCACAAAAAGAAGGAAAAGAATGAGCAGGAGTAGAAGAAAGGTGACCCTATATGAAGGGGAATCCTTTGTGGTGTTGGACGTTGATACGTGGTCTTACCTAGTAAGCGTCTTTAGGGAGTTGGCCCTACAGCATAGGGAGGGCACCGAAGAGGCAGACGGTTGGAACTATATCGCAGATACCATCGCGGTCCAGTACCAGGATAACCAGTTCACCGAAGAGTTTGAGGATGAAATCTAAAGTAAAGCTGTATGTCTATGAGGAGCACGGCAAAGAAACTGTCATTGACATCTTCCACGCTAAAGAGTGGAGCGAGTTTATGCTTGTGGATGTCGATCTCCCGCTAGACAATGAACAGATAGATCAGCTTAATCGCGCATTTGAGCACGTCAACAAGCAGATCATCATCCTCCCTAAAGGGATTGACGTCAAGATATATGGAGTACGAGAACAAGACGACGAACCAATTGAGCTTACTCCAGTTGATGAATCGAATATCGGAGTGGGTAGTTAACGAAGAAATCGTGGACGTCTGCAAAGACTTCCTGTGTTTGGTAGAATGTGGACTTGATCCAGAATACGCATTTGAGGTAGTGATAAGTGAACGTAGATCTATGCATCGTGAACTATAACACGGTGAAGCAGCTGGACAGGTTCCTGCTGACCCTGAATTCCGACATGCCGGATAACCCACCATGGAAAGCCTATGTGGCAGATAATGGGTCAGAAGATGACAGCCCAGATTATTTAACCGGCTACAACTTCCCGATACCGTCAACGTATATTGATTGGTATCTGGACGAGAACGTGGGGTACGCTGCGGCATGCAATAAGCTTGCGTCACAGGGTACCGGTGATATCATCGGCCTGCTCAATTCTGATGTCTGGATGACAACTTCGGATGTCATGGCTATCGCCAAGTCGTTTGAGGATGATCCCAATGTTCATATCCTTGGACCAAAACAGCGCGATGAGCGCGGCAGGATTACGCATGCGGGTATTGGCGGGACAAACACCGCACCAAAACACCGTGGCTGGCACATGGACGATCCACACGATATCCAGTTCAGGGATAAGGTTGAGATGGTGACAGTTTCAGGTTCAGCCTTCTTTGTGAGACGTAGTACGTGGGAAGCTCTGGCTTCGGATGAAGATTACCTTAAGGTAGTCGACTTGTTTGTAGAGGAGGGTTCGATTCCGAGGGAGAGAACAGCCCATCTAGGACCCTTCCTTCCAACCAAGCACTATTACGAAGAGACATTCTGCGCCTACTTTGCTAGGCATCGTGGATACGGTGTCTACTATGATGGTCGTATCTCTATCGGGCATAGTTGGCATGCGTCGCACAGTAAGGGAAGTGAAGCAGACAAGTATTGGCAGGAGAGTCAATCGCTCTTCCGTCGGGCTTGTGACATGTTAGGAATTGAGCATGACTAATACAGATGTGGTTTTGGAAATGGTAGCGGCTGAACGTGAGCGCCAGTTAGCTAAATGGGGCGAGCAGAGTCACTCAAACGTAGAGTGGATCACTGTTCTCGCTGAAGAATTTGGTGAGGCGGCACAAGAGGTACTTCGTTCACACTTTGGAGACAAGGATCAGGGCGATCTTGTTGACGAGCTAGTGCAGGTGGCCGCTGTAGCTGTAGCGCACTTGGAGTGTATTATCTTTGGGAGCGCCTAATGCCGCACTACAAGATATATGCAGATGTGCTATACTCTCATGTATATGAATTCGACGCACCAAACAAGACTGAGGCACAGCGTATGGTGGACGACGAAGAGGTAAACCCAAAAGAAGTAAAACAGGTAACATCCCCAGTTATTGTGTATGTAGAGGAAAACAAGAAATGAAGCTTGTAGCTAATATGGTCGGACGTAATGAGTCGGGCCGCTATCTAAAAGAGGTTCTAGAACACCTTGGCCATATCGCTGACGAGATCGTCTTTACAGATGACTGCTCGGATGACGATACGGCAGAGATTGCCGCATCATGTGGCGCCAATGTATATAGAATGCCAGAGCCCATGTTTGGTACGCATGAGGGAGTCCTGCGAAACTCTTCGTGGAAGAACCTCTCAAACCACGCAGAGATTGGTGATTGGATTCTTGCAATTGATTGTGACGAGAAGCTTTGGGCAGAACGTCCTAACGTAGATATCCGCGAACTAATGCGTCGCTCAGATGTGGACGTCATCAACATTAAGTTCTTCCACATGTGGAATGAGACACATTTCCGCGTAGATAAGGCATGGGCGCCAACAAATAGTTCGCGCATGTTCCGCTACTTCCTTGGTGGTCAGTTCGTTGACCGCAGGCTAGCCTGTGGATCAGAACCCAATTACGTACAGACACTCATGCGTCGTGGTCGCTATCTACTAGACTCCGGGCTCATCATGCAGCACCTCGGCTACGTGAGGGACGAGGACAAGCAGGCCAAGTACGAGCGGTATATGAACCTGGACGGTGGAGATTTCCACGCCCGTGCACACTTGGAGTCAATTATCGACCCTAATCCTACCCTGGAGCTTTGGAATTATGGCTCGTAGAGTTTTAGTTTTTGGGGCGGGCGGCGTCGTCGGGCAGCACATGATCCTGACAAAGCCAGATAATGTGGTGGCTAGTTTTGTTCGCCGTACACCCCATCCCGAATACGATGCTCTAGACATGGAGAACACAAAAGACCTCCTTGAGCATTTGCGTTTGTTTCACCCCGATGTGGTAGTGAATCTGGCTGGCGAGAATAGGGTTGACGTAGTAGAGGGTAATCCTGGTAAGTATGAGAATATCAACGTCAACATCCCTAAGGTGATTGCTAACTGGTGCAAGCAAAACGATGCGCACATGATTCAGGTTAGTAGTCAAGGGGTATTCTCTGGTGAAAACCCACCCTACGACGCATTAAGTGAGCCCGATCCAATTACCGAATACGGTAAGCAAAAGTACGCCGCCGAACTAGCCGTCAAGGAAATTCTTGGCGTGCGGTCAAGCATCGCAAGATTGACATTTGTGCTTGGTGTTCGTCCATTTCAGGATATTGGCCGTAAGAATCCGCTAGAGCATATGATTGAGAACCCAAAGCAGCTGCAGGTTGATGACAGGTTTTTCTCACCCGTGTTCGCCAAGGACGCCGCATATCGACTGTGGGACGAGGCTATGAATCCCGGTAGTTGGCCAATTCATATTGGTATCCCGATTACGGTCTCCAGGTTTAGGGTGGCGGCGGATCTTAAATATCACACACATGGGATAATTGAAGCTGATATTCAGCCTATCTCACACGAATACTTTGAGGGTATAGCTCCCCGTCCACGTGATACGACGTGGCAAATTGGCTCACGATACGGTATGGAATATGAGGATGGGCTAATCTCATCCTTTATTGAATGGAGTAGACTACAGAAATGAATCTAGAACAAAGAGCATGGGATCTAATCGAGTTCTTTGGTACGGATCCGGAGCCAGTCTTCGGGCGCCTTGCCAAGGGGTTTCACGAGAACCATAGAATGGTGGCGGAGGATTTCTTCGCTGCTGGCGCAGACGTCAATGACCCCGAGTCACTACTTAACTGGTACCGCAATACAGAAGCCTACATTTGGGAGCTTAGCGCATACCATCTAGAGCCTGGCTTCAACTATAGCGGCATGTGCGACGGTATCGCACAGTACCTTTCTGCCAACAAAAAGAAGAACGTGCTGATTCTTGGTGATGGCGTGGGTGATCTCTCAATCCGTTGTGCGCAGGAGGGACTAAGTCCAACCTATAACGACCTTGAGGGTGGCCGCACGGCAGCATTCGCACAGTTCCTCTTCAACAAGTACAACGTAGAGGTCGCAACACTCTTTACGCCTGACTGGAATCCAGATCTTGGCTCTCGTAAGTTTGATGCCGTAGTGGCACTGGACTTCTTCGAGCATCTTGTCAATGTAGAGGATTGGGCAAACGCAGTCTTCAAGGCATTGAAGAAGAATGGCCAGTTCATGGCGCAGAACGCCTTTGCAATTGGCGACGAAGAGCACGGCAACAGTATCCCAATGCACCTCTCGGTTAACAACCGATTTGAGCATGACTGGATTCCCCTGCTAGAATCAATTGGATTCAAGAACAACGACAATGGATGGTGGAGGAAGCCGTAATGAGGATTGATCTTGGCACAGCCTCGTATCAGAATCCCGATAAGCTGGACAGGGCGCTCAGCGCCCTAAGGCACCTCTCTACATCTGAGTGGCGCTGCCTTGTTGTTGATAACAACTCTCCTGATCCTCTGGTGAAGGAAGTCATTAGCAAGCACGCAGACCAGGACTCCCGCATCATCCCACGGTTCCTTGATGAGAACCTGGGATATGCTGGGGCGGTCAATCAGATTCTAGAGTGGGCCGAAACAAACAACGTAGGATACATCGACAACGACGCCTACGTACAAACACATGGCTGGGATGAGAAGTTGGCACTCTATCTAGAGGCCAATCACGAACTCGCCATGGTGTTCCCCAATGGTGGATCGTATATGATTCAACGTCCACGTTACGCCGAGATCCTTTGGGGTGTGGGGTTCTGTTGGATGCTGAACCGTCAGCGCTACAAGGAGATCGGTGGTTTCGACACAGAGATTGGCCATCAGGAAGAGGTAGATTTCCAGACCAGGCTACGTCTTGGTGGTTGGAGAATGGCCGCGGCACCAGAAGTACACGTGCGCCACGACGCGTCAAGCACGCGCAACCCAGCAGCACAGGAGCGCATCAATCAGGGCGTTATCAATTGGGTAAACAAGTGGAACAAGTACTTCAGTGGGCAGACACACTACCATTCACCTAATGTGATTCGTTATGAAGATTGGCCACCAGTTGCATTGTACATGGAAGAGTGGTATCATCTGCAGCCTGAGCTACAGGGGCTCAACGAAGAGCCTGAGACAGTATACATCGCAGGCCTTGGCCGTGAGGTAGACCTCATTAAGGTGCCAAGGTGGCAACACTTGTATCGAGGAAGAATCATCTAATGGATATTGAAGTTGATAGTGTAATCGCTGCTCTTTCGAGTTTGGGTGAAATCTTAGAGGAAAATGAGAGACTAAAAGAGGAGTTGGCCAACGCACGAGAGGCCAAGCAGGCGGCGTATGATCTTCTGCGCGATTACGATAACGACATCCTGAACTACAAGGGTGCATTGAAACGACGTGAGGACGAAATTCACGTACTGTACCACAAGGTATCGACCCTGCTTGGTGATAAAAAGCCACAGGACTACGATAAGTTTAATGTTGAGACAATGCGGAGAACACTGCAGTCCTTACTTGACGAAGTGGAACCAGTCAATATCACTTTCGCTGGCACAGATAAGGTTTGGACTCTCAGCGAATATGGCGCTAAGCAGGGAGTAAGTGCGGTAAGTAATTATCCCGAAGAGAGATTGACGTTCTGCTGATGACGTTCACGTACAAATGCTGCGATCCATGCCCATGGTGTGGGTCGGAAGTAGAATTTGATGAGCTAGAGATAGACGATTCCTGGATATGGCTTCACAATTGTCCACACAAAGAGTGTGGGTGGCGTGAAGGCCTACATTGGGACTGTGCAACAAAGGAAGAATGGGAAAACAGATATGAGACTTGAAACCATCCCACAGAGCGATGGTGTTAAGGTTGTAATTGGCACAAGGACATGGGTCGGTGAAGACTGGATTCATGTGGACATTGACGAGTTTCCGCTATGGGATCCAGTAGCCAAGAGGCGCATGCCGGTTGATGTTGTGTGTGACGCCGAGAACCTACAGATTGCCGACAACTTCGCTGATCTTGTGTTCTCTAGTGAGGCAATCGAGCACTTCTCCTGGCGTAAAACTGGTGATGTCATCAAGGAATGGGCGCGAATTCTAAAGCCTGGTGGTACAATGGTTATTGAGGCGCCCGACTTTGCGGCAGCCTGCGCTCAGCTACTTGCTACAGAGACGTTAGAGAACCATCTAGCAATGCAGCAGATCTTCTTCGCTGAGCAGTTGAACCCATACGATATTCACTTTGCGGGAATCACGCATTTGACCCTGCCTCACTTCTTTGAGCAGGCTGGTTTGGAGGTAGTAGATGTCAAGAGAGGAAGCGATTGGGGCTGGCTACGCTGCGAGGGAGTCAAGCTTTAACTGGCGATTCTTTGCACACATCCTAAAGGATGTTGTAGACCCACGCAGTCCACTCATTTATTATGGGGACGATTACGACCTTGTACCCGTTCTTCGTGATCCTGAGTTTGGTGTGGAATCTTGGCATCTTTACTATGGTGAAGGCGATAGTCCATACGAGCATAGTTTTAGCTGGCTACCAGAGATCAACGACAGCTACTTTGGTCACGATTATTGTGACACGTTTGTGTCGGTGAACTACGCCCATCCCATTAACTTTGGTTCGCCAGAACAATTAAGTCATCAGATATACGAACTTATGAAGCGTGGTGGCGTCATCGTGCTTGTGAATCCAGCCTTTTGGGCGTCGGGTTTGTTTGATGTCTTCAGTAGAAACTATCACGCAGAGGATCTATTTCGTTCGTATGCAATGTTGGCGCACGAAGAAGTGGTGGTGTTTGAAAAGTGATAGTTGACGCATTCACATACTACAATGAGACTGACGTTCTTAGGATTCGCCTTGAAGAGCTTGGTGATGTGGTAGACGAGTTTGTGGTGGTAGAGGCAGACCAAACATTTACCGGTCTGCCCAAGCCATTTTACTTTGACGATCTACCGAATTGGGTTGACAAATGGAGACATAAGATTCTCCGTTATCAAATCAGTTTTCCGAGTCAGGATATGACACCATGGGAACGAGAGTATTATCAGCGCAACGCTATTAGGAGCGCCGTTGAGTGGGCCCCAAGCGACGCTACCATTCTAATCTCAGACGCTGACGAAATTGTTAGCCCCACAGTTTTAGGGGCTAAGAGATGGCTTCAGAATTTTCCGGTTCGTATTGACAATGTGCAGTATTTCTGGAATCTTAACTGGCAAGTGCCGAAACACTGTAACCAGGGTGCTCGTCCGGTTGCGGTTCTGAATGGCGACCTACAGAATGGCCCTTCGCCGCAGGAATTAAGAGCAGCAAACCTTCCGATAGTTGGGCACAATATTGGTGGGTGGCACTTCTCGTTCTTGGGAGATCAAGAAAGAGCGCGCAAGAAAATTGAATCCTTTGCTCACACTGAGATGAACACAGAGGAATTTAAGGCTGCATCGCACATGCACAGATGCGCTAAGAACGGCATCGACCCATTTGACAGGTTCCCGTTAAGGTATACTCCCATCAACTACTTTTACCCTAGGTGGGTTCAAGAGAATCAAGACCAGCTACAGCACCTAATCATTTCACCACCATACAGTTAGGAGTCCTTATGAAGGACGATGAGTTTTGGGACAAGGATGCGATCATCAAAGATCGGATCTTTGACAGCAATGTCTCGTATCCGGAAATCGCTGATGAGTTGGGGATTACAATAGCTGAACTTAATCGACGCATTAAGGCTCTAGGTCTTGATTGGGTTGCCAGTAGGGGTCGCAAGGTTTCACGCGGACAGGCTGCACTTACAAAGATTGTTAGGCAACTCATCCCTAAGGCTGAGATCATCAACGAATATCAAGTTGGGGAGAAGCTACGTCTAGATATCTACCTGCCACAGTATAAGCTAGGCATCGAGTATCACGGTAGGCAGCACTTCTTCTACTCTAACCTGTTCTTCAAGGATCGTCAGGACTTCCTCGACGCACAGAAGCGTGACGAGCGCAAGATAGAACTGTGCAAAGAGCAAGGTATTGCGCTTGTTGTATTTAGGTTCACAGATAAGTTGACACAGGAGGCTGTATTTGAGAGAATAGTAGGCGCTCTAAACAGCACCCCCTATGTCAAAGAGAAACGAGAGAGCCGCTACAAGGGAAACGCTTACTACGAGAAGCGTAAAGAGTCTGATAGAGAGTATCGAAAGAAGCGCTACAGAGAGCTAAAGAGGAAGAGGCGTGACGGCTAGTCTAGAACTAGAGATTGAGGAAGAAGTAACACCCCTGGAATACCAGGTTTTTGCCCTAGCATTTAAGGAAGAGGGTGCAATTGAGAGATTCGCTGATGAACTCCCACCAGATTATGTTGGCGCGATTCACGGCGATACAGGAATCCATGAGTTCTACAAGGCATTCCTTCACTTCTACGAGAAGACTGGCTTAGACCCAATTGACCCCATTGCCTGGAAGGCGTGGGTTCAGACAGAGACAGACATCGTTGATGCTCTCGGCGGCATGGGTCCGATCACCTACTTTGTAGATACTGTGATGAGTCTGGATCTCACCACTGTCGATTCTGTCATTAAGGTTTTACGCTACCGCGCCAATCAGCGCAAGCAGCTGAACAACATGCAGACGCTTCAGAGCCTGCTGGCCAAAAAGGGCCACAAGACAGATGAAGAAGTCGAGAAGATCCTACAGCTAACAGATCAGATTCGCTCATTAGAGAGCAATCTAGACTACAATCCGCTGGATGTAGTGGTCACAGGAGACGACATCGCAGCTAGGGCAGAGTCTCTGATGGATGTGCCAGATTTCCTCTCTACTCCCTTCCCTTCCTACAATAGGGCTCTCGGGTATACCGAAGAGGGGGGCTATTTCAGGGGCGCGGTACACGCCATTGTCGCTCCATCCGGTAAGGGTAAGAGTACGTTCTCTAAGATCCTCGCCAATCACTGGCTAGACTCCGGCTACACCGTATGCTACGTGAATTACGAGGAAGCCCAAGCCCATTGGGAGCGCATCCTGATGACCCAGATCATCAAGGAGAACGTCTATGCCCATTCAAGGTTGTGGACACCAGAGGAAAAAGAATATCGCCTTGAGGTTTTCAAGGAGAAACTGAATGAATGGGGCGATCGAATGATGATCCGCCACAGTCCAGACAGTTCTTACTACGATGATCTTGAACTATGGCTGCGCGATGTCATGGGTCACAACGCTAGGATTCCAGATGTGGTAATCATCGACACCATCCAGTCAATGCTTGGTCGTGGTGGCGGTCCACGCTGGGAGCAGTATGAGCGTATGATGATTCGTCTAGAGAAGCTGGCGAAGGATATGAATGCAGTGTTTATCCTGACCGCACAGCAGAACGTTAACGCAATGAAGGAGAAGCGAGAACTGATTGAGCAGCAGGATGTTGGCGGCTCTATCAGCATCGTGCAGAAGTGCTCTGTTATCACCTTCATTACGGAGAAGAAGTTACTGAGTGGGGACGACTCGGAAGACGAGTTCCTCATGCAGTTACAGATTCCAAAGAACCGAATTACTGGTTCAACATTTACGTATGACCCCCCACTTGTGATGTATAATGATGAGACGAAATCGTATGAGGAGTTTGAACAGGTTGATCAGGCTCTATACGACAACGACTATCTAGAAGAGCTAGATGTATTCGGAGACGATTTTAACCTATGATAGACATTCACATTGATGCACTGAAGGACTTCCAAACTTGTGCTCTCTTATACGATTTCCGCCATCTTCAGGAGATGTATGAGCCTGTCAATAGGGCTGACGAGTTGTCCATAAGGTTTGAGAACACGATGAAAAGGATTCTGTCCTTCTTCTTCTACAAGAAACAGTCGGGCATTATCCCATCTGTATCCGCCATCCTAAACCGTTGGGAGAAGCATTGGTTCCCCAAGGATATGACGGCTTACGATCTTGCGGTGGAGCAGCATGAGATCATTCACGGTAATCTGGCTAGCTATAGTTCAGAAGCTACAAGATCACTACTCCGCTTCTATGAGGAGTTTGCAGAGGATACACATAACGACCCCGTGTTGATCAACGAGGATTTTGTTGTCCCGGTTGGCCACGACATCCGCCTAATCGGTAGTTTTGACCTCGTATTGAGGGATAAGAAGGGCATGTTTACGGTCATTAAATGGGTTACTAATACCAAGAGGATACCGGCAAGTTCGCTAATGATGGATTTCGCTGCCCTTCGTATGGCGTTTGATTATCGCAATGACAATCGCAAAATGAACGTGCGTTATGGGTATTACGATATTGTTTCGCCCGGTAAGTTTGGGTTCCACCCTGTCGACGTGCCAACGGTAGATGTCAACTCTCTCCATTATTGGCTAGAGGAAGCGGCAGGAACTCAGGTTTTCGTACCGCGTAGAGGCCTTACCAACTACTGTAGGAGCTGCCCCTTTGATGCGCCTTGTCGAGAATTTACCTTGACAGAAAAGATGCTTGAGATAAGGCGCGCAGGATGGGACGAATAGGGTTCCTATTTGACGAGGATCGCTCGCAGAAGATAGTAGAACTCTGTGAGCGCCTTGGGGTGGATCCCCACGAGTTCTTATCCTTAGCGGTAGACAAGATGGCAGACGTATACAAGAACCGAGAGGCCGCACATGCCGAACGCAGATAGACTACTAGATGAATTCGTGCTAAAAGACATACACGAGACAGAGTTCTTGCAGGAGAACGAAGTTCTTCGCCCATTGCTGGATGAGATTGAGGAAATACAGAATCAATCCGTCCAGTATTTTGTGCGCTCAGTGCTTCTAAAGGCTGATGAGTTTTGGTATGCACCCTCCGACAATATGATCGGTACCCACCCTGACGACGAGTACACGGCTGGAGGACTACTACTCCACACAAAGAGGGTTGTAAGGGCAGCCAAACTTTTGTGTGAAGCTTATTGCGTTGATACTGACGAACGTGATATGATCATCGCCGCATGCATTCTGCATGATACGACTAAGGCGATTCATTTAAGATCAGAGGATGATGAATTGTTCTTTGACCCCATGCACCCCTATACTGTGGGCGCTTTTGTGAGGGCCGTTCGTGATGACGATAAGATCTTTGGTGATGAGAGTCAGTCTAGTGTGATGTACCTTAAGGATGATGTGATCGAGCAGATCCTCCGTCTAGTAAGGGTACATCTTGGCATTGGTTCTCCGGTTCCGGAGACGATTCCAATGACCACAAGTGATATGATCGTGCATCTAGCCAACCTAACAGCAGCAAATCTGGACAACATTAAGTATGGCAGAGAACGAGAAAGATAGAGTTTGGAATACTCGCGTCGAATGCGAAGAGTGCGGCGCTGATTTGTACGCCTACAACACCTACGTATCTAACAGTAAGGTGTATTGGGGATACCTTTGTAAGGAGTGTAAGACAAGTGGAAGTTGGCCACAACTCGCAAAACGATACCTTAACAGCAAAAGAACGTATCGCTAGGCGTAAGTGGATTAGAGACCGGCTCAATGTTTTGTTGGTGCATGTGACATATCACCGATCTAACGGTGAAGATCTAATGCTACCAGCTGAGCCTCTTTGGGAGGTAGGTAGTGAGGCAGGAAGTAGACCTTTATGAGATTGCCAGACGATCCCGAGAAGTACTCCAACAGGTGGAAGTACATAGAGGCAGCTAGATGGCGTCAGGATAAAGACGGTAACTGGAAAGTTATGAGAGAGATGGTACGTCAGGGTGACGGCAAGCCATCTCTTCCTCGTATCTATGAATGGAAAGACATTGAGGAATACGCTAACAAACATCAAAGACTGGGTATCTATACATCGGTCTTCAACTACGACAGTACAGATCTCAATCGCGCTGTACGTCTCGGGTCTTTATACTTCGATATCGATTCGGACGACATTGAACGATCCAGACGAGAAACTCTCATCTTGGCTGAGTTCTTTCTGTCGTTCATACCCAGAGACGCTGTACGAATTTACTTCACTGGGAAGAAGGGCTTCCATGTTGAACTTGAAGCTCTTGCCCTCGGTATTACCGGATCAAATGAACTCCCAGCAATATTTAGACACATTGCTGGCGACCTTAAAGCAAAGTTTGATTTGGAATACCTCGACTTCCAAGTCTATGACCTTCGAAGGATGTGGCGCCTCCCCAACACGGTACATCAATCTACGGGACTCTATAAACGAGAACTTTCCTACGAAGAGTTGGGACTGCCAGTGGAGCGAATTCAGCAAATCGCCACTGGACCAGCAGACTATGAGGTACCTGAACAAACCTTCAACCTAGCAGCAAACGAATGGTACAGGGAGTATACCTATAAGTTTGAAGAGGCGAAGCTCCCGAAGAAGTACACCACCGAAGACATGCTAGAGCGCTTCAACAAGCACGGCAGCACGATGCTGCGCGGTGTTGGCGACATGCAGCGACAGTTTGACCCGGTGGATTTATTCGACAACTGCAAGGCAATCTACGAACTCTGGAAGAAGGCTGAAACAAAGCATCATCTAGAGCACGAAGAGCGCCTGTTCCTATGCTCAATCCTCTCCTATACAGATGAGGCACTAGAGTATCTGCACGCCATCTTGTCTAACTGTAGCGACTACAACTTTGAGAAGAGTCAGGCGCATGTTGACGACTGGATTAGGCGTAGGGAGATGGGTATCGGTGGCCGTCCATTCTCTTGCGAGCGGGCAAACGCCGCCGGTATTGGATGTGGCAACTGTAATTTGGAGCCACGTAAGAAATGGGTTAAGGTGGGTGATAGTTGGATTGAGTCTGACGAAGAATCCAAGCCTAGTCCAGTTCGATTTGCATACAAGTCGGTTAGGAATTAGTTGAAATACATCAAGAAAGTTAGGAATAGTTATGGATGAATCATTTTATGTTGGCGTTTGTACAGAATGCCATTCTGATCAGCCAGCAGCATACATGGAGCGCTCGCCATTTAATGAGCCGCCATGCAAGTTTTGTGGAGGCGTAGTTCAGGTTATTCGCCACGTTGGCGAGGAAGATCGTCATCGCCGCAATCGCGAAAACTTCCTGAACAACAAGGATGTGGAGCGTGGGATCTACCATCCTCCGTCTACCGGGGACGACGATGCCTAAATATGATTATCGCTGCAGTGACTGTCAGTTCACTGTGGAATTCGATGAGCCAGATCTATTTGTAAAGATCGACCACCATGCCGGTGGTGAGCCCTACGATGAAGCTTCAGGTAACTCCATGTGTCATGGTAAGTTCAAGAGGGTTTATTCGTTTTCTGGTACGATCTTAAAAGGTGGTGGGTTCTATCGAACAGATAATCCAAAGTGGACATCTAAGAGTCAAGATGGTTGATTGGGTTGAGATATTGGGCTGGGCGGCTATGTTAATTGGTTGGCTAGCCCTTTATCTATCTGGTAGGTATAGAGTTGGGTGGCTGATCAGTGCCCTGGTTTGGGCCCTATGGTTCCCGTATGGTCTGTTCATCCACAGTGTTCCCGTTATGATCAACACTACAGTCTATGCTGTGATATCGTTCCAGCATTGGCGCAAATGGAAAGTGAACCATGAGAGTATACAAAATCGAATTGATGATTGATGGTCAGCGCACTGACTATTACATCGAAAAGGCCCGAGACGTAAGAGCGGTACTTTCTCGTTTCGTGCAAGAGGAAGGTATTAGCGTGCTGGCAGTGCTGGCAACGCCGGAGTTTGATGAATGGGACGTAGTGGAGGTATCGTGAGAATCTATAAGGTAGAATTTTTTGTAGTCAATAAGAACGACGAGGACGATAAGCCAGTTAAGGGATGGTATTACTTTGAGGAGTCTATTAGTCAGGTAACTGATTACATTAAGGAGCTTTTCGAAGACGAAGATATTGAGGTTACCGATCTCAGAGTTCTTATGCTGGAATCTCCTGGCTGGAAAGAACTAGAGATAGAAAGGTCTGCTTAGGGGTCTGAGAACTTTAATGAAGAATTGGGTTAATCTACACAACCACACAACCTTCAGTCTGCTTGACGGACATGGCACAACAGAGCGATACGCAAAGCGCGCCAAAGAACTACAGATGGGCGCTTTGTCGATTACGGATCACGGCAATATTCATGGCTGGTTAGACCATTACGAGCACTGCAGGGAACACGACATCAAGCCCATCCTTGGCCTAGAGGCATACCAGGCTCGTAAGTCTAGGTTCGACAGAGATGAGGAAGAGCGCTCCGGTCCTGCACGCAACGAGTGGGATCAGCGAGGCCCGTACCATCTTGGCGTCATTGCACAGAATGCAGCGGGCTACAGGAATCTGATCAAGCTTTCCTCACGTGCCTACACAGAGGGCTACTTTGTAAAGCCCCGTCTTGATCTAGACCTTATCTCACAACACGCTGAGGGCATCATCGTACTTAGCGGCTGCCTTGGTGGTGCGGTACAGCAGGCTCTCTTGCGTGGCGATTTCGACGCAGCACTTCAGCATGCGTCAACCATGCAGGAGATCGTCGGCAAAGACAATTACTTCATCGAGATCCAGGATCACGGCATTGAAGAGCAGCGCCGCGTCAAGGAAGATACTCTCAAGATCGCAAAGATGATCGGGGCCAAGGTAGTAGCCACAGGCGACTGCCACTACGTGCTCAAGGAAGATGCACATAGCCACGACGTTATGCTTTGCGCTGGCACTAAGGCCACCTTCGCTGATGAGAAGCGATTCAAGTTTGAGGGCGATGGTTTCTTCCTGCACTCCTATGATGAGATGTTGAAGAAGTTTGAGCCAGAGTGGCTACAAAACACATGCGACCTAGCAGATATGGTCGACGTCGCGCTAGAGTTTGGGGAGTTTCACTTCCCTAAGTTCCCAGACGTTCCAAAGGAAAAGACTCCTGATGAGTTTCTAGAGGAACAGCTATGGGAAGGACTTAAGGACCGTTACGGTGATCCTCTTCCGCAAGAGGTAATTGACCGTGCCAACCATGAGTTGGGCGTAGTAAAGCGAATGGGCTTTATCGAGTACTTCCTCGTAGTGGGCGACCTTGTTAGGTGGGCTAAGAACAACGGCATTCGTGTAGGGTTTGGCCGAGGATCGGCGGCAGGAAGTATCCTGTCATATGCACTTAAGATCACCAACTTGGACCCGATCAAGTTTGGTCTCATCTTCGAGCGATTCCTGGTGGAAGGGCGAAAGTCTATGCCAGATATCGACTTGGACTTCGATGACCGTTACAGAGACAAGGTAATTCAATACGCTCGCGACAAGTACGGTGAGGATAGGGTCTGTCAGATCGCCACATTCTCAACTGTTGGCGCTCGCGCTGCCGTACGAGATGCCGCCAGAGTGCTTGGGTATGAGTATGAGTTGGCTGATCGAATCTCCAAACTCATGCCCCCTCCAGTTCTTGGTGTGTCAAAGTCGCTAGAAGAGTCCCTCAGCATCACTCCCGAGTTGAAGGCCCTATATGACGGTGACGCAGACGCGAGAGACATCATCGACTCGGCAAGAGGTCTAGAGGGCGTCTTTAGGCAGACCGGTATCCACGCTGCTGGTGTTGTCATCGCTCCTGGTCCGTTGACAGACTACGTTCCCGTCATGCAGAAGGGTGAGAATACACCGCTCGTAAGCCAGTGGGACATGAGACGCCTAGAAGAGGTCGGCATGCTGAAGGTTGACTGCCTCGCACTGCGAAACCTTGGCGTCATTGATATGACTGTGAAGGCCATTAAAGAGAATTCGGGCATCGACATTGATCCAGACAACCTGCCGCTAGACGATGAGGATGTATTTGCGGAACTGTCTCGTGGCGACACGATGGGTGTGTTTCAGATGGAGTCACCAGGCATGCAGGAGATGACCGCAGCAGTGCGACCATCATCTGTTGACGACCTGATGGCTATTGTGTCCCTTTATCGTCCTGGTCCTATGGGTTCCGGCATGGACAAGATGTATATCAACCGCAAGCATGGGCGTGAGCCTGTAGCCTATCCTCACCCCATCCTAGAGAACGTGCTCGACCAGTCGTATGGCATCATGCTCTACCAGGAGGATGTACTTAACGCCACTAGGGCAGTTACCGGTTGGGGTGCAGACCAGGCTGACGACTTGCGCAAAGTCATTGGTAAGAAATTGATGGAGAAGGTAGGTAAGTACAGAGAAAAGTTCGTAAGCGACGCCAAAGATAACGATATCGAAGAGAAGATCAGCAACAAGATCTATTCCGATATTGAGTACTTTGCCGGTTATGGCTTCAACAAGGCCCACGCCGCATCATATGGAATGGTGTCTTATGTGACCGCATGGCTACGTACACACTACCCCGCCGAGTATATGGCAGCATGCTTGACTTCTACCGCCAACAAGAAACCCAGGTTGGCGCAGTACCTCAACCACTGCCGCAAGATGGGTATTGAGGTCCTTCCTCCATCGGTAGATATCTCTGAGTCAGAGTTTACAGTGAACGACAGTGGGCAGATCGTCTTCGGTCTATCGGCTATTGATGGCCTTGGCGACAAGATTGTTGACCCACTGCTAGCAAGCAGGCCAGAAGATGGTTTCGGCACGCTGTATGGCTTCCTGCGCCACGCTGACAAAGCCGTGCTAAACAAGGCGGCTATCGAACACCTTACGAGATCTGGCGCTCTAGACACATTGGTCTGGTTTGACCCAGAATCCGAAGTCGGTAGAGAGGATATGCTAGAGATTCTTGAGGAAGAAAAGAAAGAGATTGGACTCTATGTTACGGAGCATCCGCTAAGCGATATCTGGCCCTATCTAGAGAAGGATGTGTCGCATGAAATTGCCGACCTAATGACCTACACGGCTAGTGAGCCGGTAAGGTTGGGCGGCATTATCACGAACGTCCAGAAGAAGGTAACCAAAGCCAATAAGCAGATGATCATCATGAGCTTCGAGGATCTCACGGGTGACATCACATCCCTCGTGTTTCCCGGCATGATCGACAAGGTAGATACTAGTGATCTTGTAGAGGGGCACATCGGAATCATGTCAGGTCGAGTTATGCGAGAGACTGACGAGGATGGTGAGAACGTCTTTGTTAAGCTGGCTTTCAACGGCTTCACAAAGTTGAGCGATTCGGCAATCAACGCAGGCCCTCCCATCATGCTTAAGACAGAAAGCAGGCTAACGCCTAAGCAAATAGAACGTCTAAATGATATAATTGGAAGGGTAAACGGTACCTCTCCAGTCTATGTCACGATGCGAGAGGGCAATCATGATGTGACATTCAGATTCAAGAAGGCCACATCCTACAGCATAAGAGAAACACTAGAACAGATCGTAAGTTTGAATGAGGTTTTGAATGGGTAAGCCAATGAGTGCCCCGCCGGGGACATACAGGGATCCAACAGAAAGGCACTGCTGGAAGTACTGCACATCTTGTGGTCGCTGCTCTAACAAGGATAGGTACAATTGTGGCGAGAAATGCAGTGGCAGGCTAGACAAGGCTGGCTGCAGAGTGCCACACGCCGACGATTACTGCCGTTGCGCTCAGGGGATCCTGCAGTGGGTTACCCAGGAGGGCCAGCTCGTCGTTGTCCGTATGCAGTCTGATCCGTTTGCCGCCGTTGTTAAGTACGACAACATCTCACAGGATGAGGCCGACTGGAACAGCTATCTGGCAGACACGAGAGAGCGTATTGGTGACCCAGATTGGGATCCAATTCAGTTCAATGACGGCACCTCTACCGATAAGTGGTGGAGCCAGAAGCGCAACAATGGCTAAAGAACAATACAAGAACAACCAAGTTCTTATCGAGTACTATGACGATGGTCGTATCTGGCTACAGAACGGCGTTATGGGCTTGTGGTTTAAGGAAGAAGAGATGAGTGACTTGGTGGAGTTAATTGATGACCTTTATGGTTGGGCTTTGAAGGAGCTGAAAGATGGATGATGATTTCATGGAGATCGGTGAGACCGGATTCGTCGCTAAAGACGGCGGACTATTCAATCCTAAGACCAAGGAGTTTTTAGAGCATGTCGAAGAGCAAGAAGACCCCGAAACCGACAAGGATGAAGATCGGTCCGTATGACGTAAAGATCCTATACAAAGATGCCCCCATGCATAAGGCTCGTGTGGAGAACGACATAACCGAAGCGGTCGGGTTTTGTTCTCCTGAGTTACAGCAGATATTGATAGCTCCAGAACAGGGAGACGACTCAAAAGCCGACACCCTGCTTCACGAAATTCTACACTACATCTTCTACATTACTGGTGGTTCGAATGAATTTGGTAATGAAACAGAAGAAAAGATGATCATGCATATAGGCTCCACTCTCTTAGATACGCTAAGAAGGAACCCCCAAGCAACAAAGTACCTACTAGGAGAATAATGACAGTAAGACTGCTTGACGAATTAACTGATTTGGAACGTCTGAGTTTGACGCCACTTAGTTATTCAAGGCTGAACACATACAAGATGTGCGAGGCCATGTACTTCTATTCCTATATCCAAAAGGAAGAGAGCCTCTTTGGCGAGGCCGCCAAGCTTGGTAACATCATTCACGCAGTCTTGGAGAACCTACTAGAGCCTGATCAGCCCGTAGATAAAAGCCGAGGAGAAGAGTACATTGATGAGTTCCTCAAGCAGCGCGACAGCTACGACCCAGACAAGATAATCTCTGATCGCTACATCGAGATTGGCTTCAAGATCCTGGAAGATTTCTTGGACAAGCATCATGGTGAAGCGTTCCCCATCATCGCTAAGGAGATGGGGTTTGAGATTGTGGTTGGTTCCGCACTGCTGAGGGGCTACATCGACCGCGTTGACATTAGCAACAACACCCTCTACATCACAGACTACAAGTCTGGTAGTCGTGAGGTCGCAGCGAAGAATGTACCGGATGACCTACAGTTGGGCATCTATGCATTGGCGATGAAGAAGTTCTACCCCGATAAGGATGTCTACGCAGAGTTGTATTACCTAAAGTCCGGACGGCAAAAAGGCCACCTCTTTACAGATGGTGACCTTGAAGCCGTTGAATCTAGGTTGTTGGACTTAGTCAATGAGATTATCTATAAAAAGCACTTTAAGACAACCTCGGACAAATCAATCTGCTCCTTCTGCGACCATGCTAAGTCCGGTGTTTGTCCTACTGGGGCTAAAAGGCGCCCCAGATAGGACCCTCGTCGTTGGATACGTCAACCTCGTCGCCGGACACGCTGCTCACTAGAGCGACTGCGCCGGTACCAAAGGTAGACTCGTAAGCCTCGCCTGGTGTGTAACCTGCATCTAGTAGGCCACAATAGACTGAGTCTAGAAGTGCCTCGTTCAGGTTCTCAATGGCGGCTGTTAGGTTTGCGTTTGTGTTGTTGTTAATGTTCTTCATGGCCGATACATTATCACCGCAGAATACCCATGTCAAGTATTTGACGAACTTTTTTTGGTATGGTACTCTATATACCATAAGGCTATATAGGAGTATGCTTATGCGTAGGAATTACCAGAATTCACATCAAGGGTACAGAGAACACCTTGGAGTATCTGTGCGTAGTTCGTGGGAGAACAACGTACTCCTATGGCTTAACAAGCAGAAGTACAAGTGGGAGTATGAACCTGAGATATTCTACTTTGAAGACATCAAGCGTGGCACTCGTGGCTACACGCCGGACATGAAAGTCTGGAAGGGTAAGAAATCTGACTACTTTTGGATAGAGGTAAAAGGGTATCTAAAGCCCCAAGACAAAACGAAGATCAGGCGTTTCAAGAAACGTTATCCAGAAGAGTTCGCAAAACTGAAGGTCATCACGAAGAACGCTAACAACGCGGCAACTAAGTTCTACCAGGAACTCAACATCCCAATACTTGCTTACTACGACGACCTTGTTAAAGAGTACAAAGATAAGCTTAAGAATTGGGAGTAGGTTATGGGTACTAAAGACTATTACACGATTCCAGAGGACGAAATTCAAGAGCTTCTGGAGAGGGCTAAGGCTGGCGATCAAAAAGTCCAGGCACAATTACTGCAGAAGTTTGAGCCGTTCTTGTCCAAGTATGTTTCATTGCTATATTACGGCGTGTACGACGTAAACAACTACGACATGCGCAAGTTCATCTCGTTGTTTGTTAAAGATCCCGTTGTTCGTTTCCATCTCCTACGCAACAAGCTAAACGACGGTGGCCGTAGGCACGTAGCCGAGATCATGCAGAGGATTCAAGGTATGGCCCGGCGCTATGGCGATGAGGACGATGTTCGCCAGACTGTGCAGATGACATTCCTTTATTGTATCTCTATCTACAAGAGGCGCGAATCGAAAAGGGGTGGCTGGGTACCGTTCAGCGGCTACATCTACAGCTACTTCTACTACCTACTAAAGCGCAATGTGGACACTTTCCTCATTGACCAGTTGGGCCGTAAAACGTTCCCCCTACAGGATCAGGATGCTATGTCTGATGAGATAGAGGAATTCTACCCCGGATTCCCTGCACCACCCGAGCCATCCCCCGAGGAGACTCTTGGTCCTGATGAGATTGATGAGTATTGGGTCTTAGGGGATACAGCATACCCACCATTCGATACTCTAACAATCCAGGAACGTCAGCTCCTTAAGTGGCGTTATGTTGACGGTATGCGCGCTAGCGATATCGCACGTAAGGTAACCGAACATCCCAATACGGTAAGAGAACACTTCAATAGATTGCGTGAAAAGATCAAGGAATCATTTGACGCAGATATGGAGATGTGGTAGATTGTTGGCCTCAACCAAACGAGGAGAAGAAATGACACAGAGTAGACTATTTCAGTATGCAGCAATTCTGCACCCAACCGAGAAGCAGGCAGAGAACGGTGCTCGTTCCGAGCTTATTGTTGAGGTTCAGACAGTGCTGGCATCCGATGAGGATACCGCTCTACTGATTGCCGCGCGACAGATTGACGAAGAGTACCTCGATGCTCTTGATCGTGTAGAGTTGGTGGTGCGCCCTTTCTAGGGTTTGACCTGGATACTACCGCCGTCAAAGATACGACGGTTACTACTAAGATTATTGGGGCTACCAACCCTAATCCGGGGTGGACATACACAACAAACAGTATTGGCCTAACCGCCCCGACACTTACTAGCGGCTCCATAAACGTACTACCGAGCCCAGCCCATACAGTATACAGGTCAGCTAGCAACGTGCTAGGTTCTAGCAATCAGTAGAATCAAGACGAATCTTGCCCCCTAGTATTGTACTAGGGGGCTTTTCTTTTTACTAGGATAGATATGATAGTACGAGAAGTTTGTGGAGCAGTGGATTTGTTGTCAGGCTCCATATGCAACAGGAGCAGTGGGCACCCGGGGCCTCACCGAGATAGTGGTGACGGCATTGAGATATCCTGGTTTGATGAGGCCACATTTGCGGCACAAAAAGAGGTTGATAACGCAGACCAAGATGTTAGTGAGTTTGTATCGTACTATACCGACTTCTATGATTAGACTCACCGGAGAAATCAATGCACCCTTATCTATTCATCTTGGCGGCGGATGTAGTTCCCGACTGGTTAGAGGACTTTGGTGGAGAGCTAGCTAATGCTTGGCCCATCATCATTGCTTTGATGACCCTTGGCGTAGTTTTGCGCTATGTCATGAGGAACGCAATTCGTGACCAGCTAGATCCCATCAAGCAGCAGTTCCAAAACAATGGTGGCTCATCTATGCGCGATGCCGTAGACAAGCTGGCTGGTGATACCGCAGAGCTAAAGCAGTCCTTTGCAGATCGTTCTACTCAATTGGAAGAGATCAGAGCAGATTACCAAAGCTCTATGAAGCATATCAGGGACAAAATAGATTTCATCTTTGATGCAGTAATCAAGAACAAGGCAGTCGTAGATGCACTAACGGCCTCAGATCCACAGCTCGCATGGTTTGAGCTGGACTCTAAGGCCGATGTGGTATATGTTAACGACGCATACCTAAAACTCTTTGGCATCGCATACCACGAAGCCATGGAAAATAAGTGGGTGGAGTTCGTAAATCAGGACGATCTCATGGGCCTATTGGAGGCCACACACGCAGCGGTGACAAACAAGACAGGATTTTACTACCGCTTTAGAGTGCATGATAGATCTGGCAAAGAAAAGGCAGTCGTAGCAAGGTCGACTCCTATAGTTGAAAACGGAGAACTGAAAGGTTTTGTGGGAGCACTCACACAAGTAGCCTAGAAAGACAAAACCCCCGCCTTAGCGGGGGCTTCGTCATTTTATGACGCTTGTCCTGTAATTAGCTCTTTGATGGAGGCGTATCGCTTATAGGTTTCGGCAGCCGCGATCTTCATTCCTTCATCTGCCACCTGCTCTACCGTTTCCCGCAGCTCATCCAACCTCTCCACCGAGGCACCGGGAATTGGGAGTGCTAATCCGGCGTAAACATCAATGTTCTCATAGTTGCCGATGTTTACCTTACGGTTAACGCCAATGATTACTACTGGTTCTGTAGTAATGGCAATAGTGCTTAATGCTCTCTCTACTACTTCAGCGAGTGGGGCGACTTCGTCGTCCATATCTCTTGGTACTGTTGCCAAATTAGATACTCCTTAGAATGGGTATAGGTCAAATGTTTTGATCAAAGCATTCTGAGTTTCCTCAGCCTGCTGTTTCTGTGTTAGTTCTGTCGTATCAATTCTTAAATCGATTAGTGACGGATCTATCTCCATCTGCTCAGATTCGTGACTTAACTGATCTTCGGTCAAGCGCACGCCATCTCTTAGCTCAATGCGATTCTGCCTTGTTTCCTCATCTGCTTCAAAGCAAACAAGTAGGCCGTTCGAGAACGACTTCACCATACGGGCTTCGTTGTCGAATCTGACATCAGAAACTATATAGATCGGCTGTATGTCTTGCGCGATGTGGCTGATGGCGGAACCATTGATGCGTCTCTTGATCCACTTCACAAAGCAGTCGGGGTCATAGCTCCTGCACACCGTGCCCACGTCCTGCATAAAGCTTCGTGGCTTTGTGTCCATTTCAATTGGCATGGATGCAATTGTATGTACGACGGCAACAAGCTCATCATAAGGTGGGGCACCATAAAGAGGGCTGTGACTAAACAGGTCAAGCAGGACATCGTGAATCCCAAATAGGATCCGATCCCTACTTAGGTCGCCCTCTGTCTTAAGTCTAATTGAGGCCATCTCGTATAGCGGTGTGGCTAGCACAAGATGGTCAATGATGTAAAGGATCTCGTCTTCGCGGTTCTTTACTTCCCTTACAATATCGGCCGGAACAATGGACCTGGCAGTACTGGTTTTCCCAGTGCCAGCAAGGCCGCAAAGGCCCAGCACAATAGGTTCGTTGTGGTTTAGTGATCTAGTCATGAGTAGATTATAGCAGGATTGCGGTTACTATATGAAATGAATCGAGCATAAGGAAGGATAATCTTCATGAAAGATTGGTTAGATGGGTATGAAAAGTACCCAATCTTGGGTTGCACTGGCCCGAATACGTATCAGAATTCGGTTCCGTGGAGAATAGTACTACACACGACAGAGAGCGGTCAAGGGTCCATGGACACTCTCAATGGCTTCTTTGCGGGACGACCATGCTCCACTCCCCACTTTGCGATTGAGCCGTCCTCCAAGAGGAAGGTCCAGTATATACCGCTAACATACTCCGCCGCAGCGCTCTTCAATGCTCCTGGTGGCGTAGAAACAAATAGGGCTCATGCTATACAGGTTGAGATTGTTGGTAGGGCCGCAGAAACACATACCTGGTCAGATGATTGGCTCAAGTTTATTGGTAGCTTCATTGCAGACGTTGTAAACGCTGGTGTCCCAGTAGACATTAACAACTACCCTAAGTTCTATGGCTCTGGAGATGGCCTTATCGCCTCCTCTAGTGGCTTCCAGAGGTTTAAGCCAGATCAGTGGAATTCGTTCAATGGCGTATGTGGTCATCAGCACGTACCGGAAAACGATCACTGGGATCCAGGCAAGCTAAATATCGCAAGAGTAATCGAACACGCAAACACATTTATAGGCACAAAGCCACCAACCACAGCACCAAAACCGGAGGTTACAAACCCAATGAAAGCAGTTTACAAGTTCCCTAATAGCACCGAACTATGGATGCTATGTTCCGGATACGTTGCAAACGCCGAGGTGGAAGACGCCAACGGTACACCTCGCCCTGCGACAATTAACAAGGTAACAGAGTACTTCCGTCTCATCCCTAGCCCAGAAGATCTTTCCCAGCTCTATGCTGATGGGCATCTAAAGCCAGGCTTTGTTCGTCAGATGGCCGCGGGAGACAACGCCCTCGACGCATACTGGCATCGTCTACCACACGTACGATAGCGCCTGATCTAGGGACGATGGAAATCCCCTATTACGAGGGAGACATAAACGAAAACATGCCCATGCCACATGGGTTTCAAGGTAGACGTTTAGACGGGGAGTCGCCAGACTATGTTGTTCATAGCACTGGGTCTGACTCCCTTGTTATTTCTTTCAGTGGCGTTGGTAAGACGCCAGATGGGGAGGCCATTTATTCGTTTGGTCACCTACCAGAGAGGTATGGTGTAAACCTTATTCAGCTTAGGGACTACTATCAGGTCTGGTTTCTGAATGGTGTTCGCGGCGTTTCGACAAACGTACGCACGACATTGGCGGCCCTACATAGGATCATAGATGACCTCAGCCCGCAGCGTTTGATCACAGTTGGCGCGTCAGCGGGTGGATACTCGGCTATACTCTATGGGGTGTTACTAGGCGCAGACAGCGTTATAGCCATCAATCCGCAGACACTACTAAAGCCCGGCATTGAATGTATAGCGCACGGCAACTTATACATGCTCAAATGGTGTGACCCGTCAGAGACGGTATACCACGATCTACTCAACCTCAACATGACTAAGAGTAGGACGAAGATCGAGATTTTATATGGCCACGACGATAGGGTGGATAGGTTCCATTCTGGTAGGATGGCCGCAAAGAAGAACGTGGTACTTCAGTCAGTTTCTGGTGATCATGGTACATCCGCTATAAGTATGAGGGATGCTGGACTACTTGCCAAAGTATTAAACGATCATTTAAGCGCCTGATCTAAGGACGATAGTGAAAGAAGTAAAGAGAAAGCCCAAGGGTATTTAATACCCAAGGGCTTCTCTTATATGACGCCAAACTTCTCTAGGATTGCCACCATGTCGCACAAGCCTAGAGCCATCTCCTCTACCGCTGAATCGTATTCAGGATCTTTGCCGGGTTCATAGTCCTCTCTTTCGATGAGTTCCCTAAGTACCCTTGCGTGCTCCTTTACCTCTTCTTTGAAGAGTTTGATGTTTGATATCTGCGTCATTTTAGATGTGGCAATCTACCATGGTAACCATGGTGTTGCCATCTAGCTCGTTAAGCGTTTTGTGGACGAACTTTACCCAGTCATCCTGACTTACTTCGTCGGTTGACACGCCGAACCAACCCATCTTACCCTTCTCATACCAAGTACCGTCTACGCACATGGCAAATGGGGTAATGCAGGTCTTCTGCACACGCTCTAGGTATTCCTCTTTAGTTTCCTCGGGATCGGCGCCTAGCGCCCAACTCTTAGGAAGCTGCTTCTCTCCTAGGGCATCCTTCTCATGCCACTCATCCCAAAGCTGGCCAGCTCGGTTAACCCGGTAGGTGATCATTGCGTCGAAGTCTATCGCGGCGAATGGCAGTCCATCGAAGTAGTTGTTGGCATATGGATCTTCGTCCTCCATGCCCCACGACTTTTCGCCCACAATTCCTAGATGTTCAAAGCCATCCTTAGCCTTGAATTCTCCGGCCCAACGTCCACCAATCTGATACCAATCCCACTTGGAGTCTGGGTTATAGGTGGACATTGCGTAGATGCCGAACTCATCGAAGTAGAGGTACTCGCTGTCGCCCGGCTGGATCTCGTAGTGTTCGTTCCATGTATTGACCATGAAACTCCAACGCTCGGCGTTGGATGTTTTTGTCTCTAGTTCCTTAACGAACTCTTCGTTATCCTTACCAAGGAGTCTGATGACCGTTTCTTCTTGTTTGCCGTTCCAATACTCCTTGTAGGGTTCGATATGAAGACCCTCATCATATGGTGCGAGTTGTTCGTCAACGTTGTCGCCAACAACCCATACTGCAAAATGGCTCATTACTTGTTCATCATCCGAATACTATACAATGCGTCGTTTATGATCTGATAATCAGGCTCTAGAGGTAGGAAAGATTCCAAAGACTCTAGTTCCTGATGGTAACGATTAAACAGATCAAGGATCTCTTCGTCGCTGAGATCCCCAACACTGAATAGCATATCCCGGTATTCACTGCAATCAACTGTCAGTGTGCCGGTGGAGAGAATTTCCTTGCCCTGTATCATTAGTCTAAAACAATGACGGGCATGCTTTGCGCGGCGCTTCTTGAGGTCCGAGTCAAAGTTTCCTCGGCTTACAAGACGTCTCGCCTGACTCAATGCGTAACCGATGTAGCGTTCTCTCACACGCTGTGAGAAAAAGGCGTGGCGGATACCAATTAGCATCATACCCTCGTCGGTGAGGGTAGTGTAATTGTTCAGCCATAGAAGCTCCAAGATATTTGGATTGCCCTGGGCCGCCAATCTACAGAACTTGACAAGCTCGTGTAGTGTTACGTCTGGTTCGTGGGAGTCTATGGTTTCTTCTAGGTTGCGAATGCTTAGTATATCCTTAAGCGGATATACGAACACTCCACGGAGATCAACGTCGCTACTCTCCGTGGCAAGACCATATGCCTGAGAGCCGACGACGCCCTCAAGAATGGTCTTACGTTCAGGCATCTTCTTCCCTTACTCTTACTTCGTTGTGTGTTTCTATCCACACCTCCGCCCCGCAAGACAAGGGATTGCCCTTAGAGTAAACCACGTAAGCAATGACCTCACCCTCCTCATCTAGGATGTCTATCCTGTGTCCGGCATAGTTTCCGTCGGAAGTCTTCACCCTAAGGGGAGGTTCGTGTTGGTTGTTCTTCTTATTCGAAGAGATTATGTGCTTGTTTACGTGGATTCTCTTGATCCTTTTGGGACGAAGAGTTGTAATTCGTGGCATAGATGATGTTGTCTCTCTGCCGAGGACTTAGCCTATCCAGAAGGCCTTCTGGACGGGTCATCTTACAGGTTCTGCGATCGCACAGACAGATGTACTGGGTACCCCGTTCACGGTAGTTCTTAAGCGCCTCGCGCCATACGTCCATAGGAACGGAGGTCCAACGGTTGCAGTTCTCGCAGAGAAGCTGTCCCCGGTACTTATTATCCATTCGCTGCTGTCGCTTAGTAGTCATAGGTTAAGTCCAAGAGTGTGCTTGGGCACTGTCGAGTGCCGAGGTGAGTTTTTGATTCTCTGCTTCAAGCTCTTCTATACGCTTCAACGCGTCTTGTAGCTTGCATTCTAATAGGAACACTTCTGACAATGTCATGGCATGCGCCATGCGGAGAGTAGCTACGCTTTCATCTGCGTTAGGCTTCTTGACACCAGGGGGGCGCACAGCGCTGTAACCCTTGGTTCTGGAAGCCTTGGCATAACCCTCCTCTACGAATCCTGCTTTTGCGAGGGTGTCGAGGATTTCAAAGTGCATTTCATCTGAACACTCTCCATCAATGTAGAGGTGCCAGTGCCCCATTTGAGAGGAAGGCACAGCCATGATGGGGATGTCAAAGTCGATGACGGGGGCGTGAATCTTGGCCTTACCAGCAACCTCAGAGGTGACCAGATTTGCGGCCTCAGGGGCGCACTCAAACACAATCTCTTCTGGCTTAGGGGTGTACTGGTTGGCGTTGGGGTCTGGTGGAGGAGTAGGGTTATCTACGTTGCTATTCCATAGATAAACCCTATTGGGTTTTTGGTGGCTCAACTGAAAACAACACCTCGTAGTAGCCGCGTGGGTCAGCGTCTCTGTGGTTAATTATCCACATCCCCCTGTCTTCGTCGTACCAAGCAGCAATACTCTCTTCGCTGAATGGCGTCTTGTTAACGAACACCATCTCAGAAGCCATGCGCACATAACAAAAAGGCCCCAAAGGTTGGGACCTTCTAAGAGACTTGAATGTAGCTGTTTCTCCCCAGATGTAGAAGTGCTTCCCGCCAACCTGGGCATACCGGGCCTCAAGATTCTGTCTGCCATAAGGACGACGCTGTTGGTCGCGCTCTTTGGCTCGCTGGATCTTGCGTCTATTCCGTGCGCCCTGCCCTGCCATCTTGTACCTCTAAGTGAACTGGATGGCGCTCAGGCAGAAAGCATCTGCGGCAGCCCGTGAAATCATGCTTACTAGCCTCAAAGACATGAAGCACTACGTCGAAGTATTCTTCTACCCTAAGACGAAGGAAGTCGTACCTGTCTGACATGAAACCTCCAAAAGCTCATGTCATACATAGTACTAGTTTCCCCACTCGAAATTAACTGGATTGTGTTCTATTTCGATTGGGTCTGGCAGTCCATTGCCATTTAGGGAAGCCGTGAGATTTGTACACCCTTGCAGGGCTAAGGCTTCAAGCATCTTGATGTAGAAGCTCGAAACAACAGCGGCGGTGATGTTCTCATCATCGGCTTCAAGCTCTACTTCGATGGTGTACTTAAGCACTCACTGCCTTTACGTCATCATCTGGGTGGTAGCCATGTAGGACTTTCCTTATGGCGCGAAGACGAACCACACACAAATCGTGCAAATCGTATCTATCTCTTCGGTAGGATTCTATAGAACCAGGAGTGAATAGAGCCTCGCTGAACTCTATCATTCTTTCCTGAAGTTCTACGACCCATTCAATCTCGGCACCGTAGATGACCATATTGAAGTGGTCATTATCCCAAGATAAGATTTCGGTTATAGGTGTTGGCTTCATACCGGCTCGTAAAGTGCGACATCGTTTATGGCCTGAAAGGCGCCAAAATCTTCTAGCACCTTCGTAAATCTATCCAGAAAACCCGACGAGCACATACACTGCTCGTACACTGCCCGTATGAACTCTGGGTTCTTCTCCAGTAACCCGATGATGACCCTAGTCAGGGCCATCTGATGTGGACTGGGGATGTCTTCTCCCGTCAACAATACAGCCAATGCTTCATTATCGTATTCGAACTTCATTGCACCTCCAAGGGTGACCGGTGGGACTCGAACCCACGATCTTCGGGGCCACATCCCGACGCTTTAACCATCTAAGCTACGGCCACAGTACCCGTGAGAAGAATCGAACTTCTCGCCAATTGATGAGCTTAGCCAAACCATTTCCTACCGGCCTGTCATAGTTGGTATTTGGCAGCCTATGACACCCATCTGGCTATCCCAACGCAAAGCGTTTTCCTGGGCGGGCTTGAGTGGTTCCGGGTGGATTCGAACCACCGACCTACCGGTTTTCAGCCGGCCGCTCTTCCGAACTGAGCTACAGAACCTTGTTGTATTGCGGTACTGGTGACAGGACTCGAACCTGTGACCTCTACTTTATCAGAGTAGCGCTCTAACCGGCTGAGCTACACCAGTAAGGTAATTATTGTGGATCAGTCCACGTAGTGGTCGCACTGCCAAGCGTTACACTGCTAGTAGAAAGTCGCGGAACGTAAACAAATCTGCTGGCGCTTGTCGACTTTCGGACCGTCACCTTTTTCCATTTCCTCCCGGGCTTTCTGCTCCTATTTACGAGATGAGAAGGCCAACCCTCATGATCGCCCTTGTGTCCCTTATGGAGTGAACACGTCCACCCATCGTAGGATGACTCACATAGTAGATCCCTGGCATAAGCGTAGGAGATCACGTCATCTGAAAACTCAATAGAACCTTCATTATGGGACTTAGTCGGCCTGATCATTTACTACTCCGGGATTATCAGGGCGGTCTGCACAAAATACGCACTCTGGATCATCACATCTATCCTCAATCCAGGTATCATGCTTTGTGCAATAGTAAGAGTCGTACTCAAAAGAATACTCTAGTTCGCATTTGCGACCATTGCAGATGCGCCTGCGTCTATTTGGTCTTTTCTTCATGAGCTGAGAGGGGAGGGTTCGAACCCCCGACATCCAGGACCAGAGCCTGGCGTTCTGCCAACTGAACTACCTCTCAATCAGTTCTAGGATCGTCTCCATAGGAACCGGGGTAAAGTCCCACACATCACAACCAACGTTGATCATCCGCCCGTTTACGCGCCAGAGGTCATGGATGTGTCCGTGGATAACCCATTGTCCGTCGTCTACTGGACGCCACCGCTTGTACCGGTCTTCGTCGTAGGAGTCTCCAGTAAAAGGGAAATGGTTTAGCGTGAGCTTCAGATCATGCTCCCCGAAGTACAGGTCTACATGGTCCAAGACGGCGGTAAAACCGTTGTCAAGGAAGAACTGGCGCCACCAGTCCACAAAGTCCTGTCCCTTCTTGGGTACTAACCCACGCCAGCAGTGGTCGTGGTTGCCTGCAACAAGAATCTTCTTACCGTTTAGGTGGCGGGCAAGAGGGACATTCGCTTCGCGATCCCCCATTGCAAAGTCGCCCAACACAAAAACCGTATCTTCGTGGTCAACCACAGAGTTCCAGTTTCCGATAAGAGCCTTGGCCATTTCATCGGTGTTATCGAATGGCCTGTCGCAGTACTTGATAATGTTTGCGTGACCAAAGTGAAGGTCTGAAGTAAAGTAAATCATAGTCTTATTGTATCAGCAGAAGGTGTGGGATTCGAACCCACGGTGACCGTGAAGCCACACTACCTTTCCAGGGTAGCCTATTCGTCCGCTCTAGCAACCTTCTATGGGTTTACGACCTTATCGATGTCCACCTTGCCGTAAAAGCTTGCGTGATTCTCTTTGATAAGGTCTTGGTTGAGGCAGCTAAAACCAGAAGGTTTAGCAGCGTCACCCTTCATGATGACGGCCAGGTATCGTCCGTACTTCTCCTGACGGTCACCTTTGGGTGTCTTTATAGTACTGATCTCCACAACATCTAGTCCAGACACCCAGGCCTTAACATATTCGGCAGCAGCTTTGCCCTCGTCCGTGTTGATTTCTGGGCAGTTGATGCCAGCTAGACGAACCCGCTCCCTTACAGAGACGTGGAAGCCTAAGTCGATCTCTACGTCAAGGGTGTCGCCGTCGACAACTCGGATGACACGTCCAGTGTAATCATACATCAGGAAGTCCACCCACTAGCTAGCGCATATGCTGTCATCTCAAGCGTAACCTTTTCAGGATCAACCCATTGAATAAGATCTTGAATTGCATCCACCTGATCGGTAGTTAATTTGCCAGAAATCTTCTCTGGTAAACCACCGTAATCTGGGAAGTCGAAGTCGACATTAGCGAGATCCGGATCCTCGTTAATCTCTTGAGACGTTGCATAGCAGTACTTTTTGAGATTAACGAGTGCTTTATGAATGGTGCGTATCTCGTTAGGCTTGAAGCCAGTGAAGAACTCTGTGTTGAACATCTATTTCCTTGGAGGAGGGTGTGGGATTTGAACCCACGGGGCTGTGACACCCTCTAGTTTTCAAGACTAGTGCAATCGGCCGCTCTGCCAACCCTCCGTGACTATATGTCTTCGTTGTATTCGTCCTCTTAGTAGTCAATGCTACGTTCAAGACGAGTGGATCCACCATCAGGATAGTAACGCTGACTAAAGACATATTTAAATCCGTAGTCGTACGCCTGTTCAAGAGCTATGTCATAGTCTTGGTACAACCCAAAAGGACCCTCACCATTTTCATCATTGCTAACCGTGTACATGATTACGAACGGAGCATCTTGGGAGATTTTAGACTTACGATTCAAACTTATCATTGAAGACCAAGAGTGTACACGATGGGAAAAGTTGTTTGATGTCTCTGAGACCTGGAGGGTTCATTGTCCATAGCGGAAGGTACAGGATTCGAACCTGTGGTGGTGTTACCCACTCCTCCTTAGCAGGGAGGTGCATTAAGCCTGACTCTGCCAACCTTCCTGGTTTAAGGCGCTATACCTATGCTTGAGAGCTTTTCGCGCAGCGTCGCATTGATCAAAGACCAGATGTCGTTATCATCAGAAATCTGCACGAGAATGCCAGACTCGATGATTTCGTCCCACTCTTCAAGGGCAAATTCGCGCCCAAGCACTTCTTCTGGATACGACGCAGGCATGCAAAAGTAGATTGCACGGCCAGCCATGTATTCAGCCAGTAGTGTGTTCTCCGCCTGGTACCTCGAAGGTCTTTCTGTGAGAATCTTCATGCGCGGATCTGGTTTGATTCCGGGTCTGATCACCTTTTAACCAAGCGCTTTCTATGAAGTTTCAACTTGTCACGAAGAGTTAGTTCACCCGGCTGCCTGTTGGTTTCCAGCCAATTCTCATACTCTTCACGAGTCCAACCAAGGTAACTATACAGACTACACGCCACGTCGTGACTGGTATGCCACTTCTCGATTAGGTCTTCAAGCTCAGAGTTGGTGTAGACTTTCCTAGCCTTCATTCTTAATGAATTCCCACTCATCCAAGCCAACTACAAGTTGTAAGCTGCGTCCGTTGTCCCACTCGACGCCCACAAACACAACACCATGATCCTGATCTTCGTGGGAGTAATCGGTTACGGTACCCGTACTACCGGGCTCCACGGGGGAAACGTCTTTCATCTCGATGAGACGGATTCTACTACCTGGAGCAGGGATAATTGGTTTACTCATCACTTGGTCCTTCTACGGGATCTTCTTGCTCCTCGGGCGGTGGAACGGAGGTTCCGCCCACTACCACGTTTGAAATGTCGTCTACGAGCTGCTGAACCGAATTCATGACAGTGGTTGGAAGCATGGGCGATGAATGGTTTGTGATCCCCCAAGACCCTGTCGACGCGGTCGAGGGCTGAAAGCCGGTACCGGTGCCCCAGACCTCTTCCGGAGAATAATGCCAGCTTGTCTCTGATGTTGATGTAGATGGTTGCGCCACGCTCGTATGCTCCAACCCCACATTGACAGATTCTGGATCTAAAAGCCCATTAGAGACCAAGATATCCACCATGGCATTGTCGATAGCCTCACTAAAGTGTGCGAGGGGCTCACGGATTTGGTGCTTTATGCCTTCCCACTCGTCGTCCGTAAGGCATCGTTCGAGTATATCTTCGAAATCGCGACGATCAATGTAGCGGTAATCTACCTCGTGGTCAAAGAAGAACTTGTCTAGGCTATCGAACAGACCATCAAGACACTCGGCAACGTTGTCGGTGTTTGCGTTATTAGGAAACTTGGCCTTTTTGCTCAGTGCAATCATGTCTGCTCTTTGTCTAGCTAGGAAGAAGTTCGTTAGTATCAAGCATATAGGTAGCAGCACGAAACTGCCGTCCATCACAGGTCAAACCTATGACACTCACTTCGCCCCAGGGCGCCCCCCACAACATCCCATATCTGAAATGGTAATGACCGTGGACAATGAGTTTTGGCCGTGCAACTTCTGCGACTTGACGAATCAGGTACCGTGAATGTTCAGCGGAAGCGATGGGTAGCAAAAAACCACCAGAGGCTGTTAGAACGTCCACGCCCTGAGGAACATCGTGGCTGAAGAGAACATCAACCTGCTCGTTTTTGCTTCTCACCCGCTCTATCTCTTCGTCTGATGCCATTTCTTGTGGCCACCAGGAGATATAGGGGGTACGATGATTCTTGTCGATGGAGTAAGCTCCACCAAACCCCATGAACTTCACCCCATCCCACTCCCAGGTCTTGCCTCTTGGGATGTAGTAGATGCTGGGGCGGATTTCAATGAACTCATCGTAACGACCCTTGAGATACTGGTCGTACAAGATTTCAAAGTTCTCGTGGTTGCCGTCAACCCAATAGATGGGGATCCCAGATTCCTGGGAGAAGGTACTCAGTGAGTCGAGAAAGTGAACGCCTTCATCCCTATGTTCCCAAAATCCAAAGTCGCCCACCTGTACGATGACGTCAACCTCCCACCCCTCCCGGGCGATGGCGTTAAATATGTTCTCTACAAAGACTGTGTTTCCGTGCCAGTCTCCACATACTAGGATCTTCATGGCTTTACTTCTTACTCGTTGCACCCTCTACAGGACTCGAACCTGTAATCTCCTGATCCGTAGTCAGGTGCTTCATCCAATTAAGCTAAGAGGGCGTGGAGATTTCTATAGCGAGCAGCTTGTTCAGCTTTTCTCGCATGTTATTGGCTTTGCGCTCGTTCTGCTCACAAAGGTCAACGTAAGAAGAGTACTTTACTTCATGTTCGCTCGACCCAAGCGGGCCGCGAGAAGTCCAGTACCTACTCAAAATCTTTGTGTCACCATTGACGGTTTTGCAAACGTACGAACGCTCTTTAACCTCGACAACCAGGAGAGGAATACCCGCCATATACGATTCGTAGATGACGTCACCAACTTCTGGGACGATTGATGCTATCTTAGCCATAGCACCCCGTGCCGGATTTGAACCGGCGATCTTCTGCGTGAGAGGCAGACGTCCTAAACCAAACTAGACCAACGGGGCTGGCAGTGAGAGCTGCAGCCTCTGGAGTTAACTGCCCCAGGGAATTCTCTCACTAGCGGTCCGTACGGGATTTGAACCCGTGTCGCTGGCGTGACAAGCCAGTGTTCTAGACCAGGCTGAACTAACGGACCAGATTAGTATCCGCTTCTCATAGCGGATTTGAGATAGGAGATCTCGGCTTGGAGCTCGATGATGGTTTCATCCTTGCGCTTCAATTCTGCCATCAACTCATCTATCTTTGCTTGATACTTAGTAAGCGTCTGATTGATAGAAGCATCAGATGGTCGAGCGTGTTTCTTTAGAACCATGTATTACCTTGACTGATCGGCTTAAGAGACGAACTACTTGTCACTCTTTGCCTTAGCCTTTGGGGTCTTCTTCTTGGCGAAACCAATTCCAATAACAGCAATTGTCTTCGGCTTCTTGCGCTCACTCATCTTCCTTATCCCCCACTGGGTAGTAGCCGTCCGTACGAGCAACAAGCGACGGCCCTTCTGGGTTGTCTCGTCCGACGACCACAAAAGGACTGTCTTTTGGTTCCACTCTTTCCACCTGTTCGGCGTTGTAGGTGCCGTCCCCCTGACAACCGGGGCAAAGCCACACGTTCTCGGGGTAGTCGTCCATGCATGGCGGGTTGCTTTGCTCGCACGTCCGCACGTTGACGACGGCCTGGCCGACGACATCACCGGGGTCAGGCATCGGTGTTCTCTTTGTCGAGTCGCCAGACGGTCGTGCCAGGGGCGGGGGGAGTGGCGAACAGGGCCATGACGTCGTGACGGTCACCCGACCACCCGTCGGGCCAGAACAGCACGATGTCGTCGGCTGACTCGATGTGGCCGACGTGCTTCATCGAGTCGTCATCGATGGTGTCCTCGTCGTAGGCGTAGACGACGGGGACGGGGGTGACGGTGGCGGTGCCGACCCGCTCGGCGGGGATGACTTGTTCGACTGCTCGGCGCGCACGAACCCGCTTCACGCGCCACTCCGGTCGGATGATGCCGACGGTGCGGGGGACGACACCCTCGCCATCGCACCGAGCACAGGGCTTCCCCTTGCCTGGTGCGTCGTACCACCCGCCAGGACCGCCGTGGATGCCGCTCCCGCTGCACTCGAGGCACGGTTCCGTCGGTGCCACCGTGAGGGTCCAGTCGTGCCGGTCCAGGTGTTCCCACTGTGCCGGGGTCAGAGTGATGTCGAGGGGGGTCATGGCTGCGCCTCCTGGCGGGGTTGCAAGTCGGGGCGAATTGCATATCCCCTTTCAATCATCGCCTCTAGTTCACCGTTATCCCTCCACGCCATCGTTGCGATGAGTTGGGCGATGGCGTCGTATGGAATGTTTATCGCCGGTTTCTCGGGTTGGTGGAAGGTGAACCCATCGCCAGACTCGTAGATGTAAAAGGGTGTGCGCCCGTAACTCATGGCTGCGCCTCCCGCATGTTGCGGACAGCAGCGAGAGCGGCAGGGCCAATAGCGGCGAGGGCCGGGCCGTCCCGTCGGCGGTCGAACTTGCCCACGGCGGTCACGATGGCCTGCCAGTCATCTACGGGGACGCAGATATAGCCCACAGAAAATGGCTTACCGTCATCAAGGCAGTCGTTGTTGAGATCTTCTAATACAGACTCAGGATCGGTAGTGATTGTAGTGGAATCGCCGTTACAATCCACTATGACGTATCGGTTCATTACGCTATCAGGTCTCTCTTTATCACCGCAAAGAAATAGCCTCGGAGATCTAGCCTCAACTGAGATGCGGTGTTGTGCGAACAGCGGCCGCGAATGACACTAGTACGATTACCCATACCTTTACCGGCAAGGATCCACCATCGACCAACTTGTAGGCTCATGTATCTCCTAGAGCGCCAGACAGGATTCGAACCTGTGAATAACGGGGCTGCAACCCGCCGCTTTAGTCCGCTCAGCCACCGGCGCGCGATCAATAATTTGGATCAAAACCGTAAAGCTCGTCTTCTTCGTCTTCGCCATTGGGTGTCAACATAAAGAAGTCTGGAGTTGAAGCGGCTTCTGTCAAAAGATTTGCCATTGCCAAACCATCGACTTCTTCTGGGTTCTCAACAAAAGAATGCAGCACGCAGTCGCCTTCCGAAACCAGGTAGCCAAGATAAGTTAAGGTAGCTTCTTCAACTGGTGTGCCCTCCGAAAGGACAACAACAGTGAAAGTGTTCTTATAGAATTTACGTTCGCTTGGCATTACTTGTGCGTCCTATATCTCTTCTCAATACTGAAAGAGAAGTGGCGCAAATAACTATCTCTGTTGAGCTTGGCGCCTTCTGCCATCGCCTCTTCGTAGGTCTCAAAGGGTCCGGTCTTTGGAAACTCGCGCCCCCAATCCAACCAGTATTCCACCCCGAGGTTGAGGCTCCATGCTAGTTGGTCGTTAGTCATCGGGCTCCTCCTCAAGGAACTGTTCTGTCTCACTGATCAACTTCCGTTCGGCGGTGCGAATCGCGAATTCTCTCATGAGTTCACTCTCACGTATGGAGCCACCGTTTTCGAAGATGATTTCCATAAGCAGTTGCTCTTGCTCAGACAATGAGTCTATATCCGTGTTAAGACCCTTGTGGGTCACGTATATCATCTGGTCGTTTTCGTCCACAAATCCGCTCACACATACTTTCGTTCAGCTTAGTTGCTCCAAGGGGAGGACTCGAACCTCCAACCGTCTCCTTAACAGGGAGCTGCTCTGCCTATTGAGCTACCCTGGAATGTGACCAGCTTCGCACGCCGGAGCCCAGCAGCATTCTGCGTGGACTTCGGTATCGCAATAGCATGGCTCTGTAGATCTGTGATGAGAAAAGTGTGGACACTCTTCTTCGTGTGGCCAGTGACGATCAGCCCACTCGTCATCCGTGAAGGGCTGTTCGCAGGCGCTACAGATTCTTTGTTTCAATGTTTTCTAGTACCGTCTTTAACTTGGTAATGTGGTCTTCGAGAGCAGAGACAATTTCGTTTCCTATACCAGTTAAAACGAAAGGGTCTTGATCGAGCAAAGTGTAGATACTTGCGTCCCAGTCGCCTTGATGCACCGTGACCAATGGTGCGTCGTCCTGAATGCGGATTGTGATATCGCCTGGGTCACGTTCTGGCCCATTTATCTTACCAGAGAGGTCTAGTATCTCTTTGACAAGCTTGTTTACGTCGGACATCTTTACTCACCCGTCTGCTGGCATGTGATGATGAATGCGTGTGTTCTCATCATGGATTGTATCGTGGATGGATCTGATCTCATCAATCCCCAGAAAATCCCACGCACACCAAGGCTCGTTCAGTAGCCCGTGTACGGTAAACAGATGCTCCAAGAGTTCATCATACGTTCGGGGTATGGGGATAGCCATTAGAAGATCAACCTTCCGGCTGGTTTAGCCATCTGAAACAGAGGAGTTACCCACTCGGGGCATGGGCCGCGAGCAAAGATCACAGCACCACAAGCATACCTACCCGCACGATGCTCTTCCATGGAGATGCCGGTGGTTAACACGTCGTCCACAATGAGAAGAGGATAGTCCCCTTCTGTAACGTAGTGCTGGAGGTACTCTGCTAGGCGAAGACCACTCCTTGAGACACCCTCTACTTCACCGAACAGTGGAAGGACGTCAAGCATCATCTGTCCGATGACACTAATGTCCCACCCAGTAAGCACGCTACAATCTATGTCAAATGGAGAGTGCTGACCATTGCGAAGTTCGAACGCACCTATATGAAACAAGTCCATTACTTCTTATTACCAACGCCCTTGATAAGAGAGCCAGTGTGACCAGACGTTTCGTTGACGCGGTAGATCTTGATTGGCTCGTCCTCAGGAATGCCAAGGAATGCACGTGCCTTTGAATCAGCCTCGTCGGGATTGTCGGCAAAGACGAAATCCATCATCAACTGAGTCTTAGAGGGGACAATGCGATACTTGATAGAACGTCTCGAAATCGGTGGCACTTCGATATCAGATACGATTTCCCCGAATTCTGCATCGACGGGTGTAGCATCTGTTTCCATCCCGACCTTCTTTCTCTAGGTTGTTGTCCCATTCTATTACCTCCTGGTAATAGACGGTGATGACTGCTGCGTCTTCGTGTATGTATGCCTGCCACCACCCATCTTCTTCATCATAGGCAGTGCGTAGAATTGTGGCACGAAGTGGCTCATCAGAATAAGACGGGATGGATAGCATTACAACAGAGCCAACCATCTTGTCTTGGACTTTAAGTGCAGTTAGCAAATCCATGGAGCAGCTAGCGAGATTTGAACTCGCGTTCTCACCTTGGCAAGGTGATGTACTAGGCCTCTGTACGATAGCTGCGAGGGCGGGTATGGAGCATTGGCTCAATGCGTTCCATACCCTAGGCAGGATCTTTAGTCTATCACCGTAGCACTAGTGTTGAGCCGACAAAGTACTAGGCGAGTAGAGCTCCCTGCCCTAGAGCGGCGAATGGGGCTCGAACCCACAACCATCTGCTTGGAAGGCAGACGCTCTACCAGTTGAGCTACCGCCGCGAAAGACTTTACTTGACTATCTTATAGCCAAGATTGTTGGCAATATTAAAGCAGTCCAGATTTTAGTTCGAAACTTGTATTCTTCGATCATACGACAAGCTTAGAGACGAGAATCACTACGTCGATCTCTGCTTGCGTTCGAAGGCTCTGCGCTTGTTGTCGTACTCCATAGGATGGAGACGCTTGTACGCATCCCAACATCCCTTGCAGTCCGTCCTCGGTGCCTGGACTAGGGCTTTGTCGGGGTGAGCGGGGCAGAGATTTGGCTTGAACTTTGGGGCACGCTTCTTTGCGGGTTTCTTAACCGCTTTAGGAGCTTCACTGGTGGCCTCCTCAAAGAGGTCCGCCACCTCTTCTGCGGCTTCGATGGCATCCCAGAAACGCAAAACGAAGTTGGAGAGTTCGTCACTAAAACGAGAGGTACCTCGTTGGATCTTCTCAACCGAGCCCTCAAACAGGCTCTTGAGTAGTTCCAGGTCCTCTTTCGTTTCTACTTTGATCTGCCACGACACGTTTGATGTGCTCTCCGCTGATATAGCCACTCTTACCGAATACCGCTACAGCGATAGCGTCAATGTCGCTCGCTGATGCATGCCTGCGCCCGCCCCTGTTCTTGTTGCGCTGCTTCTTACCCATGGCTTGCGCGACGGCGGGTCGAACCACAGGAAGTGGAATGACCTCGGCCTCACCATAGAACTCTACGTCTTCGTAACGACGGTTCTGGCGGTCACGCTGCTTACGGCGCTTAGAATCCTGCTGCTCTTCACGGTAGTCACGTCGTTCTTGGCGACGCTCCGCTTGGCGCTGTCTTGCTCGTCTACTGTTCTTTGCCATAGTGAAGAGCCGGGTGTCGGATTCGAACCGACGACCTGCTGTTTACAAGACAGCTGCTCTGGCCAGCTGAGCTAACCCGGCGTATCTACTTTCTAGTAAGAGTTAAGACTTAAGTTCCCACTGCTGGGTGGTGGGGTTCCAATCGCAGGCTATGAGAAGGCGGTTCAAATCTTCCATTGCATCAGGGTGATCCTTATCGCAACGAACAAAACCACTCTCACCATAGGTGGGCCCCCAATAGCACCAGAACCCAAATTTTTGACATTCTAGTATGCCTGGCCAGTAGCCGGTCCAGACATCTTGACCACAGTCGTGATCCGTGCCCCACATCCTGCATATCAGGCGTTGGCTACCGTCAAACAAACAACGAGCCACGTCACAATCATACAGATGGCCTTCGCCTATTTCCACCGCACAATCAGGACAGCGTTGTTTGCGTTCACTCGGCGGCATCGGCGTCGTTTACTTCTAACTCCCACACAATACCGTCAACTTCCCAGAGGTCGAACTCCCAGGTGTAAGCCCAGGGTTCAGTGCCAGCATCCTCGCCGTACTTGAGTACCTGCATGACTTCCTCGGCGTTCTTGGCTGGGGCGAACGTGTCAGAGACCACATCATATACCTCAAACTTCGAGGCAGGAACCTTTGTTTCTAACACCACCTTGATGGTAACGTAGTGCTCTTCTTTTAGTTCGCCTGAGCTAATCTTGGGCATGTATTTCGTCCATTATTCCTTCGTCTAGTTCCCACTCTCGAATATCTACTTCATCCAAGCCAAATTTGGAGCCATCATCATATGTACCGATGGTTTCATACGGTACCCCATCAAGCCTTTCAAAGTGCTTGTTGACGTAGGCTTGGGCTTTCTCGCGGGTGGAAAAGATACCGTGACCTCTGTAGGAGTCGTAGTCTCTAGAGTAGACTTCGTAGAGTTTCATAGCGCCCCCGGTAGGATTCGAACCTACGACCTACGGATTAGAAGTCCGCCGCTCTGTTCCGCTGAGCTACGAGGGCGGGGGGTAGCTGAACAGTTGTGTCGTCAGCTTGGCAACCGACAACATGTATCGGTTAGGAAGGTCCTCTTTAGTGCCGCGGATGATCGCGACAGCACCATTATAGTACACGAAGCCTTCAACGATGTACAGAGAATCGTAGATAGGCGTACGGAATACTATATCAGGGTGTGGAGAAAAGATCTCGCCACCAATCCCAACTTTGATTTTCGCGTGGTGGTTGATGAAACTAGTGGCGAGATCTTTTACATCCACTAAAGTATGTCTTGCAGAGTCATACACTACACGATCGTCACGGTCGAGTAGAAACTCATGCACCATAGTGTAGAAGGATACTGCTTCATCTACTGTTTGATCAGTTTCAGAAATTGTATCCAAATACACCATGTTACATACTCTTAGACTTAAGGGACTTCACGTATCTCAGTTTGGAATTGATGGATGCGTGGAAACGCTTTGCGCCCACCACCCAATGCTGATATGCGGCTTTCTTTTCTAGGAGGACTTCCTTGTCCTTGGTTCGCAGAGATTCAAGTTCGGCTTCGGTTACCTGAGCTTCCCGAGCAATGAACTGAATATCTACGTCTTCTAGGAGGTCTTCGAGAACTGCGATCCAACGATCAATGTCTTGATGTAACATGTCACGTTGTTCGTTGTCTGAGCTGCCCTTAACGTCAGCCACAACAATGTCCTCGTAGGTAAGCTCGGGCTCACCTGTTGGCTCTTCGCTGTTAGCGACAGGCCCAGTCTCAGCTTCAGTCGACATGCTATTCACTTCTTCCGTAGGTGAAATTAAATGCGCTCAACAAGTCAGATTCAAACTGTTCAGCTACTCTACCGCCAGCTCGCAAGGCGTAGCCGGTAGCCCAAGTAGGCATTACCGCCCAAGGTCCAATCCATAGGATTCTCCCTCGTTCTTCGCCAAGCTCTAGCGTGGCCGAGGTTAGCGCCGACGCTGCAATGAGACCCATTGGAACGATGAGCTTAGGCTTCATCAACTGAATCTCGGTATGCAAGTATGGCAAGCAGTTAGTGATCTCGTCTGCCGAGTGCTTACGCTTGATAGCCTTGCACCTATTGACATAGGTGAGGCAGATGTTGCGAGAACTAAATCCCACCTTCGATAACAAAGATGTGAAATAGTTCATTGAGTCCTGAGAGAAAATAGAAGGGCTCTCGGCTACGAAGACACAGTCTGGTGAGGTTACATTCCAAGACGGTATTACCGCAGGGTGTGCCAATTCGACACAGCGCTTGCAGTTCATCGTCATAGAATGTAGCGTTCGAAGACCATTCTCTCCAATGCCAGAGTAAAGCTCTTCTCTTATATCAGACAGAACTGCCTGAACATCCGCCTTGTGCATGTACTTGGGCAAGAGTTCACTCAATACCTCAAGTAACCTGCCCTCATTGAAGGCTAGAGGAATGTATGCCTTAGCTGGTACAACAGCCTCTGGCTCTTCCTCTAGCGCTTCAGCGAGGATATCTAGGACGTCTCTCTCCCTGAACTCTTCAGTCATTAGAAGTCAGTGATGACTACCGAAGCCTCCCCGGCCGAAGCCGTAGCCTCGCCATTTGTTGGGCGGGCAGCACCAGAAGCGTAGCTGATCGACTCAGCAACGACAACAACCTTGGATCGGTTACCGTTGTCGTCTGTCCAGCGCTCCTGTACCAGTCGTCCAACGAGGGAGATCTGGCTACCCTTCTTCATCTTGCCTTCGTTGATCTGCGATGCAACGAACGTAGAGTTACGCTTGTTGTCATCACCGTTCAAGAAGTAGGTAACATCGAAGTACCCGGTGTTGTTGCCACCCTTCTCGCTACCGCCGAAATCAACGGCGATAGAAAGCTTGGCGATGTTTCCATTTACAACCTCGGGGTCCCGCACAATGCCACCCGTAAGGATGACTACGTTCCTACCTTCAATCATTTGATGTATTGCCTTCTGCTTTGTTGTATGATCTTAGTGCCTCAGAAACTTCATCTAAGTAACTGGCAACCTTCTCACGGGCCGCTTCATCACTTACTCCATCAGCCATGAGTGATTGTACCCAACTGATTATGAGTGAGAACACACCAGTTTCTAGCTCGTCGTTTCCGTAGACAATCTCCTGATCGTCTTCGTTATCTGGCAACCGACGCTCCCTTCCTAGCGGAAAGAGCGCTATCCAAGATCTTGGATAGTCTCTTCTCATCTCTATAGCCCTTATCGTAGAGCACAGAGATGATGGGGCGTGGATCAATTGCCTTGTATGTGATGAGCTGTAAGTTCAGCACATCATTGATCGAGTAGATTCTGTAATTGTTGACGTCCCGACGCGGCTCAGGATACTTGTTTGCCTTTTCACGATTGGCTACCGTGAGTGGAGTGACATTGAGTATCTTGGCGACGTCTCCACGGGTAAACGTGGGTTCGTCGGAGAGTTCCATAAATGTTTACACCTCAATCCCTGTCAATGTCACCCTATCCTATATTCCTCATATAGAGTAGTCAAATCCTAGAAAGAAAACTCGTTTATGAGGTTAGAGATAGTCTCTTGAGGACCGGTGGCCTGCTGTTCCAGCATCCTTTGGTAGAGCGTGGCGATAGCATCCTCCAAGGTGACTTTCTTGGGCGGATCATAACCACTTGGGGTGACGCTTGGGATTGGGAATTTGGCGGTGAGAACATCAGACAGGCTCATGTCCGCCCAGTTCATCAAGAATCCGGTAAGGGCATCCCGGACATTGGTGCGCCTATGTGAGCATGGCGCCGAAAGATTGCAAGCCTGCTTTGGCGCATCCATCAGGTCAAGGTTGAAACCCGAGTTCCACACCATATTGAAGACTTCTTGTACGCCCCATGAAAGGGTTTCTGGGTGGTCTTCAAAAGTCCCTACGACAGGGTTACACAGATGAGAATCCATGTAGATGTTGAACATCGGTAGAAGAAACACTTCATCTTGTAGCGCCGTGATTGGCCCCGGCCTTGTGTAGCAGAAGACCTTGACCGGATTGTACCCTGCATCGAAGTACGCTAGGTATACAGTCCACGGAATAGGAAGCTCGAACACCTTCTTTGGAGCACTGTGAGCGAGTTCTTTTCGCTCCCAGGCTACTTCAATGAAGTATTGAGAAGGTGGCCTCTCGAAGACAACAGCCTTACGATCCTTACTTACCCAACGTACCGCTGGGGGGAGTAAACCAATGTTTGGTTCGTTTGCTTTGAAGAGGCGGTCGAAGAAAGTGGTGGGCTCGAAAGACTTGAGTGGCATGAGTTCTTCGCCATCGCTGATAGCGAAAGCAGTGTCCACCTTACTAACCGAGATACCTTCTTTTACTGTCTGGTTGAAGAAGGTCTTAAAGGAGAATCGCATTACTTGCCTCCTGAGAGCCAACGCTGGAACAACATCTCCAGCTTCATCACCGCACCAGCCGGGCTCAACTTCGCTGGGTTGGTCGAGAGGCGATGTTGGATGACGGTTCCGACGGTGGTTTCTTTACGCATTGGGGCGTTCATGACGTCTTGGATCCCAAGCTGAGACCAAGCTTCCATAGCTAACGCAACATCTCCCCAATCATATTTCGATGGATCCGCTCCAATCCACTCGGCAATGTAGGGGTACCATGAAAGATCGTTGTTGAACTGGGAAGACCAGAATCCCTGGATGGCCGCGGTAATACCGTCTCCAATGGTCATTTTATCGCGACCACTATCGAGCTTTGCGGTACCGAAACACGTGCCACCACCGTCATAGACGTTAGGCATCGGAAGGTGATAAAGCTCGTCTTCCTCTACGTACATCTGCGAAGGGCGAGCCCAAGCCCCAAGTTCTATTGGGTTGTTTTCTGCGTCTAGTATGACTAAGTACACAGTCCACGGGATAGGGATTTTGTAGTTAACGAACTCGCCATGATCATGTGTACCGGCGTTCTTGTACCAGATGGAGGCAACAAAGGGGGTACGCTCTACCAGGAAAGCCGACATGGATGGATTGAAGCATCGAACTACAGGAGGCAAGATATTGCTGTGCTCGACAGGGAATCCAAACAGCTCACGAATCACATCCGTGCTGTGAACGTCTATGTGTTCGTGGCCGTTGCGGATCTGCGTCCAGTTGTTTCCGATGGTTACTTCGATAAACTTAGGCATAGTGATAAGGTACTCCGATTAGTCGGAAAGAATGGATGCGAGGAAGGACTCCTTTGTGACCTCTTCCTCATCGGCAGCGATCTGTTGGGCAGAATCATATGCCTGAACTGCAGCGTCGAAGTGATCGCGCGTATCGTAGGGGTCACCGGTGCTACCGTTGACACTCATGCGATACTGCACCTTGCCGTAGCCAATGCGGGTTTCCTCTAGAAGAAGGTCCTCCTCGACCTCACCAGAGGTAGCCTTGACCATCTCTACCGGCGTCCACTCCTGCGGGGTATACAGATTACAACGCTGCTGCTGCTCCAAGAAGTTGCATGGAGCGTTGATGTGGGGGCGCTTTTCCCGTGCCATAGGGTGCGAGCACGAGCAGCTCGAAGCGGGCTTGTGGAATGCGAAATCCTCGGCTAGCTGAAGACTTGGATCATCTTCGATCATGTACTTGTTTGGACTGAAGTACATACAAGTACGCTGATTCTCGGAGTCGATCTTTATAGATGCGACCTCGGCGGCGCCAAACGTCTCAACCCCAGCGTTGACACCCCTGAGGACTGCGACATGGTTGACGTCAACAACCTCCCAGCCATCAGGCAGATAGAAGCGCAGGATCGAATCCTCGCTACTGTAGATAGCCTTCTTAACGTCGGGGTGACTGCTGTCGTTATAGACCTCATAGTCAACAGACGGAGGCCTCATATGCTCAGCGATCTCTTCGTTGGAGATCTCTTGAAGATTGGACCCAGACGGCTTGATACCCATCATCTTGACGATATCAGTGTAGCTGAGTTTCTTCGGCTCCGGGCCGTTAAAGTTGTTCATGTATTGTTCCTTAAGCCCATGTAGCCGATGAGTAAATCGCGACCTCAGATCGGAGGTTACCAACTTCAGACTGGAGCCGAGCGATTTCATCTTGATATTCTTGATTCTCTTTGCGCAGTACGGTGATGTCGTCCTGCTGGCGAGCAATAGCGGAGATCATTGCATCAGCGAGTCCACCGACATCGCTTTTATGTACGGTGAGAAGGGTTGTTTTGTTGGCTTCATACGAATCGATCAGACCTTCGAGGTTGAACAGGGTAGCCCTGCCGTGACCGCCACCAATTTGCATGATCCCATTTGACTGCTTGAGGATCTCGATGATCTGCTCGATTTCGGATGGCAGACACTTCTCGGGGCTTTCGTCAATCTCGGTGAAGTATTTCTTCGCCAGATGTCTGGGACCACCACCAACAACCCTAAGATTCGCACTGTCCAACCCAAGCTTGTTGACTTTCTTTTGGGTTAGCTCAATGGCGTGTGTGGCCCCTTCGGTGCCGACATAAGCCTCGGTAACACCCACCTTCCATAACGGCGTCGCCGTATTGAAGTAGTGTTTGAGAAATAGATTAGCCTTTTTAGTCAGGTCGACCATGATGTACCTTTACATCCGATAAGACAACTGTTCCTTCAAGGACCAGTCCATAAATCACGTCTGAGCTTACAATCAACGACTTGAGGTCTGGATGGACAGACTTGGCGAGGCCCCACGCTTTCGCGCAAAACTCGAAACTGTCAGATAATCCCTCCAGGGCGTGGGGTATATACAATACCGCCACACCCGAGGAAGGACCTATCAATTCGGTATCAGAAAGCCAAGTTCTCCATGGGTTAGGAAGTTGTTGTACTTCCGTCTTCCACACTCTGGTTGATCCTTTCGAGCACCGATAGCATCCTCTTTCGAGAGCTGGCCAGTTCTTCATCAAACCGTTCAGCGATCTCGGGATCTGAATGACGCATGATTACACTTAGCGCGTCGCACATGGCTGCTATCTCCGCATAAGCGGCAACAATCATGCCCATCTGCTGGTCAGTGGCTTCCTGCATCTGCTCAAGAAGCGTGAATCGCTTATCGAGTTCAGCAAAAACACCCTGTAGTTCGCGGCGTAATACGCTTACGTCATCTAGATCATCAGTCACTGTGGTACCAGTTTGGATCCTGTGCAGCCCATCCTATCAGCAGCAGATCCATCTTACTGCTGATCTCAGCCATCTGAAGTCTGGTCCGCTTGATCTTATCGCCACTTCTAGGCTTGGAGTAATTCGGCTGAATTGCACCCGAGTCGGTAACGGTACCGTCGAAGTGGCCACACTTCCAAGCGAAACCAGTTGGGTCGCCAATGTTTTCAGAGTTGGCTCCCCAAAATTCGACCTTGAAGACACGAGCGATGGGTGTTGCTCCTGCACTTCCGCCGAATTGAATGAAGCTCTCCGGAGAATAAACACCATGACGCTTCGGGTAGAGCAGGTCGCCGCGACCCAATGTCACCATACGAAGGTACAGCGCCAGGTCAAAGGCGTCGACATAGCACTTCGTTGCCGAAGTAACACTATTGTCTGCGCCAATGCTACCGATCTCTACCACTACCTTGCGAGCTGTGCGCCACGGTGTAATGGAGATGAATCCAGAAGCGGCCTTGGTCTTGAACCACTCCTTGTAGAGTGGCTGCTCAAAGCTACCACCCTCTGTGTTTTGTATTGCTGTTTCGAGCGTTGCTTCTTCCATTAGAATCCTGAGTATGCGTGCCTGCCGCTGGTTACGATTTGACCAGCTCGGCCGTCGATGACTAGTGCCGCTTCGCCCTGCTGGGCACTTGAAGCCCAATCCCAGTCTTCTAGTGCTCGGATATACATATCGCGAACCTCATTGGGGTGGCGTAGCCAGATCCTGTTCTTCATGTTTGGAATGAAGTCCAGAAGATCCTTGGTTGTGATGGGTCGGCGCTCTTCCATGTGGACATTGCTCTTGGTCTCACGGATGAGGGCCTTGATCTCTGCACCGGTGAACATTGGAGAGTTATCCGCGAGCGCCTCCAGGTCGAAGTCGTTGGCGGATGCGCCTAGATGAATCTTGAAGATCTCGACTCGCTCCAACTTGGTCGGGAAGCCGACGAAGAGGATCTTGTCGAAGCGGTCTGCGCGAAGCATCTCGGGGGCGACGTGGCCGATTTGGTTGGCGGCGCACATAAGGAAGACGTTCTTGGGAAGCTCCTGAATACCAGTCAGGAACTCTCCGTGCACGCGAGAGGTGGTACCACCATCGCCCTGCCAGTTGCCCTGAGAGACGTCTCGACCGAACTCATCGATCCAGCAGACGATAGGAGCAAGGGCACGGATCTGGCGGAAGACCTGACGCATGTTCTCTTCGGACTGACCGATGAACTTGTTCAGGCTCTGGCTAATGCCGGTCTTAGCAAGATCGAGATCCAGCTCCTTGGCAGTTGCCTCACAGATCGCAGACTTACCAGTGCCAGGAACACCAACGAGCAGCACTCGTCGTAGCGGCTCGAGGCCAAGCTCGTGGGCTTCCGCTTCATTGTCCCACATCCACTTGATGTGCCGAATCATCTTCTTGGCGTTGTCCATACCGCCGATGCTATCAAGACCACTGCCAGGACGGCGGATCTCCAGGTTACCACCAGCACGGATCTTGGCCATCTTGTACTCGTTGATGAACTGTGGATCAAGCGCTTTGCGCTCCCGCACACTCAACAAGCAAGACTGGATGAACTCTGGTTCAGTCAGACCCATACCGCACATACCAACCTTGGAAAGGTCCACCTCGGAGGTGAGGTGCTCGCCAATGCTAGCTTCAACATGAGCGGCGATTTCGGCAAGCTCGGTGCTGGTTGGTAGAGCGGGCTCAACTACGGTTAGCAGGTGCGTCAGATCCTGAGGGATATCTGCACCGTGGCTAAACAGAACGAACTGAGGACCCAGCAGAGCCTTGTCGTCCTGGTGGAAAGCTTTGCGATAATCGCCAAAGACCCACGCGAACAATCCCGACATCTCTTCCGCTACCTTGTGAGCGAAGTGAATGATCATGGTGCCTGGATTGTCCAGCACATAACCAATCGCTAAGCTCATCTCGAAGGTGGCTGCCTCGATTACCTCACCGGTGGCGGGGTTCTCGATCTCAAAGAGGATCGGCTTCCACTGCTTGGACTTGCGATCCCAGATCGAAAAACCGAGCTTGGGATCGATTGCATAAAGGTCGGATGAGCAGAACCGCATAACAACATCCTGATACCGGTTTGGCTCAGGAGTGTTAACCCACACGAGGGGGGTGCGGATCTTCAGGTGCTCGACAAGGCTCACTAGAGTCCCCTAATAGTAAATGTTTACGTCTGTTTCGATGTTATGCGCTTCGCAGTATTGCTGAAACGCACGTTCTTGGCCAGGTGTAGCAACCTGTACTGCATTTACGAGAGCATACTGCAACCCACCGTAGGTAATGCCGGGAGGAAAACTATTCTCCTCCTGTTTAACCGTAGCGATGGAGAGCGAGGCTGTTGAGTTTCGCGTTCTGTAGATTCCGTAGTACCCAAGTGCCATTAGTATGAAGATCCTGCGCGTCCACCATAAGTGCCCTGACCAAGGTTCCCATGCTCTTCTCTTGCAGAACCCATGTACATAGCAGACGCCTTGTCCAAGAGCTTTCGTGCTGACTCTGATGCAATGCGAGCAGCGTTCTCAGCGGCCTGAGAGAGCTCAACAATTGCTTCAAGAGTCATATATGCTCCGTACTCAGCAGAGGCTGCTGCCATGGCATTGGCTTCGCGTTCTTCGCGATTCCTGCCAGTTCCAACAGACTGCTTGAGCTTCTTTTTGTAGTTACCTTCGGCTAGTTTATATTCCGCTCTGGCAATGCCATTGAGACGGGCAGCACGTACGTAAGCATTAGATGTTCTTGCTACAAGATCAGCGAGAACGGAGGGTGGGAGATCCACCTTATCGGCCGAAGGTATTTCAAGGAAGGGAGAAGCAGCGTTGCCTGGACGCATCATATCAATAACCTGGTTAAGCTCGGGGCCCAACAAGGCATGAAGTGTCTCTTGCAGCTCGGTTATTCTTGCTTCTGTTAATCCCAAATCGTCTCAATTCTTCGTGTATGTTGTCCAGTGTACACTTGGGGGTTACGCCATCGCAACCCCCAAGCTATGTAAGACCGGGATTAGCTCAGGTAGCCCTCAGCCTGCGAAGATGGCAGGACGGATGCGCTCAGCGAGCTGTCCAGAACGCGAGTGCCGCGTACACGGCGAGCGCTGGCCACTGAAAGAGCCTCTTCCTTGGAAGTTGCTTCTACGATGAAGGTACCCTGAACCTCGAACACCTTGGGGGAGTTCGATAGAGTCCAGTGAGCACGGTATGCGGCAACCTGAGTTGGGGTTACCTTACCACGCATACGGCTAACGATCTGAGGAGTCGTGAGACCCTGAGCGATCAGCTCGTATACCTTCTCTCTCTGCTTATCGGTCATCTTGTTTGTGTGTATCCTTGTGTTACTGATATGGGTTAGTTAGCCTTGTGGCCAACAAAAGAGGACGTGATCATTCTCTGAGGACGCCCATCGGAAAGTAGACCGGAATACTCACAGGTAATACCGTTGTCTACTTCAATGCCCCTTTTCTCTAACAACTTCTTGCAGACTCGCAGGACATACACGGAGCGGTCCTGGTCTATAAGGGCTTCTTTCGCCCTTTGTTGCCAGAGGGGGGCAGAACGTTGGTTCTCGTACGTGAACTGCAGGTGAAAGTTGTCGGCCAACTTTGAGCAGACGAGTTCGAGATTAGCATTGCGAGACTTTGTTTTGGAATTGGAGCACAGGTCTGCAAAACCAAAGAGATCTAAGAACAAAGCGCTAATGCTACCGTCTTTGACAGTAGACAGGTAAACGAAGATGTCTTCGTTGACAACGTTTACTCCGCCGTATCCACACGTGGTCAAGTCGTTCTTCAGTGTGATGTAATTGGGGAAGTAAACGCGCTCGACGGTGGTTATTTGATCCTGTTCATAACCAACGGAGCTATAGAACCGTACGTCAGCGGGACCCAAAAGTCCAACCGCCGAGCCGGTAGAGATGATGTCTGGAAAGTTTGATCTTGCAGCCCGATTAGCCTTCTGCTTGGGCTCCCATCCTTCAAACCTACAGGCTCGCTCAACAGATGAGATTTTCTGAGAAGTCTTCAATGGCATACCGGGCGTTCTAGTACCGGGATTTGAGGAATAGCCCCAGGGCGCGAACACCCTGGGGCTATCTCCTACAGGACCTTAGTTAGGCCCTACCGAGCTTCAGGCGAGACCCTTCTCACCCTGGCGACGGTGGAACTCGATCGACTCACCGGGCTTGATGACGTAGTCCTCATCAAGCTTCTCGGTGCCCTTGAATGCCGAAGCATCCGTTGGCAGCTGCCAAGGACGACCAAGCTCTGCGCGAACCTGCGCAATGCTCTTACCCGCCAGTTCACCCTGACGGTTGTGGACGCCGTAACGAACGCGAGCGTTCTGGCTGCCCTGCTGTGCTGCGCTACCCTGCGCTTCCTGAGCCATATTAACTTACTCCTGTAGTTGTAAGAGTACCAGCCTCGACTTCCGCCGACGCCAGTTGTTCAGCTGAACGGTTGAACGATGCGGCGAGACCCTGGTCCATCTGCCAGAACGTTTCGTCTGGGTAGTCCTCATTCTCGTCGTCTCGCTCTGCTGCGTCGAATACTACCGTCTGCACCTTTCCTAGGATGAGTGCGGTAGCTCCAACATTTGCTGCCAGAAGCTGAGTACCGCCTTCGATAGCGGCTCGCTCCTGACAGCTGAGTTCACCCGGGTTTCGATCCGGTGGGTTCTCATACTCCGGGTGAAGGTGGCGCGGATGCATGGTTACATCCTTACCATCTCGACGCTGGTAGTGGTACATGCTACAGAATAGCGCGTCGTCATTACCAGCAGAGATTACATCGATGTTGTCCATGGTGGAAGCAACGTCGAAGATGAGCTTACGTGCCTTGAAGTTGTCTACTACGGGGAAGATTACGTCACCCTCCTGTAGTAGGCTCGCGGCGGTGATCAGAGTATCGCTCTCCGCATCCTCTGGAACCGTCTCCACCACCCACTTCCCAATGGGAATGATGGCGGTCTTGGAGTATTGAGGTGCGAGATCGGCTGCGAGAGACTCAGCCTTGTTGCCATACTCCTTGAAGAGCTGGCGCTCTTTGTTCTTTGGTTCGAATGTGTCGCCATCTACGATGAGTAGGCCCGAAAATGGTGCCTTGTACTCCAGCATCATCGCGAGGTAATTGCACAGGGACGATCCGATGCCGCCTGCGCCAATCACTACGAACCTATATGCCTTGTCAGCCATTGGTTAGTCTGATCCTATCAGTATTCGTAGTCCTGTATTGGACCAACGGAAACGGAATCCCAAGAAACAAACTCCGAACACGGAGATATCTTCCCGATATCTCTAGCGCCCAAGATTGCTTCGCGCGCCCACACTCGAAGTGGTGGACACGATGCTTCACATACCCTATTGCACTGCCAACACGGTGAATCCATATCTCCTTGGTACTGCTCGACATAGTCAAGACCAACGTCGTATAGGTCGTTCCATGTTGCCTTACGCAAACATTCACACTGTTCAGGCGGCATATTGCAGCATAGGTTGTGAGAGTCTTTGTACATCTTGGTGTAGTCTACTTCGACCTCTTCCATCTCATCGAAGTCGATAAGGTCCAACTCTGGATCCCATTCATCTAGGAATTTCGTCCAGAAATCGTCGTAGTAGATCTCGTGGCAGTTCTCGCACATCGGAGATTCTATTTCGAGTGGCGCATTGCATTTTTCGCACTTGATGTACCACCCTGCCTCCACATTAAGAGGCGCCTCGCAGTATGGGCATTTGGGGAGGCTTCGCTCATACTCAGACAAGAGAACGGCTGAGCATGTGGGGCAGTACCCTAGCTCTTCGCCGTTTACCTTCTCTGTAGAGAAGACGCCTCCTAGTCTTTTCCCGCCGGGGTGTAGACGTTGGTGAAGGTCGCCTCATCTACGTCGCGCTCCCAGAGCACGATGGGCTTGGTCGGGTTCTCTTCGAGGTCGATATCCCAGGTGTAGAGCTGCTCGTCACTGCGCTGCTTGAACACATCCTCGACCGTCTCGCCAGGCATTGCGAGGTACATGTGGCATGCGGAGCACAGACGATTGGTCCGGTCCGGCGAGATCAGGGGCTGGTTGCAGAACGGGCAATCCTCTTCAGTAGTGCTTTTTAGGCGTCCTACGAGGATGTTCTCCTTCCAGTCGGGGGCACCGGTGGGAAGCCCCTTGATCTCCTGGAGGCGCATGCTTCGCTGTAGAGAACCGCCACTGCGGTGACTAGATGTACCCGTAGTACTCCCATGCGAGCTGTGAGAGCTCCCCTGCCGTGAGTACCCTGTGCTGTATGTCTTTTTTTTGACGTTCGCCATCCACTCCTCTACGGAGGGGTCAGGAACACGAGGGGGCTCAGACTCAAACACCTGCTCGGGCTTGAGGCTCCAAACCGTGCCGTTGATCTGCAGCTCGATATGATACTGCGTGGCGCCGTTCTGTACGCTTGACTGCCAACCGTAGGTGATATGCAGACCGTCGAAGTGCTTCTGATCCTTGTGGTCGGTACCCGAAGCGAAAGCGCTCATGTGAGGATGGCTGTGCACCGAGCCTACGATGTAGACGTCCTCATCTTTCTTGTCTGCGGCGCTTGTTGGATCGTACTCGCAGTCGGTGGCGGTGTTCTCCTGGTCGGGGACAAGCACACCCCAGCCATCGCTGCTCCATCGACCGTCCTCATCGACCGCATTCGGGTCGAAGGTAAGTAGAACGATAGATTCAGTGCCGTGAGTGCGATCAACCAGACGGAAGAAATCGTCAAGCCTATTGACGATATCTGCGGGGATCCTTGGGAGGGTAAAGGACGCACGAGTCTCCATCTCCTCCAGCGGCACTTCTTTGTGCTCCACTGGCGAGATCGCGCGGTAACAGATCGTGGTGTTGACCGCAAACACCTGCGGGTTATAGCGCACCGAAGTCGTGGTTGCGCCAGCAGAGTTGGTGGAGTCGAACGTACGCTTCTCCATGGCGAGAACGTAGTAGTTCTCTAGACCAGCAGCATCGAGGTGCTTGCAGGTATCTTCGAGAGAGTCAAGCGCGATGTAGCACTTCGTCCACTCATCGAGCATAAAGAAGGGGATATCCTCTTCTGCGATGAGATCGTCGGGGGTATCAGACATCTTAATGAATAACCTTTCAGACTATTAGAAGTCGGTGCTGGCCTGCTTGACCGTGGTTGTATCGGTGGCGGATGTTGCCTGGCTTTTGGCCATCTTCTCCTGCTCCGACTTTCGGAAGCATGGAGCACACCAGGTCTTCCGAGAGCCGTAACGAACAGAGTAGACAGAGCCGTCTTTGCGGCATTTGTTGCAGCGCTTGGCGACGGACTGACCGTTTACCTCATGCTTGTAGTACCTACTGGTGATGACGTCGCGGTAGAGCGTGTCCTTATGCATGAACCCGCCAGTGGACGACTCTTGCACCCAACCGTTGGGATCAGCAGCTTCAACGAGTAGGGTGACCTTCTTGCCTCCTGCATCGTAGCCCCAGTAGGTCCTATCACCATTGTAGATTGGCGCCCCAGAGGCTGCGCAATAACCAATAGGCGTCTTGGCGGGATTACCGCTCTTGGCGGCAACAACAGCTGCGGTTATGGTCGAGACAATTAGCTTGGGATCGAGTTCCTTAAGGTCGTCTCGATCAATCACATTGAAGGGGCGAGGGATGGGGGTGTCGTTGTACTGTGCGGAATAGTTTCCGTACAGTGCAAACTCAACTGTAAACGGTACGCCATTGGCGTCGTGACGCTCTTGCGCATCCTTGTTGGCGACCTTGATGGGCATCCATAGACTCTCGTCTAGGGTCCATTCCCATCCCTCAACCTCTGTCTTTTTTGCCCAAGCGGTTGGATTCCACAAGAATGATTTCTTGGAATCGTTTCCGAGCCATTCCTGGTATGTACGCGGCCCGTCGGTTTTGTACATATTACCGTCGTTGTAGGCTTCGTCACCGCTCATTCGAAGCACCGCCCAGTGAATCCACTCACCAAATGTTTCTAGCTTGGTGGGGATGTCGTGACCATACAGACACGTCCAACCAACGGTTACTCCTCGGCTGTAACCACGGCAGTTCGTGTTCGGTAGGTTGACATGGTACAACTGCTGATCAAGTGAATTGATCGGTGCAGTTGCAAGGAAATGGCGAGCACCCATGAACTGGTTGCCGTTGAAATCAACGACAAACAGTCTGTAAGGGTGGGCGAGCATGTAGTTCTTGGCGCTACTTGCACCTTCATACTCGCCCCAGATGGTGAAGTATGCACCTGGAGCCATCTGGAATGCAACCTGGGTGTATCCAAGTGCGCGTCGCACACTGACCACACCGGAGCCATCGGTAGGCATCAATCCGGTGTTGAGATATCCCATGTTACCCATTACCTTGAGGGCTGAGACAAGATCAATGTCATCGGATCTGGATGCTCCCGCACCCATATCAATGATCGACTTCAGCCCTGATTCATCTAGGGAGATGCTTCTTTTCATAGCGCTACGTTAAATCCTGATCTTCGGTGTCTAAGGTAATGACGCGCTCAACCTCTGATTCGAGATCAGCGAAAGCGCTAGCAAACCAGGTGGGATCTGCTTCGGCGTACTCTAGAATCTTCTTGCGAAGTTCTAGTTCGTCAAGGACGCCTATGAGATCGGCCACCCGGTCAAGTCCTTTGGCGAGCCCCTTAAGCTCGTCTTTGTCGTGGCTTACGCCTAGAATTCCCCTGATGACAGGGATGTCCGACACGGTAAACAGGTCGATGATCTTGTCGATCCTGTTTTGCATCGCATCAATCATCGCATCGTTCGCCGCCTTGGCGTCGGCTGCGAGGGATGCGTTGAAGGTAAACTTTGAAACCGGATCTAAGTTATCCGGCAGCGCTTCCGGCCGGACTTGGTCTGACATACGCGAGGATCTCCTTCAGCGACTGACTCTTGCTGACGTACTGCCACAACTCTTTAATGCTTACCCAAGCTGCGCAAAGGTTTACTAACACGGTTGTTACCAACTTGACGAAAGCGTTTTCGGCTAGCTGGGCGCCCGCTTCCGAAAGTACCTGACCGTCAGGTGCAATCGTTTGGAAGTCGAACGAGGTATGGTTCAACCAGTTCCTTACCTTGGTTTCAATTTCTGAATAGTTGTCCAAGTCTTCTTGCTCATTTGTTGTTTGATCATTCGGTGTCTGTGTTTTTGGTTGCAGAAAAGTGAAAGAGAATGATTAAACTATGAAGCTGGACATACTTCTATAACTTACTCCGCATACACCAACGGGTGTTCGTCTACGTAGACTTCCACCATGTCGTAGATAAGTGCGGCGGCTTCTGAATCCCAACACTCCTTGGGGTTCACAACATCCCACGCAAGGTTTATTAGCGTCTTGCGTTCGGCTTCGGTTGTTCCTCCCCACACACCCTCTGTCTCGCTACCTAGCACTGCTAGATGAAGACACTCTCGGCGCACGGGACAACCGGTACATACATTGGCGATTACCTCGCGCTGATCTTTAACCGAGGATTCAAACATCTCTGTGGTTCGATCAATGCAGCGCGCGTTTTGGGCCCATCTGGATTTGAGAACACGCTGGTTCGACAGGTAACGCTGGTATGCTCTGTAACTGTTGAGTGATTCTGTTTCTATTCCAGTTCATCCTTGTATGCTAGTGGGCTTCCGAACACTGCTCGTTCCCAGTAGCTACGCTCAGAGACATAACCGGTTTCGATGAATGTTTCATCTACTTCCTTGCCACACCATTCTGATAGCTCGCGATACATAGCTACAGCGGATTCGTAAGTGAAGTAGAGATAGTCGAGGTAGATATCAAAGAAGAGCCAGATCTCTTTGATGTAGGTGGCGTGTTCCGCGGCGATGTCGATGATCGACATGATCTGACGGACACTTGCGATGTTATTCTTGGTCCACATGATCACGCGACGCGTCTCGTGGTACCTAACAAGGGTGTAGAAGTAACCCTCGGTCATTTCATCGAGGATCTCACACATCGCAAGCATGGCGGGGCCAGGCCTAAGAAAGCTATCCATCCTGGAGAAGTAGTCCAACATGGATGCGGTTGCACGGAACTCGATAGGAGTAACCGCTTCTGCTGATGCACGAGTGTTGTCGATGTAGTCAGCCAGAGCCTGGTTCAGCTCGTCGGGTAGTTTCTCGCCACCGGGACCACGGATGTTCAGCGACTTACGCTCTGCGGCCTGACGCTTGCGTTCGTACTGCTCTTCGAGCAGATCGTCATCGTCACTGTAGAGTGGATCCATACTCAATGGTTTGAGTCCTTATGATAAGTCCGAAAGAACTAGCGGTTAGCCTCAATCTCTGCTTTAACTTCTTCAAGCTGGTTGAGGAACTGATTGGCATAGAAGTCCGCCTCCGAGACCACCTTACGGGGTACTTGCTCTATGCGGAATCTGAATTGCTCCTGTATGATCTTGATAGACTGGAGCAGAGGAAGTAGGTGTTCGTTCTTGCACTCCCACTTGCCAGTAATCTGGTTTACGACGACCGCTGAATCTGAATAGATGATCGGATCATACAGGTCCGCCATTGAACAGATCAGGAGCGACGTGATGACGGCTTCGTACTCCGCCTCATTGTTTGTACGCTTGCCCAAACCACGTGCGTAGCGTGCTATTTCCTTGCCGTTTTTATACACGACAGTAGCACAAGCGGCCTCGCCTATTGTCTTTTGACCTTGGCCGCGAGAAGCACCGTCACAGTAAACCTGAATCAGCATAAAAGGCTCCTGAAAGTAGTAAGTATACTACCATAGTAACCCAGGAAAACCACTTATGCTAGGGCTTCGCGACGACTCCAACGCCGCTCTCGAAGTTGTAAACGGTGGCTTCTTCTTCCTTGTAGTACTGATGCCACTCATCGTCACAGTAATGGACAAAGATCTTCCACTGAATGATGATTGGTTCTACGAGATCCTTGACTGGACCAGGCATCCCCTGCCACCATCTCAGCACGTCGTTCATTCCCACTTTACTGATAGGTGGACGGCCGGGGTTCATGCCAGCACCCAACCAGCTCAAGATCCTGCCAACATCAGGTGTCCAGATCTTTTGGTTATAGGGCTTCGAGGTGTTCCAGTAGTCCTCTAAGCTCCACCCCATGAACTGAAGCAGCATCATTGCGTTGGCTGGGTGTGAAATGAATTCTATGCGACGTGCCTCTAGTTCATCCGAGATGAATGTGTCCTTAGATGGACGAGGATAATCGCACTTGAGAATTTCATTGTGCTTATGATCACTCATACTTGTCTCGGGAATCAGTCCCATCTTTCTCGCATAGAACAAAAGGTCTAACATGGTCTTACTCGTTGAACCAGGTCTGCATCTCTGCGACCTTGTGTCCAATCTCTGGTAGCATCTCGGACGGTGGCTTGCGCATCATCTCGATGATCTTGGCGATGTCTTCCTCGGAAGTCTCTTCAAGATCGTTTAGCATGAGCGTCACAGTCATGCGGGCAAATGACCGCAGGTCAATAGAGTCGAGTAACATCTCTACGACCTGCTGGTCACCCGCCATGACTGCTGTGGAGAGTCCGATGAAGTCCTGATAGTACTCAATTATCTCGCGTACTTCATCGTCTGAGTACTCCTTAGGCACGAGCTTCCTTTGCGGCCCTACGGCTGCGTCGAGCTACGGGAAATACCATGCCCTTTCGAGGACGCCTCATCTGCTGCTCACGCTGGCGCAGGTTGTCTTCGATGTTCTTGACCAAGCCGTTGGCCTGACGGTCAAGCTGGCTCGCGGCGGAGCGGAAAGCGCGCGACAGTGCAAGCTTGGTACCAACCTCAGCGTTGAACTTGTCTTCAGGATCGCGCTTAGCAGTGCCGGTCCAGGTGTGGGTGACCCCATCGGGGTAGGTGATCGCAATCATTGCGATGGTTGCTTCCGAGCTAGAAACGACTGACACAGACGCCGCCAGCTCTTGATCGATGAACTTGCTCATTTGTATTCCTTGTGTCTGGGTTCACCTGGCGTCTGTACCAGATGCTATTACATTGTGGAGTCTTCAGGGACATCCTCTGAGATGAAGGTTGGGCTTGCTCCACCATCCATCACCATTACTTCGGCTTCAGCGATCAGAACCTCGGTCTCGCTTAGCGCTTCGGCATTGGTCTCAAGACTCTTGGCACCCTTGATGTTCTCTCTCACCAGGCCAACATATCCCATCAAGTGCTGGTGTATGCCGGTGCTGTACTCGGTGACGTTAATCACCACATCATATGCGCCTTCGGGGAAGGTCATGAAGATGTGGCGGTCGTCGTAAGAAAGAGAGAACTCCATGTCGGAGCTGCCATCTTTGTACGTGGCGGTATGATTGGGGATGAGAAAGTTCCGCTCGGACTTTACCGTTCCGGTGGCTATATTCTTGGTCCAGTCCTTGGTGACCACCATAAGGGCATCGACTACGTTACCGTCTTCGTCGGTCACATCAGTCACGCCAGTCATCCTGGCCATATCAAAGAAGTGGCAGATTCCAGTCCACGCATCGTGCGCACGCTTGTATAGCCGTGCGTTGTAATAAGGGTTGCGAGAGCCGCTGAGCGTCTCGATATCGATTACCTTGGAGGCATCGAACGACCCGGTGTCTTCGATGAGTAGGGGCTCCATCCCTTCTGCAAGGTACTCGTTCGGGATATCATCGAGACTGTTCGTCTCAATGAGGTGGCGCATTGCGAGGGTGGTATCCTCTAGCATGCACTCAGCCTTGCAGTAGTAACCCATCACGCTGCCGTGCTCAAGATGGGTCACAACCACCGACATCAGCGGCGGATCCATGTTGGCGGTGCACTTGCCGCAGGTACCCTTCATGTTCTATCTCCAAGTGTAATGGTAGGGGGAGTTCCCGATTTCGAAACCGAATTGCGAAAGTGGTTTAAGGGCTTTTTTATTTTCCCCATTTTTGCCCTATATACCTTTTTCGTGGAGCCGAACAAGCTGTTCGATCTCTTGGTCGAAGACCGCGTTGAAAGCATGTCTCCACAAATTTCTCGTGCAATTACGATGCTCGTGAGCGAAGGCTTCGGCCAGCCCGCCACAGTCAATCGCTCTGAGCCAGTATCTGCTAGACTCTCCCCCACACACGGTGCATCGAAAATACATTGTGGGCGCTGTCGAACCATCGGCCCTTGCGCGGGTGCCGTAGGCGACAGTGAGAACTTTGGTGTCGTCAAGATCATGCTTCGACCGAAGTACTATCATGCTGGATAGAGCTCCCTGGACTTTTCGATCAAGGGATCGACGTCTGGCCCGAATGAAGCTCTGACATATTCATACGCCAAGGCTAGTCGGTCTTGCTGGCAGCGGTCATGCCGTCCGGCAAATTGAGCGGCTATATAAAGCGCATCCTTGGCGTACAATATGTACTGTCCAGACCTATCCCCACAAGTGTTGCATATGAGGTGATAGTACTTCTGGTCTTCGGACCACTCAATGGAAAAAGCCGGAGGCATATTTGCATATGCTCCGGCTGCCTTACGTAGTAAGATCATAGTCGGGACGGCAGGATTTGAACCTGCGATCTCCTGCTCCCAAAGCAGGCGCCTTAGACCAAGCTGGGCTACGTCCCGTTAGGTTATTCGAAGTCGTGGTTTAGTGGTTCGACTTCAAATTCGAGCTTCCACAGCAAATCGTCATACGTACTGATGATCAGGCTGCAGAAGTCGACTACTGATTCTCGATGGTTTCTGATTGTTTTTGCTAATAAGTAGCGTAAGTAGTTCATTGTGTGCCCACCCTGGGATTCGAACCCAGACTTGCATGCTCCTAAGGCATGTGCCTCTACCAGTTGGGCTAGGTGGGCGCGCTTACTCTAGTACATGGAATACGTTTGATTGTCCACTTGTTTTGCAACCTCTGCTTCGTCTTTGGGGATATAGATGCCAAAGTTTAAGAGGGTATCTTGGCGTTCTTTCTTCCACTGAGGCATTTCGAGAAGTTCTTTGACCTTCATCTTCGAAAGCCCCTCGAAGAAACCAGAGAGGTCTAAACCCCAGTCTTCATCGTAATAGTCGCTCTCACGATCTAAGTCTACACCATAGGGGCTTGCGAATGCGTCGAAGATCTTGCTGTGGTAATGATTTTCGCCGTCATTGTTGTGGGTCTGACCCCAGAAGCTAGCAAGGCAGGTAGCAGCGATGTTTGTCTGTTCGTCTTTGGTCTCGAACTTTATCTTTTCA